TAAAACCACACAGGATGACACAGATATCCTGCGCAAAACCATCAATACAAAGCAATGGCAGGTAGTTCAAGATTTTGGATTATCCAATGCCTTGTTTAGTTTAAGAAAGGCCTTAGAGGCCGGTACCCCATCGGCTGCTCCGTCTGCATTAGTAGGCGGCGCTGCACTTCAAAGCGAATCTCATCTAACACGTTTAGGAAAGCTTATGAGCAAAAAGCCCATTCGCAGAGATTCTCTCAAGAAGTTATTGCCAAAGGCCACAGATGAGCAACTTGAAAAAGTAGAAGCCTATCTGAAAAAACTTCGTTTGAAAAAATACGAAGAGGTCGCTCAGATTGCTTTTGAGCAACTGATAAAATAATTAGGATTCTTAATGGATGGTCAGCTTAAAAAGCCGCTCAAATTATTACTATTGCTTAGGGCTTTAAAGAAAGCTAATGGCGCAGCTGTAGCCTCACCCGCAATGCCTCCCTCTGAACCTCCCGCTAATCCACCTACTCAAGATACTGTGGATAATACAACTAACATTCGCTGGTTTGGCACTATTTCGCAAAAAAAGAAAAAAAAGAAACGCGATTGGCTCACTACATCTAATGAGCAAAATAAAGAGCTTTACAAATCAGCCATTAAGCGGCATTTTGAAGATATGGGGTATCTTGAAAAAGGATTGCACGGTAATTGGGAAGCTGAAGGTTACAAGATCAGTCATATTCCAAGAGATAATGGAGTCATGGAAATCCATGCTCATGCGCCGGACGGCAAGCACGTAGGGTATGCAATGATCTACCCTCACGAGACTGAGCCTCATGCACTCATGCCTATGGTAACTTCTATTCGCCCTGAACATCAACGTAAGGGACTTGCCACTGCTATGTATCGCCATGCTGAAAACGTATCTGGAAAAATGGTTTTACCTTCTACAGATCAAAGCCCAGACGCACAAAAATTATGGAATCAACCCAAAAGACCTTCCGGTAAGTCTGAACTTGAAAAAGGTCTTCATGGTGATTGGCAAAAAGAAGGATATAGAATCTCTCATTCTTTTCCAGAAGATTACTGTAAGGATTGCGCAATTCATAGTGATACTGAAATGAGAGTATCCGTTACAAAAGATGGCAGAGAAGTTGCCCATGCTCATATAGGTGGAGGACATGAATCACATGATTTTTTATGGCCAAGGGGTATTAATGTAGACAAAGCCCATAGGAGAAAAGGGATTGCCAGTGCAATGTATCAACATGCTGAGAATTATTACGGGAAACATATAAAGCCTAGTGATGCTCAATCAGAAGATGCTATATATCTTTGGGCTCAACCTAAGCGTCCATTTGGAAAGAATGATTGGCAAAAATCTTATCAGCTTCACAAAGAAGAAGTAAAGCAGCCGGAAATTTTACATCATTATAGCCGTCAGGCTGGTCTAAAATCAATTGACCCTCGGCAAATGGGTATGGGTACATCTGGTGATTTTAATAAACGATTTAATCCATCTCAGATTGAAGATTTTCCACATACGTCCTTTCACTACATTCAAAATCAACCGGAAGATGTAGTTCGTCACGGAGCAGTTTCTAAGTATACCCTCAGGTTAGATCCAGATAAGCATAAGCTGTACGACCTTTCTCACGACAAGGAAGGGTTGGTTCGCCAAGCTATTGATGAGAATCAAGGTGCCTGGAACTATGAGAACATGCTCAACAGGATCAAAGGTGCTGGCCATTACGGCATTTGGTCTAGTGCATCACAAAATCCTATTATAGCTAATACTGTACAATTGTTTCATCAACATCCAATAGAATCAGAAGAGGTTGCATGAAGGACGTAATTGGCCAACCACATTTTATATTTTCCGTAGAAAATGCGGCACATCCCCCTAAGGTTGAGTCGCCTACACACGAAGAGGCTTTGGAATGGTTGAGAAGGCAAGGTGAAGATGCCATTAGTGCTACGGGATATTACGACCGGCCAGAAAGATCTATTATTGTTTGCAATCCTAAAAACATAGAAGGCTTGAAACAGCTAGCTCAGGATACTGGTCAAGAATCGGTAATCAACTCTGACGGACACAAACACGAACTACATTTTATAAATGGCGAACATCAAGGCAAGGTTGTCCACGGAATCGGATCTGAAGTTTTTCCTCAGATGCCGCAAGGTCCATTTACTTCTTATATTGATGAACATAACGATCCTATATATTTTCGTCATAATTTTGATTTAGAGTCTATGGAAAAAGCTGAAGGCTTGAAAAAGCGCAAACGAGATCCCGGTCGTAAAGAACCGGCCATGCATGGACATCACACCATTCCAGTAAAAGAGAGTGGATTGCCCGGCTTGGAATGGCATCTTAGAAATCTTTGGGAAACCCAAGAAAGCCCCGGAGGCTGGAGATCAATTAAAGAGATCCCAAGAGAACAGCATATAAAAATTCATGCAGGAAGACGAAGGAAGAAATTAGCAGCCTCTGAAGAACTGGAAAAAGCTCAGGAACCCAACGATCAGATTAGGCAGGTCGCCGATCAATATACTAAGTCTAAGGGATTACAAATACAACACAATCTTATGCCCATTAAGGCTAATCCTGAAAAATCTATTAGAATTGCGCAGGCCTATCATGAAATGCCGCATACCCCAAATGATCCTGCAGTGCAAAGTGCATATGGTCACTTGATCAACGAAACAATGGATCAGTTTCAGCACATCAAAAATGCTGGCCTCAAAATATCTAAGATTCAATCGGGCGCAGAGAATCCATACAAAACCTCTAAAGATCTGTTTCATGATATTAAAAACAATAATCACATGTGGTTCTATCCTACCGAAAGCGGATTCGGTACTGAAAATAAAATCACCGATCATCCTATGCTTGCTCCAACAAATGAAACACATGAAGGTAGGCCGCTATTGGCGAACGATGTGTTTCGAATTGTTCACGACTATTTCGGCCATGCCAAAGAGGGACACGGATTCGGGCCTAACGGTGAGGAGAATGCATGGCAGAATCATATGCAGATGTATTCTCCTGAAGCTCAAAAAGCTATGACTGCTGAAACAAGAGGTCAGAATAGTTGGGTTAATTTTGGACCACATGCAATACACAATCGGGCAAATCCTTCACAGACTATTTATGCCGATCAAAAGGCCGGGTTACTGCCTGAATGGGCACTGTCTAAATCCGAAGATTTGAATAAAGGACCCCTTCCTTCTCTTGGTTACGACATAGAACGAGCAAAAAAAGAAAGTTTGCCAGACATAGCTCATAATGATGATTATATACACAAGAAATCAGTTAGATTGCCCAACGGCCTTGAATATCGAAAATACCAACATAAATTTGCACTACCTCATCAAGAAAAATTTGTACATACACTATTCGATCCTTCTGACAAACATGAACCGTTAGCGTATATGGAAACTTCTCACGATGAAGATGATTCTGGTTTCCATCCACATGCTGTAGATTGGTCTGAAGTGCAACCTCTGCATAGAGGAAAGGGATTAGGTCGCCAGCTTTATTTGGCTACTTTAGTTCACAGTACCAATAAGCTCACCTCAGATGCCCATATTTCCCCTGAAGCACATAGGATGTGGGAATCGTTAAAATCATATCCTGGGCTTCGTGCAAAAATACGTCCATATAAACATAAGGCCGATCCTTTTTATCGTCCTCCAATGAAGGATGATAAATTTTCTGAACGCCATCACGTATATGTACGAGATCTCAACAAGCTCGATCACGCTAAAATGTTTCCTCCGGTGGATCTTTTCAAACTGGCCGCCTCCGAAAATGAAGAATCTGAATTATTAAAGGCAATTGATGAAAAATCCTGGAATAGAATTCTTAAAACTCATAATAAGTCGGTTCGTGAGGACGTTGTTGATTCGGGCGGCCATATACGATACTTCAATAATACGCACCCTGAATATCAATCACAGGTGCTCGATAGTAATAAAAAAATGAAATCTGATTCTTCTAGGGGTATGGGTTCGTTCCCTAAAATGATTCACACACTCCCATCTCAAGAAGGTGAAATAAAATTTATGGCTAAGCCGTACCATGCTCCAATGGAAAGATGGGCTAAAAGTTGGACTAAACATCCCATTAAGGGATGGGCTACCTTAACTACTAAGAAGCTATTTGATGCGGCACAAATTCCTGAACTAGCTGAAGACATTTCGGCGCACGTCCATAAAGGTGTTCCGATTATTGTTAGTAGGTTTCATCCGGAAGCAAAAGAATCTTACAATACGGGTCCGAATAAATATACGCAGCCATTTACCCCTCCAGACGTTGCTAAAATTTTAGTTATGGATTTTTTGACCAACAATCAAGATCGACATTCAGGTAATATTATGAGAATAAATGAGCACGAGCCGTTGGCAATTGACCATGAACGAAATTTTCAATATTTTCACCGTAAGCCTGGATTTGACCCTAATATATCTCCATATCACGCCTGGTACAATTCAGGGTTTGCTGAACACAATAAACTGCTTCCTAATCAAATTGATACGTTCTCGGACCATTTAGTTGACTGGTGGGGCAAAGCACGAGATAATGTAAAGAAGGAGATGTATCATAATTTGAAATTTATTAAAGATCCAAGCATTAATCGGCATATAGCGGGTAACTTTTATGAGAGGTGGAGATGGATAAATGACAGGATGGAATCAGATCCGTCTTTGATGTTTGACAAAAATGTTCCGGGGTCGTATCCTTTGGGATATAGGAAAGATAAGTAATGATTACGATGATTGTCCATAACTTACATACAGGATCTTCAAAGCGATATGACTTTGAAAAGCTTTATGATTTCGATAAGGTGGTCTCCGATTACGGACCTGTGATCAATTCTATTGTAGGCGATGTCAAAAATTTGCGTACAGCTGTTGATCAAGTTGCTGAATATTTATCGAACCACCATTTATCTGCTGAAGTAGTAGACCCTGAAGATGCAGAGGAAATTTATGATCCAAATGTTGAAACTTTTACAGAATCAGATAAGAAGCCAGAGAAGGCCCTTGATCTTAAGGATGTTCTTGAATCTTATAATGAAGTAGAACATATTGATGTGCCGGACATGCACGTACTAGATTCCTCTACTCACCGATGGAATAAATAACTTAAAATGACCAACGATAAAAGAGAAAAACTTATTTTTGATCTCATCAATCAAGGCTCCTGGGATAAGGCCATTGAACACGCTAAGGCTATGCCTAACAATTGGGATGTTTGGCAGCGTATGCCTTCTGCCGTTCCATTAGGAATGCCCGATCAAGCAATCAATAAGGTTTTAGATCATTTAGGTCCGGAAGGACTGAAGCATTCGGGATTTTTATTTGAGATTGCTTCTAATCTGGGTATAAAACATGACACTGCAACAATTCGCCGCCTTGCTAATTTATCAAATGACATTGATTCGTATCACGAAACTCAAAAATTTATCGAACACCCTGATTATGCAAAATCTCCAGAAGAAGAAGGTTTAGCCTATGCAAATAATTTATGGAGTGATTATGAGCTTGCAGTAGATCCCGGCCATTTTGCTGCTGTTAAATCTATATACACAAGTAAGCCTGAAATTATTAAACATAGAGGGTTGGAAGGAAAATCAACGGATTGGAATAAAGCTATTCCACATCTTAGAGATTATGCCGCTAAAGTACAAGAAAAAATTATCAATGATGATAATGTTCGCAAACGCAATTACAACGGAGAACCATACATAAAGGTACACCGTGGAGTCGGCGGTCACTATTCTAAAATGTTGCGCGATGCAGTTAAATACAATCCTAAAACTGGCGAATATGATTCAAAAAATATTACCGTACCCGCGATAGCTTTTTCTTCGTGGACCACCGAGCCGAACATAGCAAAGAATTTTGCCGAGCACCGCAGCGCGGATCTTTTGCCAGGGCATGGATTGATAATGTCTAAGTGGATGCCGGTTAAAGACATACTTCATTCTGGGTATCATAGAATGCTGCCAGAATTTCCTGGCAATCACCCCAATGAACAGGAACTTATTTTTGGACACCCAACCGGTCGAATGAAACTTAATCCCAATGAATTTCAATTTCAATATAAAAATAATAATTATGATCCAAAGAAAGAGTATGGGTTTACGTCTAAAGGTTATGTGCCTGTAGAACATGAATTTAATTTTGATAAGGGCATTAAGCGAGAAAAAATTTCCAAGGGTATAAGGGATAAAGCACTACAGCTTGGCATTGCCACTGCCATGTTGGGCATGCCACAACACATGATAGATCAAGGTAAAGATCAATTTATTGAACCACAGCAACAAACAGAACAAAAAATAAATCCATTGCCTGGATTAAAATATATTGAGATGGTCGAGAGTTCTGGCAATAAGAACACTAGACATCAACTTGTCACCTCTGGAGTTAATGCTGGTACTCGTGCAATAGGCCGATACGGCATTATGCCATTACAGGCCATAGAGACTGTTTCGAAAGACCAGCAGCTTGCTCAACAGTATCCTGAATTTTTAAATTATCATCACGTCAGAGATCAGGATGCTATTTCTCAAAAAATACTTGGTAGTCGAGATGTAGAAAATTCTATAGCTAACTCACACTGGAAGCGCCTATACGATCGCTTTGATGGAGATGAAAGTAGGATGGCTCATGCTTGGAATAAAGGAATTACTGGCACCTTAAATACAGATCTTGATAGGCTTATAGATGACGACTATGTTAAAAAATATCACAGATATAAAAAAATGATGAATCTAGAACGCCGACCGGCTGAATTGAAAAAAAATGAATCCAAGCTGCCTCCTGAGATAACAACCATAAAACAATTTACGTCATTCGACTCCACTATTCCTGATAATCAACTTAAGGAAAAAGAAATCAATCAACTTATTGAAAACAGAGCATTTCATTCTGTTCCTGGCATGGGCAACTTTACTCACAGCAGTTTTGTGCTTGGTACCAATCACGATAATGCATGGCTTATCAAGGTGGAAGCTGGAAACCGTCCCGGCATTATATCAGCTAAGTCCGGCTTGCAATCTGTTAAAGAATCTGCATTCTACATAGTCGCAAGGGATATTTTTGGATTAGGTGAGCTATTGCCCGAAGTTCTTCTGGGTGAGGTTATTTATGAAAACGATCGGAAACCGGCTGCTGCAATAAAAATGTTACCTAGTAGGTATAAACTTGCAGTGGAACAAGAACGGGAGCGACCGGGCTCTATGCCAGCCATACTTAGTAAATATTTGAAATCCGGGCTACTTCATAGGGTTGCATTTATGCTTTATGCTTTGGGAGATGGTGATTCTCATGGTCGTAATATAATGACGGATGGTCATTTTGTAAAATTTATAGATCATGGTTCCGGTTTTGCTAATGCAGACTTTAATCCCGCTACGGATCATAACATTTTTATGCCCTATATATTACGTGCTGGTGTTGTTAAGGAAAATATGTCGCCAGAGGAGAAATTGGATAAAATGCCGAAAATTGAGAATATGGAAGTTAGAAAGAACCTAAGTGCTTGGATTTTATCGATTAATTCCCGTAGTTTAGCTCAAAAACTTAATAGTAAAGAGATAGACCCCCTTCCAACTGAGGGTCGTTTGAAAAAAATACAATCAATGGTAGCAGAGGGCATGGAGCCCGATCAGGCCATTAATCAAGTTTGGGTAAGGGGTTAGATGGAAAAAATATGCAATAATTGCCAACTCCCTAAAGTTCTTAATTATAGTTACACTGGTTGGCACATAGATCACAAAAAAGCTCTTGCAAATTTTGATCTTACCGATCGTGAACAATTTTTACAAGCTATGCATTATACCAATTTACAACCTCTGTGGGCAAAAGACAATATTAGTAAATTAAATAGGATTATATAAATGACAAAAAAAGATGTTTTAAGTTTGGAAAAAGTAGGCCAGTCTCAAGATGGCAGTGAGATATATCACGTACAGTCAAAAGGCGGGTTACATAAAATGCTCAAGAAGCGAAAGAAGGGTGACTTCTTTGTTCTTGGAGAAGGCAACCATCGTGCAGTTGCAAGAGTTCTTGCTAACAGAATGGAAAAAAATATACTGTGGCACGAGTCGTTGTTCAAATCAGAAGACGCCGAATATTTGAAAAAGGCAGAACGTGATAATATTATTCTTCCAGAATCAACTCCGGAAAATCATATTGCACAGGCCGTATGGCATTCGTACATATATAACAACGGCGATTCATTGAATCGTGTCTACCATAGCATGCAAGCCATAGCGCACTATGAAGCAGCGGGTTTAGACAACAAGCGTGCTCTTGAGGCAGTCAACACCACACTACAAAAATTGAATAAAAGTTATACTATGGATAAACCTTTCGAAGATACGCTTTTAAAAGTTGCGTGGGAAAAGAAAAACGGTAAGCCGTTTCCTTCTGGTGAATAAATGACTGATAGTTTTCAATCCAGCAGCAATAGAGATGGGCAAAAGCCTATTGACATTAAGTACAACGATCCATGGGAGCAGGTAAACAGTTCCGCTACTGCGTGGAATAATTTTGTTGCTGGCCTTGGATTGCGATTTCAGCACTGGGCATTTACGCCCTACGTTTTAGGCGCTACGGATACCGGATCGTTGAGAAATTACGATGAACAGCGTGTAAAAAAATCTGACGATAAAACCGTTTATGATAATAATGGTATGTATCGTTATATGGGTGATGTGTTTGTGATTTGGCAATCAAATTCAAAAAGAGAAGCTCAGCTACCTCCTGGGTATTATCCAGATTCAATTGCAACAATCACGCTCAATAGACATTATATTGATACAACTGAAATTATTGGATTGAGTGAGTACGATAAATTTATTTTAGTGCTGAGGCCAGAAGACGATCCTCTTGAATTCGCTACGGTTAACTGGGAAGGGTATCAGCATAATCCTACCGGAATCGATAGATTAATGTTTAAAGCCGTAAGGGTGGATTACATATCAGACGCTAACGGCGTTGAATATATCGATGGTAAGGATTTTGTTGTTAGCGAGGGTAATATTAAATGGCTTCCAAATGGCACCCGCCCTGGATTCGATAATGCCTCCAGTGAAGGTGTAATTATGTCAGTAAGATATCGATATATTCCATCTTTTTACATAAAAAATGCCACACATGAACTTAGATCCCATTCGACCGTAAATCCCAATACTGGTACAAAGACGGCAGTTAGAATGCCGATGACTGCATCTGTTCAAATTGATTGGGTATTTTTACAATCTCTGAAGAATCAAGAAAAAGGCGGCGATTCCAGTAAGAACGTTGGCACTGGCGGGAACATGGGAAGTCGATAAATGTATTTGATTTATATGGCTGTTAATATATTGAATGGTAAAAAATACATTGGCAAAAATAAAGGCACCGTATTTTACCGAAAACATGAACACAAACGGGAAGCCTTGAAGAGAAACAGCCAGACTCATTTTCACAATGCAATTCGCAAATACGGTTTCGAATCTTTCAAATGGTATCGGTTGGAGCTTTGTCTAAATAACACAGATGCGGTTAAAAGAGAGAGATTTTACATTAATATGCATGATAGCGTAAATAGTGGGTATAATTTATCATTTGGCGGTGACGGCCCTGAAGGTCACAAACAATCAGAAAAATCTCAACAAAAAAAGCGAAATTCTAATCGCGGAAATTCTAATTCATCCAGGGCAGTAATCAATAGTTTGGGTGAAATATTTGAGTCCGTTAGTATGGCCGAGAAACAGTATAAAAATTCCAAAATTAGAGAGGTCTGCTTAGAAAAAAGAAATTCGGCTGCCGGGCTATCTTGGAAATTTTACACACTTGGAATTGAGAAACCCGAACATCCGCAGGTAAGCAGACGAACGCCCAAAAAATTACTTGAAACTTACCAACATGCTATACTTAAGCAATTTGGACAAATGTGAAAAGATTAAAGGTAGTAAAATCAATAAGTTGAGCTAAGAACTTAATATTACTGAAGAATCTAAAAAAAGAGGACTATATGAAAGTTAAACGTACTCCAAAAAACACCGCCGCATTAGGGGCAAATGACATTGCCAGTATAACGGCGAATGCTAGGGCTGGAGCAGTTAAGTCATTACTGGTTGGTCCTGAGCTAAGGAAAATGCCAGGCCAGACTCCTCCGCAAAATCAAGTTATTGGTTTTACGGCCAACGCTGCTCCGGTAAAGATCCCACCAGGAACATCACTTTGGCTGTTTAATAACAGCGCAACCGTTGCGTGGGCTACTATGGCTCCTGCAGATGCAACTATCACGGCACCAACCGGGATCACTAATGCAATTCCCTTGAAGCCAAATGATTGGACTCGTTTGAATATGGGCGAAAATGCTCAACTTCAAACCAGTGCAGCTACGGTCGGTGTTTATATCGTTGAAGATGACACCACATTTCAAGTTATTGCCGAAGATCAACAATTCTAAGGTGCGGTATGTACAGCAACGAGAAATTGGTTAGATCCATTTTAGGTGATCGGGTTTATGAGGCTTTAAATAAGTCTATCGTAAAGCTTAACACCAAAAGCGTTGTAGATATTTCCGAACTTCACGCGGCTTTAAAAATTGCCCCCAAGTCTGTAGTTGCTTTTTTAATGAAAGAAACTGAGGATATGAAAAAAGACGGGGCAAAAGAGATTAAATTGCCTTGGGACGGTAACGCTACAATGCTTTTAAATAAGCTCGATACAGATACATACAAAGGCCATATCTCAAAAGATGGCCGTATTGTCCACGAATTCGATCTATGTTCCATTCCACAATTAGCTGCCCACATCCTTTCTTTTTTCGAACTATATGATGAAGTTCCTGAACAAGGCGAACCGAAGGAAGAATCTAAACAAGAGCATGAAGATATAGAAAAAATCAAACATCAACTTCAAACCCTAGAATCTAAACTTAATGCCTTAATTATGCTTGCGGCTGGTCCCAGCCAAGAGCCCGTACAAAAAAGCCAGAAAGACAAACTTACAAAAGCCATTACGGCTTTAAAAAAGGCTGGATTGGCACCCACTATGCCTAAGCCGCCAAAGCCTGGAGTTCATTCTGGAAGTCAACAGGGGATTACACAAGCTGGATTTCATAGTCCCAAAACTACGGAATCTGATTCATCCGTAGGCCGTCAAAAGACAAAAGAAAAAATGAATCCACATTTGAAAACTGGCGATAAGCTGGCTACTCAAAGTGGATTGCCTCAACCAGCTAAACAACCCAAGCAACCTAAAATGTCCATGGCGTTAAAGTCTGAAAGTATGAGTAGTAAGTGCCTAGATTGCGGAGAGCCTGATTTTATCAATGGTAAATTTGCTAGATGTGCTTGTTTCAAGGCTATGAGTATGCCCGATATTAAAAAATCTGAAAATGGTTTAACATTTTATTTCGGAAGTGATTGGGATAGCGACAATAAAATAGCATTATGGCATTCACTTAGGAAGGTAAGACGTGGATAAAATTATTGCCGCTATAAGATTCAAAGAACTCGATACGTCTGTTGCTTCTGATATTGACATCCTTACAAACTATAATAAACAAAAGAGTGAAGCAAGGCATCATATTGTTTCTATGATCTTATCCGTTGGTGGTCGAGAAATTGGCGATCATGAATCTGATCTGATTGTTGAAATACCATTAGATTCAGCAAATATTCTGCGTGACGCCCACGCCCGATTGGAACATGAATTGGAAATTTCTACAACTATTGGCGTAGGGGACGATCTTAAATATGCCAAAATGGCATTAGATTGGGCTGTTGAAAACCGTCCCGGTACTATTAAAGTAATGGAGCCAGTAATCGAAAAAGAAGCTAAGAAGCTTGATGACAAAGATGACTTTGACCATCTTATGCCTGAAGATGTTGCTATAGATCAAGAAGGTCGCCCCGAACAACATATAAATAAGGCCGAGGGTGATACTGACGATTGGGCCAATGACAAGGAATCTATTTCTGATGAAATGAGAGCTAAAATTGTTAATATCGTTAAGATGTTGCAGGGCAATAAGGAACGTCTCAATAGCCTGCGGGAAACTAGTCCAGAAGTATATGCAGGCGTCGTTGGGTTAGTTAATTCTATTTCTGCTATGGCCCAGAGTGCTAAAGTGGAAGACGCTAAGGCCCATAGCAAGATGATCACTAAAGTATCTAAATACCTTGATCAATCTGAAGAAAAGAATTTGGATGATCAGGCTGCTTCGGTTATGGAAATGCTAATCGAAGCGATGAAAGAAAAAGAAGAAGAGCATAAGGCAGAAATGCAAACTATGCATCAGGGCGCAGAGCGTAGATTTAAAGTTCGCCGTAAGCTTGCTATTGATCATGCCAATAAGACCGGCTCTGATCCGAAGTTTTTACTTAATCTAAATAGAACTATGAGACGTTAAGATGCCAGAATCTTTGAAACACAGAATTTTAAATCCTACCGGCGAGCACAGTGATTCGTTTTATTTCAGCAGCTATGATAGCAGTAATGAGCACAAAGCCCAACTGGAAGATTTGAAAAGAACCATTACCCCTGTTGAATTTATCAATCTCATTGCTGGTAAATATGGACACAGTTCTGTGTATTCGGATGAAATTGCCAAAGTATTTGAAGGTCATCCGCATAATAATCCAAAAAATGTTGATATCGCTATGAATCAATTATCATCTGATGATGCCTCTTCATCTGCAAGACAGAACCAACAAGAAAAAATGGTCGCTCTTTTACGCCATTTTCAAGTTTCTCCGAAAATGATAGAAAAAACCATAAGTATGCCTGAAAAATATGGAGGTATGGAGATTATTAAATCTGGCCGCCTCCCAATTAATAGCACTGCCAAAGTATTGAGCAATCAAAAAGCTCTTACGCCAGATCACATAAAAAAATTATTACAACACGAAAGTCAATTTCGAATCGAAGCTGGATTACTTCACCACCCTGCGGCCAATTTAGAAATACAAAAAGAAATAGCCCAAACTCCAAATGCCGAATTAGACGCAAATGCTGCTGAGGTATTAATAAACAATCACGCACTGCACGGAAATTTAGGTCCAAATCCTGATCAAATTTTATCACACCTAATAAGAAACAATCCACATCTCGGCACCAATACCTTCGATAAAATTGCAGACCGAATGGACTTCGGTGCAATGGAAAAGTTACATAATGAACTTCTTGGCATTGATGGCGGTAAGCCAAATGATGGAGAAGATGCCATAAGTCCAGAGACAAATTGGAACAATTGGGAAAACGGTGATAAATTTAGTCATCGACATGAAGACGATTTAGCCGCATCAAGACATCTCACCCCAACCCAAGCTGAACACATAATGCGTCATGGGGATTTTGACTCTAAATGGAACCTCTTCAATAATAAAAGACTGGGAAGCAAATATGCCGATCAAATGTATGAAAAATGGCTAAACGATGACTCTGATCATGGCTATGATTTAGATGCCTTTAAAGAAAAAATTAAAGAAGAGCATCCATTTGAATACGATGACTGGTACGAAGAGGCGCAACAGGCCGCCGAAGAAGATTATCCTATATCTACATTTATAAGAGATCATTACAACGATGAAGACTTGATGGGCGAACCACAAGAGGATTGGATTAAAAAACAACTTGAAAAAAATCACGATTGGACCCATAAGCTTGATGACAAACAGTGGCGTAAAAGAATGGCAAACAATGATACCAAAAATCAAGATTGGCTTAAAATGCTTGATATGGTTACACCTGGGCTTCTCGGCCACAAAATGGGGAACATAACAAAAAGAGATGTTGAAAGTGCCGGAATTAGTTTAAATCAATTTCCTTATGATTTCACAGATCACCCAGATGATTCAATATCTTCTGATGATTTAATGGAAGAAATCGAAAAACAACATCCAAAAGAAGTAGATTTTGCTGAAGATAACGACATAGAATCTCATCCAGAATATGATGGGCGGCACAAAGAAGAAGAAAATTCCTGGGATGAAGAAGTCAAACGCATATCGGAAAGAGATATGCCTGATAGTGTTTATGATTCTTACAGTGAATCCATGAGTGAGGATATCCATCAAAGGGCTGATAGGCTTTATAGAGATAAAATGGATAATGCTCATGAAGATGAAGAATTTTTACCAGATCATCTATCTGCTATAGCAGAAATCAAACGTAAACAGGCGGAAGTCAAAGAAGCGGCTGCATTTAAAGAAGCTCAAGCTAAAGAGGGTGCCGTTAAAGAAAAACTCGATCAATACATCCCAAACAGACCTAAAGAACATGCATATGGAGAAGGTCAGCATCATATGGAGCTTGCTAAACAATACTCTGATGCGAATAAGGGATCTATTGATATAGGCCACTTAAATAAAATGTATCCTAATCTTACTGAAAAATGGAAAAAGATTTTTGGCGGCAAAGGTAAAATATCGTCTGACGAACTTCAGCAAAAAATTGATGCTTTGCCAAAATCAAAGTACAATTTGAGCTATGGCCATTGGGGTCCACAGAATATGCAGAACCTTAATGGTCAAGACGAGATGGTCGTTAGGTTAGATCACAGCCCAGAGACCTTAGCTGCTTTAAAAAAAGATCCTGAAGCTCATGATGTTTTTCAAAAAGTAAATGATGCGTCTCAAAGATCGGGTCACCCCACTAATTATAATACTATTGGTTGGGCTCGTGTAGACTTTACAAATCCTAAACATCCTATGGTTGATGAACTACAGTCTGACTTCTCATCTGCTGCAAGAGATTATCTTGCTGAACATGGCGAGACTGGTCAAGAAAAGGCTAAGGCTCTGGATAAAATCATGCACATTCAAAAGAATTGGCGTGAAATTTTACTTAATGCTGTGACAAAGATCGCCGGAGCCAATGGTGCTGAAAAGCTTTCTACACATAGTCCCGAATCAAAAGCAGCCCATACAGGTGCAGGCAAGGTCCATTCTGTTTACAAAGATTCTTACGAAAAAATTCCCCGTCAATTAGGATTCAAATCCGCCCCAATGGAAACCCTTCCTCTAAACGAAGAGGGTAAGGGTACATTCCTTATGTCTCGGTCTGGCACCCCAACTGAGGATTTATTATCACAACATAAAGAAGGGATGAATATGCATGCTAGACTGTGGGATAGACACAAGGATTTGGCCGAAAACCCCGTAGAAATTGATAATGAACCCGTTCATATAGAGAACAGATTATCAAGAATTGCAGTCCATAAAAATCTTATAGAACATCATGCTTTTCTATATAAGCAGCATCAACAAAGACTATCTCAACTTGATCCTTCTCATGAATTGCGTACCGCAAAGACACCTGGAATGTATGTAGGCACATACAAAGATAATAATCCTGTACCGGGTTTCGATTATATGGGACATGCGATCGATCGCGCTATTAATCATGAAGCTCCCGTTTTTAGTTTCGATAGTGCCTTAAAACAAGAACCTGCAGTTACTGTAGGGCACACTGGTCATACATTACCACTGGCCGTAAATGCTTTTAAAAAACATATCATGGTTCTTGATCTGCTTCAAAAAGCCCAGATGAAGGATGACGATAAGGTTGCTATTGCTCAAGCTCTTATGAATATTAAATCACAACAAGAAAAAATCGAACAATTGAAGGCTCAAAACCCAGAAGCCTACGATACTATTTCTCAATTAACAGAAGTCCTCGTAGATCTTTTTAAGGAATTGAACAACGAGCCTATTGAAGCGGTCCAACATCAACTCGAAGCCGAATCAGCTATGGCACCACAAGAACAAGCTACGGCACAAGCCCAAGGACAGGCAGGATTTAAACCTCCACCTGAAGAAAAACCTATTACCCATGGGCCGAAAACCTTACCTATAGGTGCTGAAAGAACTTATTCTTCTAAAGAAGCCAGGCAAAAAAGCCCAAGTGGTGAATGGATATCTGTTCAGGGCGGCAATAAAACGCAGGGTTGGCAGTAATGTTGACAATAGAAGAAATCAAAAAAAGGATTAATGTGGTGCATCGGGGGCGTGTGGCGCTCGACATATCTACTTATGTAAAAACTACCATCAAGGCTCGTTTTATAGATTCTGAATACGGTGAATGGTGGGCCAAACCCAATGATATTTTTAATGGCCACGGGCATCCTAAAAAAGCTATTTATAAAAGAAACGATAAGCATCCTGGATCTGAACTTTGGGATAAAAATAAATTCAAACATCTTGGAATCATATAAATGTTTAAAAAATATGATCTCGAAGAGCAATTAAAAGAATTTGGTTTTAGTATAGCTCAGCTGACAGATGAGATTACGGCTCGCGCTAAGTTGGCCATGGGCATACTTCAATTAAAAATTCATGCTAAGATTGTAGAAAAGGCACAGGAGAAACTTAAGTCAACTCGCGATATTTATATTGCCAATCTTGGTATGATGAACGAGACAGATAATCTCTATGTAGTCTATCTTAAAAAAGAAGCTGCCTGGATTGAAGATGGTATAAAGCCGCATGAAATGATTGATGATCTTACGTCTGGTCCTAAGGCCAAACATAATACTAAAGACGGATCTCGATACGCCATTATTCCATTTCAGCACAATAAGCCGCCTACACAGACATCTAGAGCGCAAATGCAGATTCAAAACGTAGTAAACGATGAACTGAAGAAACGTGGTCTTGATAAGACAATTAAAATAGGCAAGAAGGCTGTTTTAGGTAAGGCTGCTTCTATAAACGTTACAGACTTTGCTTCATCCGTAATATCTCGCAGATCTTTATTGGCAGGATTGACTATTTATCAGAAAAAGGTAGGGAAGAAGGTTATGAGAGACGTTATGACCTTCAGAGTGGTATCTACAAAACAAAAAGGCTCCGGCATGTGGTTCCACCCTGGATCAAAAGGTGTCAACCTCTTCGCCGAAGTTGAAAAAGAGGTCGATCAAATGTGGGATCAATTGTTTAAAGATGTTGTTGGACAAGTTAAGATTGAGGGCACATAATGATTCGCGCCAGTGATCTATATTTTACTCGCGTCACACAGCTTATGCTTAAGGACTTAAGGAAGAATCGTTTCTTGGTAGACGATATTCTTTGTGATGTTACCGGTGATGAACTATTAAAGGATCTTTATGGCGCTAAAGAAGTCGAAAAATTTAATTTGCTAGTTGACAAAGATATTCAAATTAATGTAGAGCATGCGGTTGATCACGCTAAACTTCCCGCTATTGCTATTCGAGTCAGCGGCGGTTCTGAAGATACCAGTCGTACTGGGGATGCCCTATCTGACGGTTATCGTACCGACAGGGTTGATGCAAAATCGCTTGGCGGAATTTATAAAACTCCTAGAATTATTCTAGGCCCCGTCACACCAGAATCATTTGATTATTTAACTGGAAAAATGACCTTTCCTGAGTCTGTAAGTCTTGCTCGTGTTTTTGATGAGATGATGGTATATGATGAAGTTAATAAAAAGGCCTATCCAATTGTCACCGTAATGAATGATTTTACACTATTCATAGATCCTCCAAAAGAACGTCCTAATTTGACCGGCATGACTATTCGCGGTAAGGATGAATCTGCAATACATGTCCGTAAGGAATATTTTACAACCGAACAGGTTACATTTATTTGTGCCGCCAAAGATCCAGTTGAGGTTATATATCTTTATCAGATTATGATGTACCTTATCGGTCGTCACAGGTTGAACTTCTTTGAGACTCGTAATTTTCGCAATACAACTTTGCAATACAGCCCTATTTATAAGTTGACCGCCCCAGATGATCCTAATTTTGTTTTCGCCAGAGATATTACATTAAATGGTACTGTTGAACATAATTACATCGAAAGCACTTCACGTCCACTTGACGGATCTTCTCCAGATGTAAGAATTGCAGACATGAAAACCCCAGATGCATTAATTGCACAGGCTTCTGGCCAAGGATGGTCTGGCGAAGAAGATCCATAAATTTCAATAGGTTAAGTCAAAAACTTAATAATGATGTCACTATGTCAAATGATGCCAATTTATACAAAAAAGTTAGTCAGTTAAAAGATTTACGTTTGGCCATAAAAGAAGTGAAAAAAGTTTCACAACCAGAACCTGTAAAGATTACAAAAGCCCAAGAGCCCATGGAATCTCAAAAAGAATACCCACTCAAATATTTAGGCCGCAAAAAGATGCTTGGCGGGATCTTATCTCACCTCATTGGCTCCGGCCAGGATGGCGATAATAACTACGAGATGAGCGTTAATTTGGAGAAATATAATAAAGGCATGCCATGTGTAATTCTTTCACACATATCTCCTAAGGGTGAAGTTCTTGATCACTCTGATGAACATTATGACGATATGAAAAATGCCATCAAGGCTATTGTAAATCATAAAATGAAAAAGGCTTGGAAATAATGGCCGATTACGTAAAGGTCCCAGATTCGAAAAGTAACAAGGAAGATGCCGAGAGGCACTTACGTTCCCTTGTCGATTCTATGAAAAAAAGAACTGCCGATGCCTCACCTGAAAAAGGCATACATCCAACTGCAAAATTACAAATAGACACTCCAGGTATGAGCATGGCCGGTATCAGTGTTCGGTCTGCACAAGTTAATCGTGAGCAGGGCACCAGCGATTGGCAGAATACTAATGAAGCAAAAGATCGTCACAAAAAAGTTATTCGTGAGCTTATATCTATGCCAAAACCTAAACTTACCAAATCAGAAATCGAACAGTTCGATGGCCAATTAAAAAAGGCTGGATATTGGTCAAAAAGAATACAGCAAATACGCACACAGAAAGAAACAGACCGTCAACGGGCACTTAAAGAACATTTTGGTGCTCAAAACAAACCTGTGCCTCAACATTTAGCTCAACCTCAAAAAGAGGGTAGACTGGATTATAAAAAGATCATTAGGGAATACAAAACTAAAAATAATATTCCTCAGAAACCAGAAACTCCCGCCGTAGCAGCACCTGAATCTCAACCGGCTGGATATGGTAAATTACACGATCCTAGATTAAGCGGGTTAGCGCCAAAAGTTAAAAAGGCTGAGCCAAAAGTTAGGGTAGATCCTGTCGATATCTCTGATCCGATAGTTCAAAACCGTACTACAGTTAGTTCTCCTTTGAAGATCAGTGGACCGGCATCAATGAGTCCTGTACGCGATGAAGGTCTAAAGAAGTGCGGTCGTGTCCTGCGCCATATGATTAATAGTTTACAAAAAATCGATCCAAAAACAAAGTTGCCGGGCAATTTGATTAACAAGGCTAAGTAATGAAAAAGAACATGTCTGAAGTTTTAAATCGTATGTGTAAGTCGTTGAGCGCCTCAGAAGGTAAATCTGTAAAGCAGCATCCGTGGAGAAAAGTTCCAGCAGTTTTTGGCGGTGATCGGGGTGCCAGAACAAGAGCAACAATAGAAGCACAAAAGAAAAAATACGGAAAAGATGTTGTTCGTGATTCATTTAAAGATAGGCTCGGCGTCGAAAAAGTAGAACCTCTTTCTAAGCCTTACGCCTCTGAAGCTCAACGCGGCAAATTCCATGCTATGGAAAATCGTGGCGAAATCAGTCATGCAACTGTAGCTGAATGGGATAAAGAATCAAAGGGCAAAAAATTGCCTGAACGTGTAGCAAAAACCGAAGGATTGAAGAAATGGAACTTTTCTCATATAAGAGATCAACTTAGAATAGAAGCTAAAAATAAAGAAAAGGGTATCAATAAGCCATTGGCTGGCAAGCCCGGTCAATCTCATATGGGGTTAGATGTTAGAGGTGCAGCAGTACAAGAAGCGAGGCGTAAAGAAAATCCCATTTTTGATAAATTATCAAGGTTAACAGGTCAACCTTCTCATGGGAAAAATATACAAGAAGCTAAGGTAGACGCCAGAAAACAGGCCCACACGGTTTTGAATGAAATTCGAACTATGTCCAGGCCAAAACTCACAAGATCTGAATTGGAAAAATTTGATCAGGATCTAAATAAAACCTGGGGATTAAGAAAAGACATCAATTTTAAACTGCAGGCACCGCAAAAACCCAAAGATCCAGTTATGAATCCAGCTACCCCACCTAAGCCTGCTAGCGATACTTACAAACAAAAAGCAACCGCTTTTGTTCAGAAACCGCCAGTGAAAAAAAATATACCAACACGATCTGATTTAGAGAAGTTTGATCAGGATCTAAATAAATCTTGGGGTAAGGCCGAAGGCGCTCCTGCTCCTGCTTCGAAACCAGCTATGCCAAAACGGCCTGCGATGCCAAAAATGAAATCAATAAAATCTCCTGTGCCTAAAAAAGCGCCAGATATGCAAATGAATGAAGATAAAAATAAGTAATTGAAATTTTTACATGGAATTAACAAGACCTATGTCTAACAATAACAATAATAATAAAAATCGACCTAAAAAGGATCAGGATATTACTAGTGACGAAACGGTCCAAAATACCGCTCCTGTTTTCGGTTGGTCTTCGTTTGATCATTTTTGGTCTTCTTGTGTAAAAAATGGAACACCGTCTATAAAATCTTCATGTATCGCACACCTCAAAGCTACTAATCGTTGGCAGGATCAATCTAAATGGGTTGAGGGGTGTACACACTTCGGAATACCAATTGAAAAATAGTAAGAATTTCAATAGGTTGTGTTACAAACTTAATAATGGGTCGTATGGTTATATACAGAATTGTAAATCAAATGAATCAAAAGTGCTATATTGGTCAAACAATTATGGAACCTAAAAAGCGATGGAACGCACACAAATACAAGCGTGGTTCATCTGCCATACATTCTGCTATAAAAAAATACGGTATTGAAAATTTTACATTTGATATAATCGACCATACTTCGTCTTTGAATACAAAAAGTCAAATTCGTTTCTTCAAAAATTCATGCGGAGAAATTATAGAAGTATCGATCTTATCAGATTTTTGTAAAGGCTGTAATTTAACAGATTACAATATGAGGCGGGTTTTCAACGGAAAGCGCAAATCTCATAAAAATTGGACTCGCCCGTCTGATTTAGAAATAAAATTATTTTTAGAAAATAACAGGAGTCACAATGTCTAGAACTTTTACTGATAGTAACGGAGTTACGTTAATTATCCCGGATAGTTCAGTAACCACTAACGTAGTTAGCCAGCCTACCGGTATTGCTACTACTGGAGTTATTGCTTTAGTCGGTGAGGCCGATCAAGGTTCACACTGGTCAGAAGAAGAAAAATTATCAGATAATAGCTTTGGTCCGCTCGACCTAGCGCGTGTTGTTTCTAAATACGGCTCAGGCCGACTTGTTGATGGATTCCGAGGTCTTATAGGTGCCTCATCTGGTCCAAGAATCCAAGGTTCTTTCAGTAGAGCTATTCTTGTAAAGCCTAACCTTGGCAATAAGGCTTCTAAGGCCACTGACGATGGTCACGGCACACTTAAGGCAAAATTAGCCGGTGCCCCTGGAAATAATATTAAAGAAACTATCTCTGCTGATACAGCAGAGGCCGCTCCTACTACTGGAAGCTTCTCTTATGTACCAAGTGCAAGTTCGTCTTCATTGGCTGCCCGTGTAAACGGTGGAGCTAAGCAGACACTCGCAATATCCGCAGATCAAACACCTGCGTCTTTAGCCAGTGCCATCACCGGCTTAGCCAATCTTAATGCTGTTGGAGGAGTCGATCGAGTAATCACTTCCGGTCTTTCAATCGCAAACAGCGTTGCTGTTGCAGTAGTTTCAGGACAAAACGTAACTATTACACTTACCGCTCCTGCAGTTTGGGGTGCTTCACCACAGGTTGGTGACACCGTTCGTATTCCACTCGGTTCTGTGATTGCCGGTGTCGCTAATGCCAACGTAGGTTGGTACTTAGTTACCGCATCATCTAACACTGCTACTCTCGCTCAGATTTCTGCAAAGAAAATCACAGCTGGTGCTCCAGTTGCCGTTTCAGCAGTTGCATTCTCAGCTACTCCAGCAAGCGATATTGTAGATTACAGTTACATGAGAATTGACAACATGTCTGGCCGTAACAGAGATATTCTCTCTGCTTTAGTCGGTCAAAGTGCCGCTGTTACCGTAGCAGCTTCAGCCCTTACATTTACTTTGGTCGGTTCAAATGTTTTCAGCACTAAACCACGAGTCGGAGATATCGTATATATCCCGTCAGGTTCGGCTTTCGCAGGCGCTGGTTCTGCAAACGTTGGATGGTATCAAATTACCGCTTCCAGCAATTTTGCAACTGCCGCATTCTTCACAGCTTCTCGTCTTTCTAACGGTTCACCTGTTGCCGTAGCCTCTACACCTATCGTAGCGACTACCGATATTCAAGACTACGATCGTCAGATCCGTGGTTCCGGTAAGGCATTGGAATTATATGACAACGCCGGTACTGTAAATGTTAATACAGTCCTCAAACAATTGGGTGCAGATTCTGCAGCTAGTTGGCTTGAAGTATTGACTACCTCTTCCGCAGAACTCAAAAAACGAATTGATCTTTCTAAGCCAAATCCACTTGTTACCGAATCCTTTATTCACGGCGGAAATATCGTCCTTCAATTGGGATATAAAGGTACAACTGCAATTGCTACAGTAATCACTAGCTCTGGAATTAAAAAACTTCAAACTACCGTTACTGGTGGAGTCGGAGCCAATCTCGATATTACCTTGTCGAATTATAATTCAATCAGTGATTTGGTTGATTTTCTTAATCTACAGCCTGGATATAATGCAGCTGCACATTCTTCTCAAGAAGCTCAGCGCAATCCTTCTCAGGTACTTGATGAGGTTTCTGCAATCGGAATCGATTCAGATCTTTCCAATCGCCCAGGACGTATCAAAAGAGACATCTATGATATGACTGCAGGTCTTGGAAACATCGCCCAAAATTCAGTATTAGTTACTTACGTAAATATTCTCAAAGCTGGTCTTCCGGAAGATGAAGGTCCTGCCTTCTTGTCTGGTGGAGCTAAAGGTGCGACTACTGGTTTGGCGTTTAGCCAAGCTATTGATGCATTGGCTAACGTCCGATGTAACTTCGTAGTTCCTCTTGCTAGCCGAGACGCATCTGTTGACTCTGCTAACAATGAAACGGATGCCGCTTCAACATATACCGTTGATGCTATCAATGCCGCAGTGAAAACTCACTGTATTAATATGTCTACCCCTAAGGTTAAACGTCATCGCATTGGTTTCGTTTCTAAGAAAGGTACTTTCTCAGAAGCAAAAGCCTCTGCACAAACTATGGCGTCTTTCCGTATCGCTCACACTTTTGAAGATGCTAAGGATTTGGATAGTAATGCTAATATCTCTACCTTCCAACCTTGGATGGCTTCTTGTAAAGCTGCCGGTATGCAAGCCGCAGGATTTTACAGATCAATATTCAATAAGGCAATCAACATTTCTGGCATTGTTAATCCTTCAGGCTTTGACGATCAATCGCAGTCTCTTTGCGAAGATGCAGTTTCTGCAGGACTTCTTGTCATTCAACGTCAAGAAGATGGTACTTTTACTTTCTTGAGTGACCAATTGACTTATGGATTGGATAACAATTTCGTATACAATTCTATTCAGGCTGTTTACGTTGCAGACATTATCTCATTGACTCTCGCCGAATCACTTAAGAAGGCTTTTGTCGGTGAATCAGTTGCTGACGTTACGCCGTCTGTTGCGATCTCATTCACCAAAGGTAAAATGGCAGAATTCTTGGATAAAAAACTCATCGTTGGAAGTTCTAAATTCCCATCTGGATGGAAAAATATTCAAGTTACCATCGCCGATGGTGTTATGGCCGTTCGATGTGTCGTCATCGAAGCTACTTCAATTTACTTCATACCAATCAACGTTGATATCGAAGGTTTACGTGACAGCGCAGCTGCTTAATATGAAGATATGTAGAACTTGCAATATCGAAAAAGATTTTCCTTGCTTTACTAAACATAAAGGCAGGAAAGATGGACATTTGGAAATCTGCAAAGATTGTCGTAAGTTATCGCGCAAAGATAAAACATCGCCAGAAGTGAATCGGGCTAAATATCTTAAAAATAAAGAAAGATATTTGGCGAAGCAGAAAGAATACCATTTAGCCAATCGAGAAGAACGGTGCGCTAAAATGAAAGAATACAATCAACGCACCGAGTATAGCAAAAACCACTATGCGGCCAATAAAGAAATTGTGGATGCAAAATGGAAGACGTATTACGAGAAAAATAAAAAAGTATTGCAGGCTAAAAATTTGCAATACAGAAAAGAAAGACTCAAGGTTGACCCTGGCTATAGAATACTTAATTCATGTAGACGCAGGTTGCGTAGAGCATTAAAGGGCGAAAGAAAACTTTATAATTTCATGAAAAATGTAGGATGTTCTGCGGATCAACTGAAGTCATATCTCGAATCACAGTTCCAACCAGGGATGACTTGGCAAAATTATAGCAATAGAGGATGGCACATTGATCACATTAAACCTCTGAGCAAGTTTGACTTAACAAAAGAAGATCAATTTCATCAAGCCATCCATTACACAAATCTTCAACCGTTATGGGCTGGAGATAATTTAAAAAAATCTAACAAATTAGTTTGTGCTAATTTATCACCGGGAGGTGATTTATCGGAAGCCCTCACGTTATATTAACGGGCGCTCGTGCCCAATTGATAATCGACGGTAAAATCGTCGGATTGTTTACAAGTTGTTCCTATAATATCACCTATGATGCAAATCCTGCATTTATCTTGGGACGTTACAGCGCAGCTGAAATTACTTACACTGCTCAAGATGTTATCTCGGTAGATGCAACTGGATTTCGCGTCATTGACGCCGGTCCACATGCCGTTGCCTCAGTTCCTAAGCTTCAAGATCTTTTGAATCACGAAGACGTTGCATTATCATTGATAGACCGTAAAACCGGCAAGAACTTTATGACTGTCGTTGGCGTTCGCCCAATGGGATATAGTTCAAACGTGACCGCTCGTGGCGTTGTGGAAATTTCTGCACGATTTATGGGACTTCGGGCTGAGGATGAAAGCGGCACGCAAAACGAATCTGGTGGAGCTTCATCTCTACTTAGCGGAACATAACAGTTTTGCTATAAAAATTATAACAAGTTTGCTAGAAACCTAGGCCTAAAAACCTGGGTTTTTTATTTTGTCCACACCTCATACACCATTCTGGCAGTGCATGATGTCATTAGGGCAGCAATACAATGGAACAACAAGAATCCTAAAGGATTTGATTTAAACCATTCCCAGTAGTGCTTCATTACTCTAAACCTAGCACATTGGTTTCTTTAGTTCTAATAATTCTAAAGAAAAATTGAAACGCTTCACTGTATTTTTTTGCAGACATTAATGATGCGGCGATAGAAGAATCAGAAAGTTTGTCAGAAAATTTTTTCGCTATCGTTTTTGGATCTAACTGACCAAATACATGCCTACCGGTATATTTATCCCATACTATGGCTGCGAATAGCATCCCGTTAGCTGTTAAATTCTGTGCCTGGGAATTTAATTTTGCGCTCAGCTTACTTCCCTGATTTAAGTCTTGAAGTTGTACAAATCTTTTTAAGACGGCTACTCCGAAATCAATAGCTTCTACTAAATCAGTTGTTGATTTAGCTTGCAACCTAAGTCCAAATTCTTCCGGTAATTCATTCGCTAAAATTTTTATTCTTTTCGAAGAAGACCTGATCATTTTTTCAAAGTCCATATCCTTGTGCCCAGGCATTTCAGAAATGGCAATAACTATTTGACCTATTAAGGTTTTTTTACCATCATCAATTATGGTAACCCCTAGAGCAGGTGATAGATCTGCTTGGGTTAATGTCTTTTTAATCAACCTACCTAAACCCAAATCTTCATTTGTGATCTTATCTTTGAGTGAATGAGATCGAACATTGTTTAGATTAGCATAGGCTCGCATTTTTTCAGATTCAGGTACGATGCGTATGGAAATTTTTACATCTTTATAAGAATCTAGGGAGCCAGATTTGAATAGATCTATTAAAGCATAAATTCTATGGTGCCCATCTCTAATTTGGTATTGGTTATTCCCAAAATCTACCAAGGTTAATTGGCCAATATCATCGATATTGAATTTTTGTACAATCTCAGCTACTCTGGTAAAATTAATTTTTCCAGAACCTCTATTGCGAGCATATGGTGCTACCCTGCCGGTCATAATCGCATTCACTAAATCAATGGGGGTAGTTACGGCAAGATCTGATTTTTCTCCCACATCACTTAATTTAGTTAAAAAATTTACAGCCGTCGTTGCCCTTTTGACGCCCTTTTCAAAATCTGTTTGGTAGCCCTGTAGATCACCCATTTACATCTCCTTGTTTTGTTTCATTATAGTATTCATTGATTTTATTGTAAACACTTTTAATCGTGATACCCAACATTTTTGCGACTTTAGTTTTATTGCCCCCGGCTAATTTCATAGCCTTAAAAAAATGCTCCCTATTCAATTCTTCAAAGGTTTGGAAATTCTCCACTGTAGAATTTTTTTCTGCTAGATTATCGGGTGTACTCATATAATCTCCTATTTCGGCTCCTTAAGTTCTTTGATTTCAATAATAGGCCAATCCCACCAACCATTGGCCGCTTCCCCTTTGACAAGATCCCAAACTTCAACTTCGGAATGGCCACGTCGTAACCCCGGCACATAGAGATATTTGTTTCCCAAAGATCCATCACTGCAAACCAGTCTGAATGTAAAAGCTTTCCCACTTTCAACGTCGCGAAGATAAGTCTCGTCAAGTTTTCGGATGATTTCCTTAGCACCCTCTTCAAGGGAAAATTTACTATTTGGCCTAACGCAGCTATCACAAAGAAGCCAGTGCTGGCCGTTGCCTGAATAAATTAATCGAGCAGCAGTTCGCGGTCGTTGCTGACAGCTTTGACAAAGCTTATTGATTTTCAGGCTCTCTACTTGTCCAGCAGATGAATGAAGATACAGTGACATATTAGAAAATCCTGTCAATGATTGAGGTAACGTAATTATTCTCCACTTTAAAGTCCTGATCTTTCTCTTGTTTAGTTCGTAGGGCTTCAATGAGAACCATGAAGTAGGCAGAATCTACACCAACAAGCTGATCTTCCAGAACGTCAATATTCGTTAGATCCAGCTGTGACAGCTGGAAGCACATTTTCAAATACTGACCAGCGTTGATATGGAATCCACGTTTAATGAACTTGCGTGTACGAATTACAGAGCAGAGTGGATACTTGCTGCCTTGATACTTAAGCTCTTTGGCCATCAAAGACTCAAGAGCCTCTGGCCGGAGAACCAATTCATCCTTACCGTAATCATAGTAATTTGTGCAATGAACGAAGTCGTAATTTTCATGGATCTGATCTGCTTCCCCGTAGAAACGGATCACGACCTGGATTTTATCAGAAAGAGTAATTGCATTACTGCTGAGGAATACTGGACGGTAGTCGTCTTGTTTCATAGCTTCACTGCCGGAACCTTCCAGCTTGTCGGCTCCTACTTGATCGGCTGTATCTAAAACATCAACCACGTCTTCAAATGGCTCATTCAGGATATTGTCATCCTCTGCTGCTACGCCGTCCGAGCGAACAATAATTTTCACTCTGTCTGGTGTGCAACCAGCGATCATCCGAGTGAGGATCTTACCCTGATTAGTAAATTCTTTGTAAAGGTCACTGGACGTTTTGATGCTGACCAAATTATCCATACGGTCAAGATCGGCTTCACCATCTAGGACGTAAGCCTTGGCACTTCCGCCTAGGCGATTTTTCTTATCCTTATGTCTTTCATTGAATTGATTCACGTAATATCGAGAGACTGCAACGGTAGTTTCCTTGTCTTTGAAGTATATGTCGTAGTCTTTAACCTCTTCACCAATAAGAAGGTTAGCGATTGAACCTCCAGTTAGGATAGTATTTTTTTCAACTAACTTTCGAACTTTTTCGTCAGTGATACTTTTCATCCATTTTGTAAGCTTTGACTTACAGATAGTTTTAATTGTTTTTCTGTTCATTTTGAGCCTCCTCGACTGATTGTAAAAATTTTCGAATGTAACGCATAAACAGTATAGCACGATCTTCGTTCAGAAATGTAGCATTTCCAATGTCGCCTATGGGAACCGGGAAGACCAGACCGGTTTCCGTTTTGTAGTAAAGATTACCATCTCTGTAAAATTGAAATTTTACAAGACCTTCAATGTGTTTTTTCAAGTCCATGTTAGCTCTGTGCGTATCGCGCAAGTTTATTGTAAACTGTTTTAGTGCTGACGCCAAGGACCTTAGCAGCTTTTTCCTTACTGCCGCCAACCTTTTCAAGTACCTGCAAAACGTACTCTTTTTCAATTTGAGCTAGTGTTGGCATGTTCAAGGCCTGATTCGTTTGGCCTGTGGGCAGTTCTGTAGAATTTACAGCAGCCTGCTCCGTGGTAGTATCATTTACATTATCCATTAGACCCTCCCAGAGTCGTTTTTATCATCTTTTCTCATACTAATACATGTCTCAAAATAATGCAAGTTTTTCTTAAGAATGTTTTTCATTGTAAAAAGTCCAGTAATTCCTCTAACTTAGGCCAAAAACTTAATGGTATCTATGTTAAACGGTGGATACTATTCACCTAAGTCTAATTTCGAAGTTAATTAACAGGACAAAAGGAGTTTTTCAATGTCTACAATTGCTAAATCGCAAGCTATCATGCGAGATTTGAAGGATCGTCTTCAAAAGAAAATGCCGTCAACGTATGTATTTTCTGAATCTTTTGATGCTCAAGGCGCTCGCCTCTTGATTTCTGCTGATGCCTCACCAGCCGCTGGTGAACAGGTCATCGCAATCCGTATTGAAGGTGAATCTACTGCACATAAAGATGTGCTTGGAAGCGCACAAAGAGTCTACGCTCCCCTTAAAGCTCAAGTAATCGAAGAAGCTTCTACCATTTCTGGTGTCTCTTTGATTACCCTAGTTAACCGTTTGATGGTTGACCTTGAATTGGCTCGTATGGGACTTAAACAAGATCGTTATATGAATGCTAATACTGTTGTTCCTGCAGTTTCTCAATTTGCAGCTGATGGAAGCGTTTCCAGTTCTAGTCTTATTGCATCATTGCCGTTCGATATGTACTGGCCTCTTTCTGGACAATAATAAACGTCAAGTACTTAACCCTAAAGGAGTTAATAATGGGCTTAGATATTAATAAGCTGCTTGACGAGGTGGAAGCAGAAGTAAAAACACTGCTTAAGTCAGCACAAGATGATGCTGCCAATCTATCTAAAAAAGCAGATGAAAAAACCGCTGGAACTAAGGTTGCTAAAGCCGAAGAGTCTAGCAAAGAAGAATCATCTAAAGAAAAGTCAAAAAGCGAAATGGAAAAAGCTTTACCAAATGAAGTTTCCGCTAAAGAAGGCTCTGGTTATGAAAACCAAGCCCCTGAAGCTTCAGGTTCTGCCTCTCCCGCTGATGCTTCTGCACCCGCTCCGGACGCCTCTGCGTCTGCTCCTGATGCTTCCGCTCCTCCTGCACCCGGTGCAGAAGATCCACAAGCTCAGGAAGAAGATGCTGCAGCTATGCTACAAGGTCTTGACGACGATATGCTCCATGAGCTTTATCAAAAAATCAAGATGGAACTTATGGCTAGAATGCAAGCTCAAGAAGGTTCTGCTTCCGCGTCTGCTCCTGCTCCTCAAGCCGCTCCTGCCGATGCTTCTGCATCAGCCGCCGCTGCTCCTGAAGCAATGATCAGATCTGAAAAAGAAGCTGGTGAAAAACTTGCAAAAGCTCAATCTGAGGCGAAAGCTAAAGATGAAGAAATTGCAACTTTAAAGAAAGCTGTCGCCGAGCGCGATGCTGGTATCGGTGAATTTGCTGATATCGTGAAAATACTTGTAGAACGTCCTGTCGTTCGTGCGGTAACTGATGTACAATTTGTTCCTAAAACGGACGACTTGAAAAAAGCAGAAGATAAAACTCCTGAGGACATCAAAAAAGCCGTTGACGCCATTTCTGGAGATCGAAGGAAGCTTGCTTCTCTTACGAAATCAGAAGTCGATACTTTGCAAGATTTTTACAGTGGTCACTATAATAAAGAAAAAGTTCTTAAGGTCATTAATAAATAAAGGAGAATGCCGTGTTAGAAAAAATTCAAGATTTAAAGAAAGCGTTAGAAGCAGGCTATCCCAGTGCCGCTCCTGGTGCTTTAACCCAAGGTGCCTCTCTTCAAGAGCCGGACCTGTCCAACATTATGAATGTTGCGACATTCCAAGACAGCGCAATTAAGTTGCAGAAAGAATTCAAAGTTGTTCCCGCTAAAGGAACTCTTGTGCAATTCAATCGCCAACTTGATTACGGTATTTTTGGGGGTTCCGCAGTACTAGAAGGTGCTGTCGGTCAAGAAGAAACCAGTAACTACGTTCGTGTGGTTGTTCCTATGGCTTACTACGTACATGTTAGACGTGTAACGTTGCAAGCTGAAATGGTATCCACATTTGACGGTGTAAAAGCCGAAGATCGAGTTGCCGCCGATGCAGCTATTAAACTCGCTGCTGACATCGAATTTCATCTATTCCGAGGTCGCGCAAGCTACTCGAATGCTGGATTGTTCGATGGTAACCCTCTTGCCGCTGCTGATAATGAGCCGGGCATGCATGGATTGGATATGCAAATTCGTCAATCTGATGGACAAGCAAATACTCAGGATCTTATGTTGAATGAGTATGGCGCTGATAGTTCAGTTTCCATCAATCAAAACGGTATACTTGCACAATCAACCATGGAAGATATTTACAGTCGTGCCCAAATGCACAACGGTAATCCCGAAAAATTTTATCTCGATCCTTTGACTCATAGTGCATACAATAAAATTGCACATGGCAAAGAGCGTATCGTTCTTGCTGGTTCACCCCAACAAGCTACAGGCGCTCAATTGAAAGAACAATGGGTTGCTGGTGGAGCTATTTCCATCGAATCTAGCCGATTCCTTTCTGGTAAGACTGCTCCTGCACGTCCCCGATTGAACACCCCTTCTGCTCCTTCACAAACTGCCGCTGAGTTTGCTGGAACTACTAGCTTTCAAGCTGGTGAATCTTATAGCTTTTCTTGTACTGCCGCTAACGAAGTTGGAGAATCTACTGCATCCACAGCTACTTCTCAAGCTATCAGCGTAAACGGTAACTATATTGCTGTAACTATCACCCCTGCTGCTGGTATCGCTGCCCTTTACTTCAACGTTTACCGTTCAGTATCTGGAAGCCTCGTTAAACGCTACATTGGTCGTGTTAAGAATTCTGGCGCAGCCACTACTATTTTCACCGATCTTAATGGTCGTTCCCCTGCATTCGTCACTGGCTTTGCCCTTGATATGCGTGGAATCGAAATGAACGAACTTAGCCCATTTAAACAAGCTGAGTTGGCAAAAACCGATCTTAGTACTCCAAAAGCGTATTACAGATTCTGTTCTTTGGCAGTTAAACTTCCTCGCTTCAACATCCTTGTTGATAACTTGAGCCAGTAATTATTCCAAAACTTACGAGAGCCATTAATAGGGCTCTTTTTTTGTCACAATTTTTAAATAGGAGTTAAAATGTCCGCACTTTCCTCTGACTCAGCAAAAAGCTTAGCTCATGCGCTTACATCGCCTAGTAGAGCTAATGAAGCTGCTGATGCGTTGAATAAAGCCGATGCGTTATGGTCTCAGTCTGCTAAATTAATGGCTGCTGCTATCGTTGCCACAGCTACAAGCACCACTACTGATTTCGGTGCTCTTCGGGTCGGCGATTTGCTTATCTCGATCCCTGCCGTTGCAGGCAATGCAATATTCGAAACTGTCGCAGTTATCGGAACTAAACCTTCCGCTGCTGTAATTGGTGATTTGTACCTTGCACTCCGCGCTAAATCAGCACCTGCTGCTTCTGCAATTATTCTGTAATTTTTGACCTTAAAGAATCCATCTTAACCCCATAAGCGAAATCTTATGGGGTTTTTCTTTTTTTGGGCCTTGAAGGCTAGATCCCAGCCTTTGTAGAAGCCGAAGTGGTATCCATACAGGAAGCCCCTTGAATAGCTCTTACCGACCTGATAGAAGGCTTTGTACTTGAATCTTGGGAAGAACATCTTCATTAACTCGGCACCGCGCTTATCGGTATAGATCTCAGCCCTGTGACTGTAGCTTATGGATTGATTGAAAGTTTTAAAGTGGTCTTGGTAAGTAGGAGTCTGACTGTGCATGAGCGGATATTTTCCTTCTCGCCAATTCAGATAGTGACCCATCTCATGGCAAAAAACATTTGCTACCATGCGTTCGCCTCCACCGGCACCAACGGAAATAACTTCGCCATGGTTCCAATAACCGCCCTGGTTACCTTCTAACCATTCAATCCTAGCACCAAACATTGTTGCAATGTCTTCACAATATCTGTGCAGTTCAGTCATTTTATATCCAACGCTTTCAATGCTGCCAGGCAAATGGCATGAGGCAGGGTTTCCGCCTTCTCTTCCCATTCTTTATTAATCAAGTCACTATTGCGGAATTTTACCGTGTAATATCGATCTCCACAATATTGCCAATTCATGATGGTGACCATAATTCCCTTCAAGGCTAACTTCTCTACGATTTTAAAAGCCTCTTCGGCTGAATCCGTATAGAAAGGGATCTCATTCATTAGAGTGCTGCCTTCGAACCTTATCCAATCCCAATCCGCAGGTCCATCACTTAGGGTTCTACCTTCGCTGGAAAAAACAGGATTGAGATTGAAGATATGTTTCGCAATGAGGGCGTCAATCTTTCTGTCGATCATAGTTTCCCCAATCTTCTCAGTGCTTCTCCTTTTGCACTGTGCCATTTTTTCCAGCCTTCTGTATTTTTTTGGTTTGGTTCTACGATTCCCATCATATAAAGGAATTCTACTTGAGCCCGGCGACCGGCACCGGCAGCACGTCTAACAACGGTGTGTTGGTGTCTACCGATGGGCCGTCTTATATGACCATCAATTTGATCTGCAGTTTGATGATAGACCATCCAAGCTTTTACGTAGGCTTCATACTCGTGATCAATCATAGGTTCAGATAGATATTCTTGTTTGAAATCACTCATATATTTGGCCCAATAATTCCAAAGTGTGCATTCAAGGCTTTGAAAAATCCAGCCAACTCCGGAGCACGCCAAGCATGGTCAACGTATGTATGGGCGTTGTCAGAGTAGTGATAGTGATTTATTTCTAAATGGCGTTTGGCGTCGTCCTCAGTAAGAAATAAGCCTTTCTGCTCCCATCGCTTCTTGATGCCATATTCGTGCGCTTCTTTCATTTGCTCTTCGATGTCGTCGGCGTATCCAAGCTCTACCATCATATTTTCCATGGCCTTCTTGGAGTGAAATGATGAGTCATTCCAGTACCATTTAGTAAAGTCACAGTTTTCAATGGGTGCCGGATCTTCAACTTCAGTTCTAATGACATAGAAAAATGGGGATGCTGTACCTCTGTTGTTCTGAGTGGCCATCTTTGTGAGAAAGTTTTTTATAATTTCTTCGTTAGTGATGGTTGGTTCGGTGGTTGTAATATTTTTATCCATTGATTGAAATCTCCTTCGATTCTTTATAAATCGTAAATTCTCCCTTGCAGATACGGCCTAAGGCACTATCGTATTTTACCTCATAGTCATCAAATTCTGAAGGAAGTTTATCCAACATTTCTTTAAGAATTTTTACAGTAATTTGTTTACCGCAGTCTGGATCGTTTTCAAATGGCTGCTCCATTAATCATCTCCTTTTTATAGAACTGCAAATTTCTTGCATAATAAAGCTCAATCTGCTGAGTAGATCTTCCAGTTTCTCTATATTAGCCTTAAGCTCTTTAAGTTCTTGCATTGTCACCTTATGATCATTTTAGGCAGGTTTGCCTTTTTTAGCAACAAATCTTCCATATTTTCAAAAGAAAGATCACAACAATCCTCTGTATTGCATTTGGGGCAAATATTAGACCGTCCTATACAGTTACCTTCGTAGTCATAATCACTTTCATCTTTAAGATCGGGGTGAAGGAATTTTTTACCACAATGGCAACATTTAACCTTAGTCTTCTTGTGTTTAAAGAAATATGGAGGTTCTGGTTCCATAAAGTTTAAGTGATCATAATTGTTGGTGACCGTGTACTTTAGACGATTTTTGAAGCGTTTCATGAGCTTCTCGATTAAAATGTCTACTTTTTCGGGATAATCGATAAGTAAATAATGAGTTTCGTAATAAATTTCTTCTGAGGACATTTTACTACTGGAGCCAGTCATCCTAACCTTATCATTTTCCAACGATCTGTGTTTGCCCCTTACTGTAAATTCGCAGGTGGAATTAATAAGAATGTGAGCTTCGGTTTCTCCGGCATTAGGATTGCGTTCGATCGACTTTGGATCTATTTCCACAAAAAATAATTGAGGTTCCTTATTTCTTTTCATATAATCTCTTCATGGTTTATGTGTTTTATTTTTATTAATGTCAACTGAGAATAATCTCCCTTCCTGATACTGTTGTCGTACACGTAGGCGGTCAATATCTACGCCCTTAGAGATTATCCTATCTGAAACTGGAACCTGAGCGCCAAACGTTTTAGTATAAGCTATACATTCACCATCGGCATCCAGGTGTCTTTTTTGAACCAACTCTACAGCACTGTTAATAAATAATGCTCTATTTCGCTTCGGTTTTAGGTCCACTAGCAGTCCCTCCTATGTTAATGGAGGTTCCCCTAATTCTCCAGTGGCAATATCGCATGCGCTGATCTTCACCATTGGCTGTCATAAATCGATCTAAGTAAGTGTTGTCCACCAAATACTGATATTTGCCGAAATTCAATAGTTTATAATTGACCTGACTAGTTACCTTGTTTTTAATAAGCCTGAGAATTTGTTTGACGATGAACGATGATTGTGTGTCTCCCGACATGCCCTGTGGGACATCAATCCAGGCCGCATCTACATCGCGGCGATCTAAGTAGTTTGGGATATCGAGATCTGGACTTATAAAAACAGTAGCGCCCTTCGTAAGGGCGTTTTCAATCCAAACTTCATCAGACTCGCTTCGAGCGTGATAAACTATATCATAACCGGCTTCCCGGATCTCCTGAGCCGCTTTGCGGGAAATTTGATTGTCAAGAGCCAGCTTGATTAGGATTAGCACTAGGACAACCTTTCCCTCAGAGTTTCACGCTCTTTTTCATGAAGCGCACGCTTTTTTCTAAGAAAAGAAATCATCTCTCTATCTCCCGATTGATTTCCTTCAGAATTTTCGAGTAGAAATTTTTGATATATTTCAATTTCGGTACTAATTTTCGCGATGATGGCCGCCTTGCCATCCAGAGCTTTTTGTTTACGTCTTCTTTGATATACGGTCATACCTCCTCCTTAATAGGATCATCAATAAGATAAATGGTTACCGGCATCTCCCTGAATGATTCAGATACCATAACTCCATCCAGCTGCTTTTTATCTTCACTATCAAGGTTGCGCCACTTAGCAATATCAGCATTTTTGGCAATGCCGATAGGTGCGCCTCTTTCCATAGATCCAGTATCAAATCTATGTTCTTTCAGCCAAGTAGTGGCTTCACTGTAAGCCGAGAAATTGTCATTAGGTGTACCGTTGAATGTTTTAGTGAATCCCAACTCTTTACCGATAAACCCCTTCACTTGTTCCTTTGTATAGAGCATAAAACCTCCTAGATTTAGTTTACCACAAGAAAACACCGCCGTCCAACATTGAACGGCGGCTAATATTATTTAGTAATCGTAACCGACGCCGAGCATGAACGTGCCGTTCGTCAAGACTTGTCCGTTTCCAGACCATCGTTCGTCTAACATATGATCAAGGCCAAATCCGAGAACTGCATCGTTCTTAGTTCGAACCGTCATAGTTGAGCCATTGACTTCTTTGTCAATCTTATTGCTGGGTCCTACACCGCCCATCAATCTTACCCGGTTCAATCTTTGAACCGGAACTTCAACAACTTGCGTTTGAACTGCAACCTGCTGTTCAGCTGCGGCTGCAGCTTCACCGATCTTCACAACTTTGTATTCAGCGCGGCTCATATCGCCGATTTTTTTACCTGAAGGTTGGTGAATCACAAGGATTCGGTATTCAGCCAGTTGTTCTTTGGTCATATCATCGAACATACTTTCTGCGCTGGCTACTGCCGCTACGAACATAATTAAGAAAATAATTAATTGTTTCATTTTTCCCGCCTTAGTTAAATTCTATCAGCTTCGCATCATTTGGCTCTGCGAAGGTTAAGAGTTTGCCGTTGATCCAGAACATTGGACTTGAGTTTTGCAGTGTTGCTTTTTTGGTTGAACTGTGGCAAGAATTGTTATTGTACACATTATATTCATTTGATGAGCTTTTGCCATAATATCCATCAGCGATTGCATGGCATGAACTTGAGGTGAAAGTTGTGATAGTTACCGACCCCGAAGATTCTCCTGGAGGACCCTGAGGACCATCATTACCATCTTCACCGTCTGATCCATCTTCACCGTCTGATCCATCTTCACCGTCTGATCCATCTTCACCGTCTGATCCATCTTCACCGTCTGATCCATCTTCACCGTCTGATCCGGCTGGGCCGCGAGGAATGGTGATAGATCCAGCGTAAGTATCGAGTTCTGACACTGAATTGGATTCATCTGAATCGACATAGAAATCGACCTGGATACCTTCTTCAACTGTAGTAGAAGTAAAAAGAAGTTTCTGGACTTTGCCAGGCGCTCCGCCATCACCCTTGTCGCCCTTGTAGGCGCTGATCTCGGCTGTCTGAGCACATCCGGCAACCAATGCCATTAAAATAATACCTTTCAAAAATTTCATACCCCGTCCCCTTCGTTTTGGCCGTTATTGGCCGTTTTTAAGTTTCCTTTTTTTAATTCTGGATTAAAGAAAAGTTCAAGAATAACTTCGCGGACGAATTGTTCGCCCATGGTCGCCATCATATTGCGCATATGGACGCAAATAATATAGGCGTCCGGCGCAGCCTCCAGGCTAAATTCACGCTTCTTTGACTTTATTAAATTATTTTTTGGTTGTTCGTCGCTCATTCGTGCCTCCCTTGAGCATCTTTTTTAGCCAAACGTGCGTCGATAATCACCTTGGCATCATTCATGATTTGGTAGGCCAACTCAAAGTATCCGGCGAGGCTTGCTTCCTGAGCGTCTGAGAGCATAGACATGACGTACAAAGAAGCAGGCATGGTAGAATTGTCACATCGCTCCAAGGCATCCTTACGATCTTGCTCCATTTTAGTCTTTATGGTAGCGATCCTGACCTCTTCCTGAACTATTCCGTTTTTACATACTAATCCCATAGACTTCCTCCCTATAGATACAGTATATCGCAGTAAGTAAAAAATACAATCTTTCATCTGAAAAAGTTTCATTTTGAAACAACCTCGAACCCATCTTTCATATATTTTACGTACCGCTCAGCCTCAGATTGATATATGAAGCACATATCTCCCCCAAAATCCTTTTCATCTAGATCTTCGGGCCTTTGTATCGTTCTCCAAAAGAACCAAAGAAATCTGATTTGAATTTTATAAAATCCTCCCTGTAATATAATGCGTGTTTTCATTCTTCCTCCTCATAATAAATTTCTACATGGTTAGCTGCCCACTCGTTGACTTCCTCTTCTTTTTCGTCCTCGGTTAATGCCAACCATTCTTCTTTGGTATAGCCAAGGCTCTTTTGTCCTTTTTCTGTATTAAGATCAAAAGTCACTGATTTGCATGAGTGTATATTTGCACAAGAATCTAGATTAAATGTTACTTTCATAATAAACACCAAATGATAAAATAATTAGTTAAGTGATGGGCCATTTGATCTGCGCCCAGACTCCACCAGAATAGAGTATTTGAACGTAATTGAGCTTTAGCTTTATTATTGAAAGATAATTGTTTTATCACTGGAATAAACTCAGCTTTACTTAAAGCTTCATAACGTCCTAATAAATTCGGACTAGCTTTAATCCGATCCACCACAAAATGAACGCTAAAGTCAAAGACAGCTAATCCTAATGCCATAGGCCACATGAAAAAGTGGTGTGTGTAGTAAAAATAATACAACAATACAATAATAAAAGTGAAGAATGCATGAACTCCACAATGAGCAGCTAGAGGTAATGCCCAGTCTTTAGATTTGAATTTACCCATCATATATTTTCCCTGGAGTGGGAAGTCTGCCAAGAAGTGTTTGATTTGATAAACAGTCAGCAATATAAAAATTTCTGTAATCATAATTCCCCCCAATAACTCATCGTTGTTCTTGCATATTCAATACCGTCTTTGTAAAAGAACGAATTTTGACTGTTTAAATACATATCGGCAATCCATAATTTACCAGTTCTCTGACTTTCCTTGATGGCTGCGAGTGAAATAAGCTCTTTAGCTGATTCTTTACGGTCTTGATTCCCTTTAGGTAATTTTATTATTAATTCTTTCGTGTGTTTTTGTTTACCTACTTTCTCTAGGTGTTCCACTTCCATATCAATTGGTCTTTCGGCCAGCCCCATTATGCCTTGCATAAAATCCTCATGAGTCATTCTAATCTCGATGAATCTTGCCCCTGAGACTTCATCTTTCATCCGTATACTGACTAGGCCGTCAGATGGGTTTGATATCGTAATTCTACCTTTGATCATAATTCCTCCTTATGCCCCTTACAGTCAGGACTGTCGCAAACATGATTAGGGTCTGTTTCAGTAGCAGCAGCCGTTTCTGCTAAAGCACCGCGCATGAATTTTTGTTTGAGGGCTTCAACTACTACATCAGCCGCTATCGCACCATCTCTGAGGCCATCATGTCGCCAAGCAGTTGCCAGGCGTTCGACTTCTTGTATTACTTCGTTTAAATTGGCATTTTTCTTGCTCATTATTTCCAACTTTTGTGAAAGATTAAATACGCTTCTGCGATCGGGTAGTTTATAAACTCCATAGAATCGAAACTGTCAATGTCGCCGGAGTGAGCAATGTTGTTATTGTAAATGACCGACCATGTGCTCTCTTCTTTATAGCAGTGTTGGTTGATCAGTAATACATTCATCGTGTTGATATCCGGCTTTCCTCTCTTGACACTATGAGCCTCCACCACATTACCGAGAGTTACTGGTATGATTTCGAATCCGCGCTTTTTCAAAAATGAGAACATCATAGAGTTTGGCCAGTGCCCCTTTCTGGACATTTTTATAATTTTTTCGTATGGCAGTTTGGTTAAAGTGTAAAGTGCATATGCGCCGCATTCCGCAGACATCATTTCCTGGGCGAAGCGAAAATGAGGAGTGCGATATTCTTTCCAGTTTATTAATTTTGGTATGCCGATTCTCATTTTTTCTTCTCCCCGCACGAGGCGCAGTATTCGTAAGTTTCGATTAGGCCGACATAAGGAACAAGCTGATGCTGATTATAGGCGTTAAAATAAACACATACTGATTTTGGTACGACCGTGAATCCGCGTGACTCTGGAAAATTTTCAATATACTCTGGCATACCAAGGAAATCTGAAGGTTGGATTTTACCGGCATATGGCTTAAGTTTCGTTACCAGAGGATTGACCGCTGCACCCCATAGAGCCTGATTTACAGCAACTCCATTTACGGCCCTAAGCATATAGTCAAGGGAGGCAACATTCCAACTGTATCTTTTTCCATCGTCTTCTTTTATTTCATATTTTTGATATGCAACTGCCACAGTGAAAATTGCTATCACCTCTCCATAGAAAAATACACTTGCTTTAGCTGCAAATCTATCTCCAACTTTCATCATCGGTTTACTCATAAAACTCCCTCGGATTTCCATGTTTCTAGCACCTTCAACGCATCAAGCCCATAGACTGTAGTTTCTCCGATAGGTCCACCCCATTCATCATCCTGATTCAACTTAGCTGCTTCTTTAGTTTTGAAGGGGCCGACAGTTATGCCTGAATATCTAGGTTCGTATGAAAAATACGTGGCTTTCAGGGTACTTAGAGGTCCGAATGCGGTTGAATAATCCATTAGACTTCTCCCCAATATTGCCAAGTACCTTGACCTTTGCGATTCCAGTCATTGAGCATTAAAAGAAATGTGAGGGTTGACATTTCACCCACCGTCCGTTTTTTAAAAACAACGCCAGTTGGGACATAGAATGCAAAATAAGTTCGTTCTTCCATACTTTCCCTCAATTCAAATAAGATCGAACGTCATCGAATCTGTGTTTTCGAATCAAAAAGTTACCTTTGTAAAAAACTGTATAGGTCTGCTTCGTGCAACTCCAAACCACTGTAAAGTTTTCGTTCTTTCTGGTGAATGTCATAATTCACCCTTCGCCTGAGCCTTGCCAAGCTCGAAATCGTTAACGGCGTGAGTCTCGCACTCAATTTTGCCACAAGTCGCTTCGAAGCCAACCATAGGTTCATTGGTTTGGAAATGATGGAACGGAGCAGCTTTTGCTGGTGCATCACAGTAGTTGCAAAGGATTAGCAGTTGATTCATTTCACCCCTTGGGAGGGTTACCGCTGGGCCACTGTATCTTACCGTTAATTCCATAAGTACTCCTATTAGGCCGAAGCTTCAAATATAGCATCTTGACACCGTTTTACAAAATCATTTGCGAGTTTAAGCTGGCGCTCAATAACTTCGTTCGGATCTTCTGAATGAAAGTTTTCGCTCCAAAATGATTCACCACCAATACCGTCATCAGCACTGAAAAGAACGCTGTATTCGAGTTTGCCAATAGTGTATTCGTGTATGTAAATTTTCATGCCGCCTTTTTGTATTGAAGTGTGCCAGCCGCAATTTTCCCATACTGCCACTTTCCAACCGGTTTTGTTTTTGAGGAGCTTTAAGGCCGCCCTAGCCTTTGCTCTGGCCTTAAGATAAGCCTTATGGGTACATTCAAAGCCGCAAGCCGGAGCACAATAGATCTTTTCTTTTCTAACTGCTTTCCAACTTAATCCCATTTATACCCCCTTCGCTTTGGCGATTGCACTTTTTACGATCGCCCTTAAGCCTTCAATGTCCACCTTGCCGTCATTATTCGTAACGTCATCGGTCAAGCCAAAAAGCACGGTCTCAAGTGCTGACAACATTTCGGGCGCGGCAGCTAGGACTTTGGCATTATCTGCATACGGCAATTCTACTTCAACTGAACCAATATAGGTTTGCTCTTCCACAAGAGCGATTCTGGTTCTACCAGCTGCAATTATTTTTCCATCAGCTTTCCATGGACCTTGTGTATGGCTCATTTCCCATCCTTTGTAAACGTTACAAATACAGTATATCAAAATAGGGATTGCAATCAATAAAAAATTGATTTAGTATCATTATGTGACATGCGGCGTGGGAAGCTGTGGGGATATTACCTCTAGGTGTGTGGACGCAAGTCCTGCCCTGGATTTTAGAAAGACCACTGGAGACACGTTCGGATAATATTACCCTAACGAATAGCACGGATGGGCATTACCGTGCATTGGTCGGAGTCGCGTCCGGCCATGTCACATAAGGAGAATCAATGAAACCAAGTTTTAAAATAATTACAGGTTTAAAAAAGGCTACAGGGGTGTCAGATTTTGAGATTAAGCTTATAGTTCGAGATTTTATCAAGGCCACGAGTAAGCATAAGAAAAAAATTCCACAGTCAGTTGTAGATGCTGCTTTTAATTTCTTTCTTGCTGGTAATTTAAACGCTACGGCCCATAACACTTGCTTTGGGAAATACATGTCACCATTTCTTAGGGAAAAATGAAACCTAATTCCAGCTGCTTTATCTGTAGCAGAAAATTCTATAGAATCCCCTCTAGAAAGCAGGAAAGAAATTTTTGCTCTTATTCTTGTCGTAATAAATATTTTTCCAAAGAAAAGAGTTTTGTTTGGAAGGGCGGCAAGCGAAATCAAGCTAAGGCTTATTCGGATGCCAGACTAAGAAGGGTTAAATATAAACAAATCGTAGTTAATTTGATGGGCGGCAGATGTCAGAATTGTCATTACAATAAGTGCCTATCAGCTTTAGAATTTCACCATACCGATGACAATAAAGATCGCAATGTAAGGGATTTCGTAAGAGGAAGCTTAAGTAAAGCTATAAAAGAGGCTAAAAAATGTATACTTCTGTGCGCTAATTGTCACAGAGAAGAACACGAAAGGTTAAAGGAAAATGAAAAAAGAACTTGATGAGAGGTTGTGTAAAGAATTCCCCAATCTCTTTGCGGATCGCAATGGGGATATGATGTCTACCTGCATGGTTTGGGGTTTCGAACATAGCGATGGCTGGTTTGATATCATATATGAAGCAGCTTCAAAGATTGAGCCGCTTATTGTCGCCATGAAAAAGGAACATCCAAATCTTGAATGGTACCCCAGAGCTTCTCAGGTCAAGGAAAAATACGGAACCTTGAGGTTCTACATGTCTTCCGAAACTGATGAAATGAGTAAGATTATTCAAGAAGCTGAAGATAAGAGCGAAGTAACCTGCGAAATATGTGGGCAACCCGGAAAAACTCGCGGCATTGGATGGCTCAGCACCAACTGTTTAGAACACACAAGTAAGGAAGCTTTGGAATCTATGTATGAATATGTTTGTAAATATAAAAAAGAGAACGACGAACGTCACGAAAAAATCATGTCTGACTTAGTAAAAAGCGGCCTTATTCCTAGAGAAGCCTTGAAGAAAATCACCGGACTCAGCGATTGGTCTATCGATTCATACTTGGAAGGCTGTAAATCTGATAATGGTTGAAATATTTACTTTCATAGATTTAGAACTGGCTCAGCCGTCAAGAAAACTTATTCAGTTGGGCGCTGTGGTGGGAAATATTAAAACCGGCCAGGTTTTAGAACGTTTATCTGTTTTTGTTAATCCCCACGAACAGTTAAGTGAATTTATAATTAATCTTACCGGTATTACCCAGGAGCAAGTTGATACGGGAACAACCCTTGAAAAAATGTATGAACAACTTTGCTCATTACATAAAAAGCATGGAAGCTATCGTAATTTTGTTCAATGGGGCAGCGGTGATTCTGAGTGTATTAGAGAACAGATGGGATTAAATGGAGAAGTTTTTATTGGAGGTAGACGCACCATTGATGTAAAAACTATTTTTATTGCATGGCGATTATCTCAGGGCGAAAAACTTCAAAGTGGATTAGCAAAATCTTTGGTAAAATTGGGGTTAAAATTTGAAGGTACCAAGCATAATGCTCTTTCGGACGCCGAAAATACTTTTAGGATTTTTATGGCACTTCAGAAAAAATTTAGAGCATGATTAAATAGCCTCTTCGTCGTTGCGATTGATTAATGGTCCTATAGCATATGGCACTGCATCCGCTGCATGATTCACATCGTCCTAATTTATTACATTAACTCCATTGATTCGAACTGGTCGAATTGGAGGTTGTATATCGCCAGCATCTAAAGCTCTTCGTAATTCACTCAAAGCACTAATTAAATCTCGCTCTTTGGCTAACTCTTTTTCAGCCAAAAATTTGAGCACCGTAACTTTATCTTGCAGATCTGCAGGGCTATTGCGATATGAATAAAACTGATGAATTTCTTTGTTGTATACCTCTATATTGTATTTTAGCGCCCCGTCTTTGTGAACCCCCAACAACCACTGTCTTCCATCGGAGTTGTTTACTTGACGGCCATACGAGCCAATACAATTGCTCATTTTTTGGCCCCATAAGATAAGTTCAATATTTGTTTTTGGGATGATAAGCTTAAGCCCTCCTTCTAGTTCTATGCCGTCTATTGCCACCACCTCATCTTTGAATTTTAGGTCAAAATTATCCGTGGATAGTTTTCTGTATTCAATCGTAACGTAGTCATGCAAAGCTTCTAAGGTTCGTAAGTCGCTTGGTATTAATATTTTGTCTGGCTTTTCATTCCATTGATTGGCCGTATCTCGTAGATAATTAAATTTGTGGGATACTAATCCAGCTTCCAAGCTCGCTACGTCCCAAATATCTTTTAGGACCCTTTCCGTTCTTGATTCCCCAATATGCTTGAAAAATTTATCTATTTTTTGCTTTGCGAATACAAGACCACCAATTGCTGGTAATAAATCCTGACGGCCAACTAGGGTTTTTGTACGGGCAGTGCGTTCAATTTCAAGAAAAATATCTTGAACTTTGTCGAGGTTGATATACTCCTTCAAGAATTTACCTAAAGTGAAAACTGACAAATCAAACATTCCTAAGGTTCTTAAAAAAGTGAATGTTTGATAATTACCGGGTCGTACAGTTATATTTATAGGGTTCTCTGCATTGAAGTTTATTAAATTTTCATTATTGACAGGAATATATTTTTCTATCGATTTGGCTTCCGCGATTCTATATATCAGTCTTGCTTGGACTGCACGCCTTAAGTACTTGGCATTTTTGCCGAAAACCTTTTTGCAGATTTTTTCCAGGGAATTGTGCTTGCGTAGTAGTTTGAATATTGCAAAATTTTCTTTATCGCCCTGTTCAAATCTAATCGTTTCTATATCATTGTTCGATTTAATGAAGTAGTAAATATTATTGCACAAAAATTCAGACCCTATAGATAGTCGTAATAAATTTAATCCTGTTTTTCGTGCGCAATTCTTGTTGAGCTTACCAGTAAACAAACCTTCTTTCTTTGCCTTCCATAAAATAAGCTCAGACATACGCCTGTCAAATGCCAGTCTAGTCTTGGCTACAGATATCGTAGTGCCCTTGACTTGTTTGATATTTTTGGATTGAATGGTTTTCATTATAATTTCATCCCACCGGGTTGACTTATAAGTACCATTGGTGAATATTTTACCTTTTGCGTCCCACGGTGAATTATTCAAAAGCAGCATCACGCTTTTCTTTTTAAACAAGAATGTGGCCATCCATTTATACTCGTATTTTTGTTTTGTATGGTTGCCAATAACATACATAAGCACGAGTTTGCCGGGCTTTTCAAAACATTTTATACCAGCTATACCTTTGACTTGGTTGTCGCTTTCAGGTTTGCTTGTATTTATGCCGTTAGGATAATGAGCTTTATTGAGATTTTGACGTTCGATTAAAACTGCAGCCGGAACTCTATATATGTCCCAGTATTTATTTCCATTTTTAGCTACGCCGTCAGGTTTCAAGTTCGTAATCCAAAATAGTTACAGGGTTAAGAGGTCCGCCAATCCAAGTGCAAATAGCTACATTATAAAAGCTTATACCTTCTTGATGTTTTTGCCCGTGGCCCTGATGTATGTGTCCAAAAAAATGGAGATCAGGTCTGATGCGCTCAACGGCATCACGAAGATCGGCACACCCTAAAAATTGTCCTAATGGTGTTCCTTGGAAGGTTGTTAATTCATCAAGGATATATAGCGGAGGTCCGTGAGTAATAAGTACATTGATGTCTTCAGGCATCGTAGCCCAATCATCCTTAATCCATGGAATCCGGCGAAGCATACTCTCTGAAAGCGTCCGGGCTCTGTTGAATGCGTAGTCGTTATACCATGGAGTATACGGAGATCCGAAGAACTTGATACCCTCAAGCGTAATTGCTTCATGGTTGAGTAGGATCACATTATTATCTTCACACATTTTTCTTGCGTCCGTTGGGTTCTGTTCGAAGTATCGATCGTGGTTGCCTGGCGTAAAAATAATGTGCTTGAAGTTTAATTCGCCATACCATTTGAGAAACGTTTCCGTTTCTTTCATGTCTCCCCAGAAAGTGGCATCTCCGGCATGGATAAGAATATCGCCGCTTAACGGCTCTTTATCTTCGCCCAAAGAGTTGATTTCTTTGAATTCTGGTATGAGGTAGTGGTAGTTATGTGTGTCCGATATTGCAGCTATTTTTAACATATTAACTCTCTTGGTGATTTATCCATCCACCGTTTTTTACAAGATCTCCTATTCTATAGGCACATATGGCACCGCCGAAATGATCCCAGCTGACCCTAAACCATCCATCTTTCATAATTTCTGTGATTGCTCCAACCCACTTGCGATGTCCGAAATCGACAATTACGGTATCCCCAATTTTCACGTTAATCCTTAATTGTATTTTTCGACCACTCTTCGTATGCTGACATAGGTATCATTCTACCCGACCTTGATCCCCCTACAAAGCTAAATTTTGCCAAAATAAGATAATCGTCTTGATCCGTTGTTTTGTTCGTTCTAAAGCAGGTTGCATAAAACTTATACACTGCCGTCAGTAGTAATAGGCCGACCAATATGGCTGGATGATAATTCAAGAAAAATGTAATCATAACTTGACTCCCATTAATTGATTCGTAAATTCATCCTGCTCTGCTTGCTCCGAATCCGACATCAGTCTTAAAAAACTTCTAGATGGCAACGTCCAGGGTGCCCACTCTGTACTCCACCATTTACGGTCCTTATAGCCCCAATTTGGATCTAAAATTTGTTGGCCGTCCCATGTGACCACATGTTGAGCATTTAATACGTTTAGGCTCTTAAGGGTTACGAGGCATGGTTTGCCGGTCGGCCTGTTCGTATAGACTAGATCTCTACCGAACATTTTGGCAACCTTCAGCGTCCAGACATCATTAATGCCATTCTCGTCATTATTCCACCCTAACTTGGCATAAGCTCTCTTTACGGCGATCAGTGGCTCTTGTAGGAGCATCGCAAGTGCGGCGGGACCACATTCATACTTGCCCTGCCTGACAATATTGACTCTTGGTTCTTGTCTGTTGACAATATTACAGTGCAATTCAACATGGCTGGGAGATGTTAGCCTAATCCCTCCTCCGTTGTTTTCTTTTGAATAAATTACAAGCCGCTCGCTATAGTTCATCCCTACAGCAAGAATCAGAATGCCATCCTTCTCTGTTATTATTTTGGGAACTCGCAATTTGATCATTGCTTAAGTCCTTTAAATTCTGAGAATATAAAGGTGCCGAATGTGCCGAAGTGTGCAGTATCGTGATCATTTTGCTCCATTACTTCAAGCCCAATAACAATCTCGTTTTTTTCCACACCCATTTCTTCCAAGTATTCAGCCATTTCGACCAAAGGTCCAGTCTTTTCAGATAAAGTGCATGGACCATTGACATCCAAAGCCTTAACGATGGCCCTTGCCTTTCTAGCGTCCATATTTTCTATGATTAACTGATATCCTATTGCCGGAATCGTCATTTTGCTTGCCTGTGCTTGCATCTTAACCTCCCACGTAACTTATAATCCAATATCCCAATTTAATTTCATAATAATGATCATGATTGAAGTATTTAGGCATCCATTTCCAATTTCGACAGCGATGAATTTCTAATTTTTTAAATTTCAAGTGTCGCTCCTTAGATAATAGAATAGTGCAATATTTACACAAACACAAGAGAAATAATTGCTTGCATTTTGATACGCATCAGATTAAGATTGTAATATGGGTCTAATAAGGATTTATTTGTGGCTGATGGCCGCCATTATCATTGGAGCAATGCTCAACCGGGCCTACATCGTGATCGGCGTATCATCCTGGAACGAGGGGTGCAAGGAAGCATCTATGAAAATGGGCATGGTTTACGGACTGCAATATCAAGGATATTTGGACAAATTTTGTAATGCTAGATTAAATCATATGAATGAAGAATTTCAATTGGAGGATTAAGTGAAAGTTATTGATGTAGAGGCCGTTGAGGCATTGGCTGGGTTGGCTCAATCTCACGGCAAAGAACTGAACATTACTATTAACAACAGTAAAACATTTGGAACGAAAATTTCCGTAGGTGATCACGAATATTTCACCGACCGACTAGATAATATGTCAGTGATAGCGGCCCTTACCCATATTGGAAGAGGATTGGCACTTGAGCAAAAAGATGAGGAAACAAAGAAAGAAGCTTAGGCCGGTCGGAGATATTTTATCCGACATGGAAAAGTTTTTATATGAACTTCATGAAGATCATGATTTACAGCATGGTGAGGTTCTCTATCTCGTGAACGGATGGCAGAAAATTCATGTACCTGAACACATTGAATCTTACCTAGATGGCACTCATCCCATCCTATACGGACCAGGGGAGGATAAATGAAGGCTGAATTGATGACCGTGATATCAAAGATCACAAATTCTAAACCGGGCCTTACTAAGGGAAAGAAGTACAAAGTCATTGAATACGGTTTCAGTATGACCCACGGACCCTGGTACGAGATCAAGAATGATCGAAAGGAATTGATTTCCATCGTCAATGCAAACAAATATTTGAAGCTGGTAAGTCCAGTCAAAAGGAAGAAGAAGTGAAAAAAGGATTTTGGTACTATTTTCGGAACATTTATACCGGTGTGGCTATCTGGCAGGTTGCCGCATTTCTAACAACCTTTGTATTTCATAGTGAACTGGATAGATATATGGCTCTTGCTCGAATTCCAATTATCTTAATTGGGTCGTCTGTTCCAATCATAGTAAGTTCTTTAATCTTATCAAAGAAGGATAAGAATGCTGGTATCAATAGTTAAAGGGCTGCTGACAGTATTTCTGACTTTCGTTCTGCTTACGGCGGCACCGGGCCTTCTACTGGGTGCCGGAACATGCCTAGCTCTGATAGGTAAACTTTTAGGTATGCTCCTCAAGGGATCTCCAGTAATATTCTTTATTTTATCTGTAATTATTTCAATTCTACATGGACTTAAAGTTTTTCTTACCTCAAAATAATCAGCATTAACAATAGGTTACCTCAAAAACTTAATAATTGAAACGTAAGCTTGAGGTGTCTAGAAATGGCTAATGAAGATAATAGGCCTAAACCTACAATCAATGATCAAATTGCTTTGTATGTTTTACATGAAAGAGTTAACGAACTCAGAGAAGCGCATAGGCAGAAGGACGATAGGGATTTGCGGCTGTTTCAACAGCTGGCTGATGCCCAGAAGTCAACGTCTGAGCGTTTGGCGGTAGTCGAGACAAATGATATTCATGTATCCCATGCAGTCATTAAACTTCAAAAAGAATCTTCGATACAAACTAAGCTTTTGACTGGTATTTTCCTGTCTGCTATCAGTGCGCTAATAACAATTATTGTTAAAGCTATTTTGGGGTAATCATGAAATTTGGAATCCAGATGTTAGAATCAGAGTCAACTCTCAATAACCTTATTCCTTCTAATCAGTTGGAGGTTAGCCCTGGTGAAACTGCCACAATAATGTTTCAATTGGTCAATGAAAAGACTGGACAGCGATACATACCTGCGTCTGGTGCGACCATGACAGCACGTCTCGTCGCCAGTAATAATGTCAACGTCATAAGCAAGATCCCTACACAGCCCTTTGTTGCGGACGATAGATCTATTTGGTCATTCCCGTTGAGTGCAGTCGACACAGCTAAGGCGGCTGGAATAAATATAGAAGTTGTTTTGACCGAAGGCGCTAATATCAAAAAAGTTTGGGCTAAATCGGTACTTATCATGTCTCCCAATTCACCCTTTAAGGCATAATTATATGGAACTTTATTCAGATAAAAACATTATTCAGTTATCGAAATAACCGATTTGAGAGAATAATATGAGCGATTTTTCAAATAAAAAACCAAATCCCCATGGAGCGTATCCATTAGACCATGAAGCCTTACCGGCAGATAGTACTAATGTGGGCAGTGGATTCACTCGCGTTGAAGCCTGGATGACCGTTGAGCGGCTTAAGGATGAATATCTATTCGGTATTCCCTTAATGAGTCCTATCACTCAACAGCGCCTCACGGACCCCGTTTTAAAGAACATTCTAACTAAGTCTGCTGCACGCATAGAGCTTGAGTGTAATATTGATGTATTCCCCCTTGTTCGTGTTGTTAGGCAGCCATTTGATCGCGTTAAGATGACTCAGGGCTTTAATCAGATCGATACTGGGGTTCGAAGCATTCGTGAACTTCTGGAAGTTTCCATACGTTCGTCTAATTCATCTCACACACAAAATAATGTAGATTACCAAACAGACACAACCAATCGTGAAGGGTCTGTTTTGTATAATTTTCCTCTTGAATGGATAGATCCAAGTCTAATGAGAAAAGGTTTAATTCATTTTGTTCCACTTCAATCGTCTGCCAATGGCACTATACCGGGCGGATTGATTGGCGGCACTGCCGCACCGTTATTTCAAATTCTTACTCAGTTGACTAGTATTCCTGGATATTTCTTTATCCGTTACGCTTCTGGTTGGCAGGAGAATTCTATTCCATCTACAGTTAACGACCTTATTGGCACTTATGCCGCTATGGAAGTACTTTCATTACTAGGTCCTACTAATCGATGGAACAGTCAAAATATTGGTATTGATGGAGCCAGTCAGGGTATTTCTGGTCCGGGCAACCAACTTTTTGCTCTGAGAATGCAAGAATTAACAGCTAAGGCCGATCAATTGAGAGATCTTATTAAGAAGCGTTTTTCAAACGCTATCTTCATGCGGCATATTTAATAATATCATACACTTACACCACTCTACTAATCTACCAGCCTCAATAAGCATGGTAGATTTCTATCCCAAAATTCTATACCTCTTTCTCTGAAGTATTTATACACAAAGGTTGATTTGTCGGAACCCTGTAGGTAGAAGCAAAACACCCTATCTTCTATGATAAATTCTTTATATAGGCTTCCTAAGGCTTGCCTCGGCCCCTTAAGAATTTGACCGCCTGGCAAGTGATATTCGGCGTTCTTTAAATCAATCACTCCGTAAGTGTATGTCATTTTTTAGGTTTCATAAAAATAGTAATGGGCTGTCTTTGAAACACTTTCGGCCTCATGTTGACATGTATATCTCTGCCATTTACTTTATAATATCGACTATTATTGGCAGGATCAGACACCGAAGTTTCTGCTTTTTCTTCTTCCTTAACATTTAAATAATAGCCCATTATTGATCATCCACAATGGCGTCTTGTGCGACCGGTGACTCGGTTACATCCCTGAGACCACTCTGGGCAATAATTTGCCTTAAGCCTAAATTTGCAATATTAAGAACGTCATTTTTGAAAACTTCAACCGTTACCGAAGCTCCATTGGATGCCTTGTAAACTTTACCGTCTATCTCCACTTGTATATTAACGGTCACCTTGTAATCAGACATACCGTCTCCTATTTGTGTTCGATTTTTTCGTATTCAATATTTTCAAACGGCACTTTAAGTTTTGCCTTAAACCCAGATGCTTGCGCATGTCCGCCACCGCCGAACTGTTCCGCTACCTTAGATACATCAAAATTCTTTTTTGATCTCAAGGAGAACATCCTCACTTCATTTCGAATATCAGAGTATGAGCACGAGAAGTCAACGTCAGGATAGAGATCCAGTAGTTTCATGCCGACTTCTGACCAGTGACTGGTTGCGTTAACGACGACGGCCTTGTGCCCCAGGAAGTTATCATCTACTCGTGCATTCTTGCAAATTTTATCTACGATTTGATCTGTCATTCTGGATAGAGCGGCACCTTCGACGCATTTTAATTCCAATACCGTATTATTCAGTAAATCATTATATAGCCCGAAGTCAAATGGAATAGATAATAGGTAGGAATGGAGATTCACAGTCTCCGGATATTTGAAGAGCCAAAGGTCCCTATCTTCAATAAGATTAATTAATTTGGGTCTGTTGGGATTGTCCGCACACGTATGGAAATAATCCCAGGCAACACCGGCACCCGATCTGTCCATATCTATGTTAATGAGGCAGTGATCGCCATTAAAACGGTAATTTCTTTCGTCATTAATTCCTTGAGAAAACCTGCCCTGATCTTTTATAAAATTTTCATATGCGGTTTTGTGATGGTCCAGCACTATGACTTGTTTATGGTCAATAGAAAGCTGCATTGTAGTCTCAGGACTGAAGGCAATATCTAGCATATAGACAGTGCTGCCTGGCTCCATATCTGGAAGTTTTTGACCGTAACCCACAGGAATGTATTTAGCTGAGTTGCTTAAATATTTCCAGGCAGCGAAGGCTGCTCCAAATCCGTCACAACATTGTGCATGATAAAGTACGTAAATCATTTTTTTACCTCAACCAATAATCGTGATACATACTTTGCACTTGCTTCAGCATAAATTCTACAGACGACGTGTTGTCTATAGTATAATCGAATTTTTCATTGTCTAAGTCTCTCTCTGACGGATCTTCTGAAGGGGAAGTTGCGAATCGATTAACCCTTAACGTGATAAGTTGATTGCCAAACGCTTCCTTAAGCTGCACTAACTCTGATCTATATCTAAGATCTGTTATGACGTGTAGTTTCTGCCCATTGGAATTTTTTTCCTGAATTGACCTGATCGCCTGCTTAACCCAAAACGATGGATCTACTGCTCTATTGGTAGAGCCCTTAAGAATACACAATGCACGAGGTGTCCAATACATAACTGATTCTAAATTTCCATCGATCTGCGCCTTACCGTTCTGATCTCTGAATTCACGTCGCATGAAATCAGTAAGCATTGTTGTGAATTTGTCTCTTGGGTCAACCGGAAGGTTCATGAGTGGAGATTCTTTATACTTAGGATCGTCGGCCCAACTTCTAGGAAACCCGTATTCTTCTGCTGCCAGGTCCTTCAGTGGATCTGCAAACGCAGTTCTACTAGCATCATATTGTTCTATTAAATAATTAGCGATTGTATCTTTCCCAGATCCCTTCCATGCACTTATTGCGACAACCACCTGATCCTCCTAAAAATCTAATTCTATCATTTTTGGCTGTCGTGTCAACTTGATTCTATATCTGATTTTATAGATGACAAAAAGGCCGCACCTGTTTCCCATATTTTAAAATACGGAATGTGGTCTTCTGGGATATCAATTTCAATAATTTTACTTTGGGATGGGTCCAAGACGTATTGCCTGTGGGTCCAGCTATTCGGCTGCCCCAGATCTTGGACCTGGAGCTTCATTGGCCATATTCTGTCATTCACCAGTGCGATCTTAACTTTCACACAATTCCCATATATTTCAAAAACACGATTGTAATAATGCCATCGAAGAATCCGGCAATCCAGAAGACCGATCGGTTGGACAAAATTTCAATCATTCGCGATCTGACGGACGAATAATGCACTGCTTCTGTTTCCTCAGACTCATCGCCCATCTCACAGCGACATGAATTCCATGGCAGCAAACAGAATTCACATCCATCAATCATTTCACCTTCTTCGCGCTCTTCATCATCTTCACGTTCCTCGGCTTCTTCCGCATCTTCATCAAGTTCAAATTCTTCGTGGAGTTCCTTCACAAATTCTTCTCCATGAAGTTCTTTAAGCTTTACGGTTACATCGGGTACCGTTTTTGAAATCTCAAGAAGAATATTTTTGAAAGCATCTGTGGTTAAAAACTTGCGTTCGTGCAGGACTTTTGCTGCCTCAATCTTCCAATAGCCTATAGTATATGGGTCGTTGATGTAGTTGGTTAGGATTTCTTCAGAGGTGGAAGATTCGAAGACGCGGCGCATGAGATCTATTTGTTCCGGTGAAATTCTGTACATATGGACCCCCTTGTATAACTATAGTATTGCAAATTTTACAAGCCAGGTCAACAAATTCCTTCTTTTGCTAGCAAATGAATCCACACAATGTCTCGTTCTGGGGCGATCAACATCTTCTCTATTGTACCAAAGACTCCATTGATTTCAAGCTGTTTACCTACGTGTAGGTTTCCAAGAACTTCACTAACCTTATCGTACCTTAATGCGAAATTTATAATAGCTCTGCCTGGAGTTGGATCTTGCCCTATTACGGTTGCGCCCGTGATTGTCATTTTTTAAATTGCTCCCAGTTACTTTTCTTCATACGTTTTTGCGGCGTAATGCCAATGGCCGACATTTTTTGTTCCATGGCCTTCACTTCAGCGATAGCTTCTTCCGCAGATTTGAATGGGTAATCCTTACGTGCTTCAATCTCGACCCTGCGACCAACTTCCTGCATGTTTTTGTCATAGATTATATAATAAACGACATCAATTTTTTCAAAGTAGTAGATGTCACAGTATTTATAAACACGAAAGTTTTCTTTGAACCCCATAAGGCTTACAAATTTCATCACAAGCCATTCGGGAACGCCTTCTAGCAACGGTAGATCAACTTCTGTACGATGGTTATTATTTTTGTCATCAGTTTTGATTTTGATGGTCAATTCTGGACCTGGCCCGTTACGGAATCTAACGAATTCGAATGGCAATCCTGAACCGCTGTAGTAGATATCCCAGCTGGCGATTTCCAATCTTTTTTCGGGAGTAGACGCCTCTGCAAATTTTACGAAGTCAGCCAGCTTAATGTCTTCCGCCGAATACTTAAGCTCTAGCTCTTCGGTTCTAATATCGAATAATTGTTCCATATATCAAACAGACGGTGCATACTGCGTAAAACAGTAATATCAGGACTGCCAGTCCCTTCCTTAGTCTATTTTTCAGTCTCCTTCTGTTAAGGTCAATTACTTTCATTTCAATGAATCAATAGTCATTTGAGTTCTGTGGATCTCCAAGTTCAACCAATCGAAGTATACTTCCTCTCGTTCCTTATATTTTGCGGGAACTGCCGCCATTAGACGATTCTGTAAGACAATCACGTATTTATCTAGACGTAAAATCCTATCTTTGATGTGTTTGTTGTCGATTATTGCCATGAGACCCCCTTATGAGACAATATTACCTGCGTTTGGTTTTTTTGTCAACTCTTGTTTTTTCCCACTCATTTGCCCTTTCTCTAAGCCTCGAAACCTGCTCTCTAAGAAAATCGTGGGCTGTGCCGGGACGAATAACCCGCGAGGTTAATTGTATCATGAGTTCTAGGCGTGCAATTTCATAATCCGCCTGGTTCTTGAAGGTCTTTTGCCACAGAGGCTTGCTCACGGTTTATACTCCTCATAAATATGTCCTACAATACCGGGCGGCATTTGAAGGGTAGCAAGATATCGAAAGTTAGTATAGTTTTCAAATTCGAATTCCTGGCCTGTCATAATGACATGGAATGTGCGCGGTTCAATCACAAGAGATTGCGGTAGATGATCTTCGGTGGGTTTTTCAATCCATACTGTTGGTATCCCGTCCTGTAACTGTACGTCGAGTGCGCTGGCCCCCGCAGGAAGAGCAAAAGTATTTTTCGTTTCGTTTAGTTGATACTTATGGACTACGCTTTTCATAAAACCTCCTTAAAAAATGTCCGTCGCGAGGTTTCGAACCGCTCCACGGACTCTGTTTCTGGTGCCGGGCCTCTGAGAAGCCTTCTTCCGTCTATCAGCCGATCATACAACTAATTAACCGATCTTCGACTACGAAAACTAGCAGTTAATTAGGACTTAGGGCGGCGGCTTTCGCCGCCTTTCCCTACTTATTTTATATCATGCCGCCCTGGACATTTCAACTGCAGTTTTCAATGCTTTCTTATTCATGGCTGCACCGGTACCAAACCACAATGAATCCAATCGAGTAGATTCATTGGTGCCGCGCTCATATTGCAAGTATTCAGTTACTGAATTATAAGCTGCCCACATAGTGCCTTTAACACCGGGAAGATCATTGCCACGGCCTTTTTCGAAAAGCTCAGTAATCCGGCCCATAACCCGCTTCCCACTGGTCAATTCTTCACCAGTAATAAGAGCTTCCTCTTCTTGCTTCGGAGTGGCAAATACGATTTTAACGTATTTCTCAAGATCTTTGCGATTGATTTCGCGAGAAGCAAGTATACGAAATTGTTCGGCAGTTGATTCAAAGGATTGATCTGCAATGTTTATCACTTCGCGGATTTCCTCCAAAGTTTTAACAATGTCACCTGTGTGTTTCACTTTGAGAAGCTGTGAACCGCCATTTTGGATGGCCATGGTCAAAGTGTTGTTGCAAACAACGCGAACGGGCGTATAGCCGATGCGGATCGCCAAGGTACCGTCGTGGCTATTCGACATAAGAATGTACTTTTTAATGCGGTCGTCTGACTTTGAGACGATCACTGAATCAGGGCGATTCATGGCCGCAAGAATCCAAACCCGGCGACCGTTCATCAAAGAACCGGCTGTTTCGAGAGAGGCTTCTTTTGCGTCCAAGAACGGTTGGAAGAACTGGAATGCTTCTCTGTTTTGAAGCACTTTGTAGTTTTTACCTACAACGCCAAGAATTGCGCCGTCGTCTTTGCGGTAAGTCGCGACGTGCGTCTTGATCAATTCGCCGCCGAGTTCTGGAACTACAGCAAGCTCTTTCGTACCAACTTCCCAATTGAGCTTTGCTACCATGATGCCTTCTTCAATGGTAGGAGCGATTGGGAGAACGGTTCCTAGGCGATGCCAGGGAATTTCGTTCACCGAAAACATTGTATCTTTTTCTTGGATCTCATGTGCCATAACGGCCTCCTTTGTTATTAATTAATAATAGCAACGTTCTTATTATTTAGCAATAATATAATGCAGAAATCTTTTATTGCTCTATTGGTTAATAATATCAATAACTTATCCTAAAAACTTAATAATTCATATGCTGGCACGGGTCGGTATAGTCTTCGGACTGTGGAATAGGTTAGGGAAATGGCCAATGAAAGAAAATGGTTTGCAGTAACGCAGGCCTTCACAGCTAACGGTACACTTCAGGGAAAGATCACGGTAGCAGATGTTGCCGGATTATACGTCAAGTCCAAAGTCAGGATTTCCTCCAATACACAACCCCCTCAATTACTTGAAATCAAAAGAATAGAAGGCACAACAGTCCTCTTTGTTGGACTGTGCGGTGACAATATCAATGATCGCACTGATATGTCAGCCTATCTCGTTATAGATTCTGCTAAAGTAGAGCTTTTTGAACAAAAAATCCCAACAATCAAGCAAGAAGATATAGCTCAGGCTGTCTATGCCAGGGAGCCAATCTGTGCGATCCGAACTATCGGTGTTGATAAGTATGGTCGATATTATGATGCCAACAACAGGTTTCCGGTCGATGCCACTGTTACCATTGGCGATGTTTTAGTCAATGTTGAAAATCCTACAATACCGGATATCGCCAATGTCTCGGTCCCGCTGGCTGCCACTGAAGTTTCATTCACTTTCCCACTTAAGACCAAAAGATTCTTAATGAGAATCCGCGATGGAAGTGCAAATATACAGCTGGCATTCATAGCTGGGCAAAGTGGAACAAATTACACAACAATTTCTAGGGGTTGCAATTATGGATCTGGGGATATCGATCCGCCTGATCCATTCAGTATCTATTTCCAATGTGATAAACCTGGCAAAACGGTTGAGATTTTATCCTGGAACAATTAATTAGTTAAATCGCTAACTTAGGCCAAAAACTTAATAATTGATTGTAAAATTGTTATTCGATGACCACGGAAGGTAAAAATGGGCGGAATGATAGGAAAAGATAGATTGATTTTTGATCCAACGGATACCACTCAAGGTGACAATGTTGGAGCTTTCATACGTGCCAGTGACGGCACCTTGATCACTCATACGGCTGTCGGCCCTAAAAAGGCTCTTGATGTAAATATCGTCGCGGGTCCCGACGACCCAGTTTATGATGAAGATTCTGCTTCTGCAAATGGCGATAAGCTTATGTCTGTCGGCGCAGTTAGACAAGATGCTTTGGCATCAAGCGTTGACGCTGACGGCGACTATGCCTGGTTTAAATTAAACAGCCGTGGCGCACTATGGACAGCACCTGTTGGTACGGTTGCCGATGACGCAGCTGATACTGAAAACCCGGTAAAGATCGGTTCGCGGTCTGTTTCTGGCGCAGCCTTACTCGCTGTTTCATCTAACAATGACCGCGCTGATTTGATTTCAGATAAATATCGTAGGATTTATATTAATGACAGCCCAAACATTGGACTGGCATCTGTAGCTGTGCCCGTCGATACCACTGCCGGTGGGACTGCGATACCAACAACAGCTTTAGCCGGTAGACGACGAATTATGGTTCAGAACCTCGGAACAAAAGATATTTACGTAGGACCTGCAGGTGTAACAGATACATCTGGCCTTAGAGTCGCGAATGGTGCAACTCTATCTCTCGAAATTGGCGAAAACATACTCCTTAAAGCCATTGCCGCTTCTGGTTCTCAAGATGTTCGAGTGTTCGAATTAGCATAAGGTAAAAATGCAAATCACCCAGAAAGATAAATCAAATGCTGAAAATTTGTTGCGTGCTTTAAACAAAGCACGCTTCAATGATATTGAAGGTGTTGAAGTTTTGGCGCTGGCTGATGTTTTCAAATGGGCTTCTGGACTCGTGAAAAGAATTGATGAAGACCTTATACTTCAACAAGCCCTATCTAAGGCCACGATTCAAACTCCAGATGAATCTATAAAATCTGAAGAAAAATCCCAGCCTCAAACACCATAGAGAGGTTTCATGGGCGGTCTAGAAAAAGATACAGAATACGGTAAAGCACTATCGGGATCTATCACTGGCGTCGGCCAAAGTGTAGATATTTTTGATTCCAATTCCAATACCAGGACTATTCAGCTTGCTGGCACATGGTCTGGTACCTTAGTTGTAGAAGCCAGTAATGACAATGTTACCTACACAACTCTCTCAATTTTAAAATTAAGTTCATTTACATTCATCGCTTCGTTAACGGTCAGTGGCATGTACATAGTAAATGGAGGTGGATATAGCCATCTTCGTGTAAGATCCACCGCCTGGACGAGCGGCACTGTAGATATCTCTGCTCGTGGTACAGATGCAGCTTCCTCGATTCACTCTCAGTCTACCGTCCGAGGATCAGACGGAACCCAAATCGGAAATGCTTTTGACGCTCTTAAAATAGGCATACAGGGTAGCGATGGAAATTATGTTGCAGATGTAGAGTTAGTTAATAGCAAGCGAAGACTTCTTACTGATGCCATTGTAACCGTTGAAGAGATCTTTGGACAAGATCCCTTCCCAGATACATTTTTTACTATTGTAAATGCTGGCGCTGCTGGAACCACAATAAGAGTACAGGTTGCGGCAACAACTGGAGATCCAACGACTCCAGATAGAGATATCGCAGCGGTTGATCTCACTTATACTCTTGTGGCGGCTGACGTTGGTGATGAGATAAAACTCAGAGACAATATTATAACCTACCTGAACGCTCAATCTTCATTCAGTGCAAGCCTTAAGGCTCAAAAAGTAAAAGATCTGGCTATTGTTCACATTACCTCCAAGTTTCGTTCGATGACTGGAGAATTTTATGAGAGGCCGGGTGTCAACGGTTTTCAGGTCACAACTACCGGAGCTACCTCAGTTCTTGTTGCCTTTGACAATGTAAAATCTCGCGGTAAGGCAACTTCTCTCGCGAGAGATCCAGATTCGCCGCACAGACTTGGAATTCTTGGTATTTCAGGTTCGGTAACTGTAACTCCCGGTGGAATTTCCGATCTATTCATTGACAAACTACTCAATGTTGCCTCACCTGACATGCTTGTAAACGGTTCTGTCACCCCAGTAACTTTTACGCTTCCAACATCCTCACTGAATGACAAGTATGTACAAAGACTCAGATTAGTAGCTAACGGTAATGGAATAAAATTTGGTCAATTCCTAAGTCAGAATAGCTCACTAACGACGGGCCTTTTGATAGAGATTAAAAGTGACAATATTGTGACGACCTTACCCGTAATAAAATCAACAGACGACCTGAAGCATTTATTTTCCTTTCCCCCTACAGGATTTTCTCTACACGTCCAAGCTGGTCGAGATGATCTAACTGCGGAGTTTCAATTTGAAAATCCATTTGTTATCAGACGAACTGGAACCTTTACAACTGATGATTATCTTAAGGTCACGGTTCGGGACAATTTAACGAACAACATTTTATACCTTGAAAGCATAGCTTTCGGATTTGAAAAGGAGCCTTAAGTATGTGGATTCCAGAGAAAAATTCTAATGGCATACCCATAAGTGCTCCGACTTTCGAAGATGTTGGCAATCTCACTCCAGTATGGAAGGGTTTTTTGTACGTTGCTGCGCCTATGTCTTTGAGTATGTTTGATCAAGTTATTACTAGCCAGGAAAGGCTCAGGGAGGGATGGTTCAGGATATTGCTAGATGGACACATTGGAGATTACATAGAATGCTCTATTGTGGACAAGGATGATGTCTTAGGAATGTTCTCTGCACTGAATTTAGTGGTTGGTGTAGACGTTCTTGAAATAAAAAAATATGTCAAAACAGAATACGTAGCCCCTGAAGATAAAGGTAGACAAGAATTCAAATCAAATTCTGTGTCTGAATTGATGCCAGGTCTTTTTTTAAGGGTCAGCTATCTAAATATAGGATCGGAGCCGGTAACCTTTACTGTTACTAAGAAATTTTATGAAGCTTAATATAAACGGAAAAGAAGTGGATCTAATCATAAATGGCGAAATTCCAGATTTTTTGGCTAAAAAAGTCAAACTGGCAGATGAAGGATTGACTCCTGATGAAGTGGTACGAAAACGTCGGGAAGAATTGAAGAAATCGGAAGAAAATGAAGAATAATTGCAGAATTTGTCGATATTTTTGGAACAATCTCATTGCGGTTGATCAATTGGTTAATACCATTTTTGGTGGTGACCCTGATGAAACCATTAGCTCTCGAATGGGCAAGTGGGGCATTCACTACAAAGACGATCATAATAATTGGCGTCATAAGTTCGCTAAGGGTCTTTGCTGGCTTCTAAATCTCATCGACAAAGATCACTGCAATAAATCCATCGAGTCAGATGAAGGCAATAAAGAGGTAATAGAGTAATGAATCTTAAGCTTTTTGCCGAAAAATGGAAAGATCTAATAGATAAGGCTAACTCTCGTGGTATTCCACTGCCTATGGTTAGAGATAAAGGCAAGGCTTCGATTACGGCTACACTTGTTGTAATTTCTTCAGGCCTGTGTGGTATTTCCATACTCATGATGTTGGCAGTATTTATATCCAAAATGACCGCCTTCTTTATGCTCAATGATGCCACTTTCAATATCATGAAAGAAGCATTTAGCTCCTCATTCCAATTCTTTATTGCATCTCTTGGCGGCTATCTTGGCCGTAAAATGCAGAAAAATGGTAATGATGTTACGCTCGACGAGAAAAAAGATCCCCCTAAAGAATAAAAATTCTTGTATCTATTAATCAATTGGGTTAGTATTGATACATGATTGATCGTACTAAAAAATACAAAGTCGTAGGATATAATACGCCATGGTCCCCACCATTACCATCGGTCAACGAATACGACTTAAAATGGGCTCAAGAACTAAAAGACGTATATGGACTCAATCTAGATGTGCAAGTAATTGCATTAAACTGGCGAACTTTCTCAAGCGATCTGTATTGTGCCGGATGGGTAGCAGACTCTAAAGAAAGCATCGAACGTTGTTTCGGTGTAGTCCTGGAGGAAATCCAGTGAGGTTTGATCCAAGATCCACCAAACACCCCGACGAACCTTACGTCTCAAGCCCAGACTGGGCGATTCAAAAGAATAATTTTTTAATCAATAAACAAGAAGTTAAGGCGTGTAACGCTAAAATGAATGGTAGGTTTCATTGGCCCAAGCGCGAAATACCGCCTGATATGGAGATTACAGATGGTTCTATCCGATAAAGAAGCCAAGTTCATAGCAATTCTTTTGGACATGGCCAAAGATGAGTTCGCAAATCACGGCTGCAATGATCTATCAGACGAACTTAGAAACTTTTTCACAAAAGAAGAACAGGATAAGCTCAACAGAGATATGCACAATTGGAACGGTGACCCTGAAGAGTACCGTAGGGGTGAACCGCTTATGAATTATGACTGGCTTTGGATGTCATTCTTTGCTGGTAAACTAAGAGGAGAAATAAGATGAACTTTAATCGCAGGCCCAGACTAGATATGGGCTATGGCAACCCCGGATTCCTTCAGTCATACTGGCAGGAAGTTGGCCTGAGATTTCTTTCCAATCCACTAATAAGTCAAATGAGTTATCCACATAGTAAAGCTACTCTTCCGGAATTAGCTAACTACATCCGACTTATCCACAAGAAACATAAGAATGTAAAAATTACTGATAAGTCTCATATTGTAGTGACCAACGGAGCCGTTCAAGCTCTCTCTGCTGCAATGTTCTATTACCATAGAAAAAAGTACGTAGACTATATGTACGCCCCCATTCCTTATTGGGGTAGGTTCGATGACTTAGCCTCCAATCTACATATCACATTAGTCAATCAATGGTTAATGGATGACACTAAAACTGATTACCAACAGGCTACTGCAGTTAAGAAAGATAGTGGGGTAATTTCACTTATCACTTCACCCAACAATCCGGACGGACAGGATACTTCAAAGCTTCCAGCTACAATCAGAGATGCCTGTTATAATTGGTCACATTATACCGATAAGGTCGTCAAGTTCAAAGATGAGGTTGTAATCTTTTCACTATCTAAATTCTCTGGCCATTCTTCCTCACGTATAGGCTGGGCTATTACTGAAAATCCTGAGATTGCCGAAACTATGCAAAAGTATATAGACACCTTTACTAGTGGAGTCAGTATAGATGCTCAAGTGAAGGCATCCAGAATTTTGTCTTATATGAATTCAAACAATGATTTCGTGTTTGATAGTTTGGCTGGAATCATAAAGAAAAGAAATTTCATATTAAGAAAGCTTGTAAAACATACACAGCTTCCAATTAAGATCCTATCAAGACAAGGCATGTTTTTATATGTCGAATGCGATCCAGACTTAGTTAAAAAGCTTAATGTAGAATGTACAAACGGTAAGTACTTCGGAGACAACGAAGATCGACACAGATTTAATATTGGCGTCACTGAAGAAGTGTTTGTAGAGTTTGTTTCGAGACTTACACAAGTAAGTAAAGATTACATTAAAACGTAAAGCCAAACATCAATCGACCTTCTTTATTATTCCCTTCAATTGATATGTATTTGTTAATCACAGCCCTAGCATTATGACCAGTACTAAAGATGATCAATGGCATAGTGTAAGGAACAAGTACCTCGCTGACAAAAGGACCGGCCACTTTCTTAGCCTGCATCTCACCACGCTGTACCATTTCCCTAAACTCCTTATTCTGTGCGTAGTAAGCCTCTGGAGTCTTATTACACTCGTATCCACTGACACACATAGCAATAACGAACGCTTCTAACCACATACTGACAATATACCACATGTCAGCACTTTGTGCAATTAACACCAATATCCAATGATATCGCTAGCTTAGCTCAAAAACTTAATAATAAACCGTCCCACTTCCCCGCCTTTCTATCCTTCAATTAGGAAAACCTATGAAAAAGCTGCCGGACATAATTAAATTTGTGTCTCTTGAATCCGTTGGTGAGAACACTGGTCACCGATATGTTGGGTCTTTTCGACTCAAAGTTTTAATAACTCATGATCAACGTTTTGCCATTGAGCGTACATATAAAGAGATGTTGCCTGATGATGTTGGCGTCATTCAAGAGATTAAAATCAGATGTGGCGCTATAGCCGAGCTTGAGCATCGTGTCGTTGAAGCTCCATTATGGTGGAGAGATTCACGCAATGGTAGAGACCTTATCGATTCACAGCCCCTATATGACATGATGATCCATATCTCTGAAAAGTACGAAGAATGGAAATCTGAACTTCAAAAGGAAGTAGCTGAGCCGAATGTACCTACCGAACAATCAAGTTCTTAAATATATTAGGCTTTTGTCTATTTATAATGTCAATAGTAATTCCATTGAGTGGTATGTAGAACAGGCCTATCGATACTATTCCAAGACCTACCATACCCCATTACACGTTGCTCGTAAGAATATGATCCCAGCTGAAGTCGTCCAGATCTTTATGGAAGATGAGATGGCCGATATGAATCCTGAAGATGTCACGGCCCTTAAGGATAGACTTGTAAAAGTTCCAAAACCTATGCTTAATGTCGAAGACTATCAACCTGAAGAAGACACTGAGCTTTCCGATGAAGAATGGGTTATGCAACAAATGGCTGAAGCTGCTAAGAATGAAAAGAATACAAAACCAAAGCCTAAGGCCAATCCTGGCCCAAGTATGGGAGATGCCATGTCGGCAGCCCAGAAGGCCGTTCAAAACCTATATTCTCAATTAAACAAACCTACGCCTGATAAAGATGAAGGCGAAATCAAGTTCAATAAAGAGTAATAAATGCAAAGCGACTTAATCAAGCAGATTATCCTCAAATTTAAGACAGAAGGCGCTGATCAGGTCAAGCGGGTCGCTGACTCGATGACTAAATCATTTAATCCTCGCGAGACCGAAAGGTTCATGCGTAACCTTGAGCAAGTCCAACAGAAGTTTGGTAAGGCTGGCACTGGTATGAGCGCTGAGCTTAAAAAGGTTACAGAATATTTCAAAGAACTTAATAATCAGCACTTCCAGCGAGCCGAGCGTAACCTCGATCGTATGGGTAGACTTATTAAGAATCAGATCGAAAATATTGAACGCCTTAAAAGAGAGGGTGCTTCTGCTGAAGAGATCGGTAAACGTCAGACCACACTTAAGTCGGCCACTCAAAGCATGGAACTGTTAGCAAATCAAACTCCATATAAAAGAGATCAATTGCGCGACTATATGGAAGGTCAAATTCCAGGACTAACCCAAGTAAGACGTATTGGCGGTATGCTGTCTCCAGGCATGAAAATGGCCGGTGGAGCGGTAGTGGGTGCAGCTGGAGTAGCAAGTTTAGTAGCAAGTGCCACTAGCACCGTGAATGAGATTAAAAAAGAGAGCATGCAAAACCGCATCGCAGTTGCTGATATAATCAAATCACAAGCCTTGGATGTGTTTGGCGGTAATATGTCTCGTGCTGCACTTTATTCAAATAAGCAGCGCAGAGAAGGTATAGCTTCAGACCTTGGCACCCTACAAACTACACAAGATATTGCGACTGGCGCTAGAGGAATTGGCGGTACGCTGATGACTGTAGGCGGCGGTATTCTTGGCAGTGCATTTGGTCCTCTCGGAACGGTTGCTGGTGCGTGGGCTGGAAGTAAACTTGGCGGTATGTTAGGTTTAGGCGGTGCAGGAGATACCATTAATGCCGGTAAATACTTTTTAGCCGGTGGACGAGAAGCTGCAATTCAAAAGAATAGACAGCTGGCGGAAGATAAAGCCGAGTCTCAAACAATGGATCTCGAATACTACAAAGAATTTGGTCGCAATGCTGAAATGCGATTCAATTATCAAAGACAGTTAGGATTAGGAGATCAGACTGCCCTAGACGTTAGAGAACGATTCCGTGCAGCTGGAGTGTTAGATGAGGGTCAAATAGCTCAGTCAATGCTCAGCTTTCGCAGATTTGGAGCGCGTACAGCACCGACTGTTGGTGCTCAAACTGCCGAGATGGCTAAACAAATGGGCATGTCACAAGAGTCCGCACAGATGTTAATGCAGAACGTTGCAGGAGTTAATCGTGGTGGTATTGGTACAGCAAAGAAGGATTTGGAAGAACTCTTTAGACGTGCAGTAGCTTCAGGGGTTACTGATTCAGGTCTAATCGAAGAATATCAGAAATCAGCTACCGGCTTAATGCAAGTATTGGGATCTCGTATGAATGCCGGTCAGATTGCCGGAGCGATGAATAGCTTTATGTTAGAAGGTGCTGGTCAGCGTGAGATTGCAGCTATACAACCAGCCATACAAGCTTTCGGCCAAACAATGAAAGGCGCTAGCCCATTAATGCAGGCCAAGAGCACTGCTGGTATATTAAATCTATCTCGTGATGCTAAAGGTAATGTCAATATGTTGGCATTACAATATCTCAGCAACCTTAATCCCACAGAATTGGCAACACTGAATGAGAACGATCCGGTTTTACAGCAACTGAATGAGAACGATCCGGTTTTACAGCAGATGGGTATTACTGCTGACAAGATCAAAACTTTCAGAAGAGATCAATCTCTCGGAACTCTGCGATCTAACCTCGGTGCAGAGCCTGGCCTTAAACTGTTAAATAAAGCTCAGACAAAAGGTGCAAATCTTACAGAAGGTGACCAGCGAATGCTTGCTATTGGCTTCGGACATACCGGTACTGGCGATATTCGAACAATTCAATCATTCCTTAAAGCCAATCTCGAATCAGCTGGCGGTGCAGGCGAAGGATTAACCTTTCAAGGTCCTGGTGGAGCACAGATAGGTTTGAAAGCTGTGCAAACTATGACAGCCGAACAAGTTATGGCTGATCAAGCTGGAACTCCAATATCGGCAGGCGTTGGGGTAAGAGCTAAGGCCGAAGGTCAAACCGAATTAGACCGACAGGTATATGAAAAAGTTTCTAAGAATATAGACAGCGTTTATGCGGTTTTTAAAGAACAGACCACACAAGTAATGCAGGATCTTGATAAGAACGTTTTGGCAGGTCCTATCGGTGAAATCGGTGATGCTGCACAACGCATTGCTAATGCACTTTCCAGTGCCGCTGATCGTATTGAGGGTAATTCTTCCCATAGACAATCCTCTTCAAAACAGCCGGGTGAATAATGGCGGCAATTAAATTGATAAAGCCAAGTCATCCAGATAGTCATCAACAGGCTCCAAGTCCTATTGTATGTTTCTTACCTTTTACCTATCGAGATACTTATAATAATAAAAAAACATTCCCTGATGTAAGTATTACAGAGAAATCTCTTAGTATAGAAGAGCCAATTGTGGTAGTGAATGATGCCGTAAAAATTACAATAATGAACTCTAAGGCAAATGCCATAGATACTGCAGAAATTTTGCTCATGTCGGGCGATATTAATTATTCAGCAGCAATAGCCCCCGGAGATCATGCATTGATTTGGTTGGTCAACAATCAGGAAGATTATGAAAAAGTTTCAAACGACGTAAAAAACAATCGCGTATCTTTGAATGGCGAAAAGAGCGGCCTTAAATTTATCGGTAAGGTTAATTCAGTACGTCAAATCCTTCAAACTCAAGGGACAGACGGGAAAAAGTTTTATAAATTTAACGTTACTCTGTCTGGATTTTCAGAATTTCAAACACAGGTTTATTATAACGAGCTACTGAGTTCCGTTATAAATTCTGTTGATAAGAATGCCTCTAATGTCCAATTTTTTGCACAGATTAGTGAACAGTATCAGGATCTTTTTAAGTCTATTGAAAATGACGCTAGGTTACCTACGGAGGAATTAATTAAATTTTTTGTTGATGTGTTTATGGGTCCAGGGCCTAAAAACAATGCTTCGGTTATTGACAGTAAGCTAGTTCAAACTCCGAATGCAGCATTTCTTATTCCAACTGAACTTGCTAGATACTTGGGACTCGCCCTTGGAGAAAAGGCAGACAAAAGCCTCGGCTTTCAATATAGCGATATTTTACAACGAATTTTCGGATTACAAAGTTACAGCAGTAATAATATGTTTCCCGACCTGTTCCCTTCAGATCATAACAATTATTTTAAATGTAGTCCGCTCAAGGGTGGAACTCTTATTCCTCCTGCAAACTTTAACAACATAAGTCTTTGGTCTATTTTACAGCAATTTGGCAACCCCGCACTAAATGAAATTTATACAACTTTGAAGTTTATTCCAAATAGGGGAATTATGCCTACGCTGGTTCTTAGACAGCTTCCATTTTCAACTCGATTTCTTGCTAACCAATTTGGTCCTGACGAAATGACTCAGATAGCAAACCTGCCCAGATGGAAGTTAGATGATAATTACCCAGTGAGTCAATACAATCTTGGGACCTCCGACGCTGAGCGATTCAACTTCTTCCAGGTATATACTAATTCAATCTCAGATAATGATTCCCAGAGGGCCATACAACTTCAACTTATTCTTGGTAATGTGCGCACAGATCTTGCTGATATTATTAGATCCGGTCCCCGCATTCATTCTAGTACAAGCGATACGGAAGCTGCAGTAAAAGGTAAAACAATTGATTCAGCTGCCATTAATGAATGGGCAGATCTTATTGCTGATTTCTTTGCCAACGGACACCTCAAAATGAATGGTACAATTACTGTCGCCGGTATTCAAGATCCAATCGCCGTTGGTGATAATTTTCAATTTGATGGTAAGGTATTTCACATCGAAGGCATTCAGCACGTTTATGAAATAGAGCCCACTAAGGGCAATAAAGTTTTTCAAACAACCCTAATGTTGTCGCATGGTTATTATATTAATCCATCAACTGGAGAATTAAATTATATGACCGAACAAGTCAGGGAACGTGCGTTCCAGGCCGATAAGCATCTGCCTGGGTTTACAGATGAGGAAAGATATATAAATGATGTGCCAATATCATCAACTAATGATTCAGCCAATAAACCAACGCAATTACGGAAAAAGATTGAAACCTTCACAAATGATACTGTGACGAGCGCATCAAGTCGATTGAAGGGTAAATATGAAAATAAAGCATAAGGAATTAAAATGGGAATGATACTAAGCGACGGATCGATATTACAGTCGGCATTAAGTTCAGCGCCAAAGACTAAAGCTAGCGACGTTTATAGAATGGACTTCGGCCTTAAGCGTGGCGTTGTAAAGGCTATATATTATCCTGATCAAAAAGAAAACGTAACTAAGCAATTCGTAGAATATGATGTAATTGTTATCGAAGAGCGTGCTGATGGTGCAGCTGCCACTGTAATTTATTCACGTTGCCAAACTATGGATAAATTCTGTACACCAAATGACTTCGAAACATTTGTTCTTCAGTCTAACTCAGAAAAAGATAAGGGCCGATATAAGCAAGGCGCTCAGGTTCTATTGTTGGCAATTAATGGTAATGCGGCTGCCGCTAAAGGTATCATTGTTGGTGGAGTATCTTATCCGTTCGCTACTAAGCCCCAACAGTCTGATGGTAAATATTACGAATCACAATTCAATGGCCTCAATGTAAAAATCGATAAAGACGGTCAATACTCTCTGACATTCAATTCTCCTATCGATGTGAACCGCAAGAAGACTAACGCTAAGGCTGCTGGTACTAAGATGGAGATCTTCAAAGACGGTCGTATGAAGATGAGCGATAACGAAGGTCAGTATTGGGAGATTGACAGAGCCAATCAAAAATCCATATGGGCTAACGGTGCAGAGTCAATTATCATCGACAAAAAGAACAAGAAAATCGATCTCGTCACTAGTGGTACAATGAGCGAAACTATTAAAGACTCTAAGACCACAATGGTTACCAACAAAGATCATTCGATTGAAACTGCCAGCGGATCTATCATAGAGAAATCTGGCAAAGATATCAATCGCGAAGCTAAAGCTAATATCATAGAGAAGGCTGGAGCCAATTGGATGTTCGAAGCTGGTGCCAATGTGATCATTAAGTCCGGTGGTAACGTCCAAATCCAGGCAAGCGGTAATGCTCAACTTAAAGGTGTATTGAATCTTATTGGTGACGGATCAGTTCTTGCGGCTGGTGTCGGTATCAGTCAGTGTTTTGGAATCGGTAATCTTGGCGGACCTGTCATGAGCAATATTATAACTGGATCTTCTACGGTCCTCATAGGTGCATAATGATTTTCAATATAAAAAATACACAGGGTAAGAAAGTCAAAGTCTTCGATCCCCTCGGAAACATAATCAAGAGTGCTGTATATTATTGCGCCATTACACGGGAGGTAAGATTTTTAGCAAACTCCCTAAAGTACCCCACTAAAATCGCCATTCGCGATGGGAAGCCTATAATCATCACGGCGATTTGGGAAAACTCTTGGATTGAAGTCGATGGAGTCAGATATTAATGCCAATTAGTTTTACAGCTGCAGAGAGAAAAGCTATAACTCGACGCCAAATCAGAATTGCTTTGGAGAATTCGGGCTTTGCTTTGTCTATCGCCGCGTTCGCCGGTCAGAGCATAGCCTTATTGCAGGTAGATGTGGCCAACACTGTGTTCTATGATTTCTATAATGGTATCGTCGAAGCATATGAAGGTGAAGGCCGGAAGATGAATGGATTAATTCCTTCACTCTATACTGGTGCCGATATTATTTCGAACGCACAAACACCAAACTTAGATCCCTTTTTTCCAATGACTCCTGCTCCTTCATATATTCGGAACCTTCCACTAATTCAAGATGGTACACATACGAACAATAAAGTGAAGGGTTTCTTCCATCCCACGGGAACTGATGCTAGGTACGAGCAAAATATCCTGAGCAATGGAACTGTCTATGATGGACTCACAGAAATGATCTTCCGGCTTAATAACGGTATATCTGGCGGTGGAGCTACAACTACAACAACTACGGCAATTTCTGCCGGTGTTCAAACTGGCGTAGTTTTAACTGTAGCTGTTACAACCGGCTTTTCAAATGGTGAACTTGTATATATAAACAATGGTGCCGCCTCTGGAATTTATCTCATAACTGGGATAGTACCTGCAACGAGTATTACCGTTAGTAGTGTAGTTCATACGCAGACTGGAATAGCATCAGGAGCAACTATAAAAAATACAGTTGCAGCTTTTACAAACACCGAACGAGAGAACTTAACGTCCAGTCTGTATCAGGAAATACTTACAAATATCACAAATAGAATCCTTTCACTCATTTCTGAATGGGAGACTAATCTTAACTTCCAGGTTACGTTCATTACCGGTAATGATGACGATAGGGCTACTCAGGTTACTCAGAATACTGCAGCTTTGGCTGATGTAAATAATGCAAAGTCGATCATCGATATTTGGCAGGCATTGGCCAGTACCGGCGTTGGTGCCAAATATACATCAGTCGGAATCGCTCCAATCTCCGCAGAAATTACAGCTAGAGCAACTTTTATCTCCGCACGTCTTGCGGAGATTGCAACCGCATTAGGTGGAACATCAGGTGATACTTTGTTTCAATCAGGCGATACATTTGGAACAAACAGCGCAGGTAATCCATATTTCAATCGATATAAGTGGTTGAACTTCAGAATCAATAGGGCTTCAGGATCTCTTCGAAGGTACTATGCCGCAACTCAATCTCAAGGGGCCGTACAGGAATTGTATGCGACGAATGTTTCCCTTCAGAGTGAATACGATTCATATTTCTTAACGAAATCGGTCGTATTTAACGATGGCAGTGCAATTCTTCACATTAAGGATTTGGCTGGATTAGCGCCAAGTGACTCTTTGACTGTTGTTTCAGAAACACAGCCTGAGATTTCAAGGACTATAGTTTCTTTAATGGGAACCACACAAATACAACTTAACGCGCCAGTTCCCAAAACATACAAAACAGATGATATTGCGAGAATATTCAAGACTTTATAAGGTGAATTATGGGTATAACAGACGATTTTGGTAATCAAGTTAGAAAACAGGCTAATCAGAAATTTGGAATTGATAAGGGTTTTATACGCGGAATCAATGAAATTGCAGCAGGTAACGGAGTTTCTTCGACAGATTTAGGATCTGTTATTGGTCAAATGCAAATTCTGGCTGGATTAAATTATAGCCAGTCGATCATGATGCGCGGACTCGATCTTGCTCGCATCGATGCATCTGATTGGAATCGCTTATTTCCATATAAATTTGTAATATTAAGTGCTTCAGAAGATGGCGGATATAAACTTCATCGTGGTTTGGAAGTTACCCTTCCACTTACACCACAAGATTTACAAATTACATCACAGTTCGCTTCTGTACTAGAAGTAGCCAGTCGTGGTATTAACGAGACGCACAATGGATTACGAGTTAAGAATATAAATTTTACGGCCTCCACCGGCATCCTTATAACTCGTCCAACATTTACGCTCGAAGATAAGGTAGACAGTAATATTCAAGCTATTTTTGGTGGAACAGTACAGGCGGTCAATGGATTTCTTAATGCCGTTTCTTCTGTATTTCCTAGCTCACAGGCCCAGTTATCGGATGTTGGTAGTAATGAATTAATATTTAATGGATATTATCAATATCATGCAATCAAAGCATTTCTTGAGTTGTACGCAGATTTAAAAAGTAAACCGAAAGGGCAAGGGTATCGTCTTGGATTAGAACTTGGCAAAGATCGAGTAGTTTATTTAATTACCCCACAATCATTCGTAACTAAAAAAAATGCTGCTTCTCCGATGGAACATATTTACACCTTCTCAGGTGTTGCGTGGGGAACTGTAACCGACATTGGATTATCACAGGGTAAAGATGCTGAAAAGTTCCTTGGAAGCTCAACTTCTGACATCCAGGATATCCTCAACGGGCTCCGCAATGTTCGCAGGGTATTTCAAAGTGCAAAGGATATTATATCTGCCGCAAAGACAGATGTTGAAACGAATATTTTTGGTCCTATTAATAATATCATACTGTCTCTCAAGGAGGCAGCTTCGATCCCTCAGACCATTGCTGACTTTCCAGGCGAGCTTCAAAAATCATTTCAATCAACTATTGTAAAACAATCCGACACATTATCATCATTACTTCCAGGATCACTACAGGCTTCGTTCAAGGCTGCCGTTGCACCATCTCTTGCTGAGTCTAGCAATACTGGATCTGTGTCAGGTGTTGTAGTCACCAAAGCATCAATTCTTCAAGATATAGATTTTACAGATGCAATTCCGGTTAACGGAATAACACTTACACCCGAACAGCAACAAGCGGTTCAGACTGCAATAGATAATGCTGTAAATACTTCAAATAGCGATCTTAAGTCATTAATCGAGAATATCCAAACCATGTCAGATACATTGGAAGATTCAGCGTTAACTCAAGGTATCGACAGTCCATCATGGGATATTTTATATTCCGCTGCCGAAAGTACCACTCACCTTTATGCATTACTGTCAGATAACTTCTTTGGCGTTGCGACGGTTGGTCAACAGGCCGCTGGCGTTAATCCGCTTATCGATTTTTATCAGGGCTATGCAGCTACCGGTGGAATTGAGTTTACTAAGAGCCAATCTAAATTTGCAATACCATTTCCATTCAAAGTTACACTCGAATGGCTATCTCAGAAATATCTTGGAGATGCAACTAGATGGCTTGAGATTGTTGCTGCGAATAATTTACAACCTCCATACATAGATGAGGATGGATTTACCAGAAGCTTTTTAACTAACGGCCAGGACAGACAGTTCAATATAAGCGATGGCAGTAACCTATTCGCTAATCAGTCGGTCTGGATTTTTTCAGATACCAAACCTATGCAAAAGCGAAGGATCAAGGCCATTCAGAAGGTGACAGATACAAATTTTATCATTACTGTAGACGGGGAAAGCGATTTAGGAACTTTCACTCTGGCCGACAAAGCCAAGATGAAGAGTTACTTGCCAAATACCGTCAACAGTCAAAAGCTGATATATATCCCGATCGATCAACCTTCAAACTTTTCTGGCGTCCAAAACACTCCGATTACGTTCATCGATGAATCTCCTGAAATGTTAGCAATGGCCAAAGTTGATCTATTACTTGATCAAAACGGAGATTTAGCCGTATCGCAGGATGGATTTCAGAACTTGGCCTTTGGCAAGAACAACCTGATCCAAGCAGCTAAAATCAAAATGAAGGCTGTCGCCGGTCAGCTATTGCTACATCCTGAATTTGGAGCCGGAGTTGAAGTAGGTACATCAGAGGCGGATTTTTCACTAGAGGTACTGGTTTCTAAGATTAAAGACTCTTTCGCTGATGACCCGCGATTTCAGTCTGTGGACAGGGTAGAGATACAGCAAGAGCCCGGAGTTGTAAGGATGACTGTAATTGTTACAGTTGCCGATAATCAAGGTATAGTGCCGATCAGCTACGAGTTTTCAAAATAAAGTTAGGTAAGAATGTCTATATCTAACCTTGGTATTTTATGAATATAATCGCTAGCTTAGGTCAAAAACTTAATAATAAACTACCCTCCCCACTTCTATCTTCAAATAAATTACATTATAGGAATTAAATGGCAACGCCAGTAACTCGTAGTTTTCGACAAATCTTCAAGGATATGGTTCGCCAGTACGTATTCACATCCGGCGTAACCGACCTTAATAAGGGTTCGGCCAATAGATCTACCCTAGAAGCAGCTGCTTTATCTGACTTTAAGACTCAGGGCGATATTATGGCTGCTCTGGCATCAGTTGATATCGATCGTGCAGAAGATTCCGATCTGGATAAGATTGGGTTCGCAGCTAAGGTTCCGCGCCCACAGGCCAGAGAATCCAATGGTATTGTTACTATATATCAAAAGAATTTCACCAAAATATCTACAAAGGTCTATCAAGGTACTGCCGCACCTCCAGCCGGTTCTGCTACTTTAAATATAGCCGATTCTGCCGGGCTTCCTGCCTCAGGATCTGTTTATATCGGTCGAGGAACAAATAACCTCGAAGGTCCTATAGCCTATAGCTCTATTCTATCTCTTGGATCTTTTTTCCAACTAGTTCTAGTAACCCCGACCACTAAGAATCATAACGTAGGCGAATCTGTAATTCTTGCACAAGGCGGCAATCGCGCAGTCGGTGCTGGTGCTATTGTCCAAACAAAATCCACACTTACTTCACAATCGGTCACATTTAGGACAATTAATTCAGTAACACTTCTCGATGGCGAGATGGAATTGAAAGATGTTCCTGTAATTTGCACACAGGTTGGAAAGATTGGAAATGTTACAGCTAACGCAATTGTAGAATTTGCGAGTGAGCCATTTCCTAATGCGGCCTCAGTAAATCCACTTGGGTTTGTATCTGGCCGTGATGTAATGTCTAATATCGATTATCGAGAACTCATAAAGAAATCAGAGCAATCTCGTGTAAAGGGTACGGATGAAGCCATTAAATTAGCCGCTAACGGCGTCCAATCGACAGATGATAATCAAACTGTTACTTCGGCTGAAATCCGTAAGCCTGCTAATCGTGGAGAACCTTCCATTCTCTTCTTAGATAACTCCACCGGCTATCAACCTATCTTCAAGGGTCAGGGTTTTGAACAGATTATCGATAGCGCAAACGGCGGCGAGAAATATTTACAACTTCAACGTGAAGATGTTGTTCGCGCAACCGTTGTATCGTCTATTGAAACACCATTCGCTATTACTGGTGGAATGACTCTATCTGTTAAGGTCGGCGGCGTTTTAAGTGAGCACATATTTAATGCTTCAGATTTTTTAACAGAAGGTGCAGCTGACACATTTGAGGTTATCAATTCAATAAACAATAATCCAACCCTATTATTCAATGCTCGTGGATTCAGCAACAGCAGGAAGATTGTAATATTTTCTAGATCATTCAAAAATGAGGATATGCAGGTAGCCGTTCCTAGCGCAGGAGTTGACGCAAATGAATTCCTTGGCTTTCCTAAGACACTAACATATTCGCTACGCTTATATAAAAACGATGACCTGCTGATTAAAGACGGAATTATTCCTACAATATACTCGAACGCTCAAAATACTTGGAACAGTTCTATTACCAACGGTGCAACTCTAAAAGTCAAGGTTGATCAAACAAGTTTTCAGGCCATTACATTACTTGACGCCGATTTCGTACCGTTTGGTTATGCTACCGTCAACAAAGATAATGCACTTTCAGCCTGGGCTTCTGTTTTGACAACTAAACTCGCAGGTGTAACCGTGTCCGTCGAGGGCAATAAACTAAAAATGGTATCCAACCTTGGCGCAAACGATAGCGCACGACTAGAAGTTAGTGACAGTCTTGTTGCTAACAGCTTAGCTCAGGGCGACAATATGTTTGAACCTGAGGTATCTCAGGGCGTAACATCAGACTATTCCTTCAACAGATCTACCGGTCAAGAAGAACTCGCCGCTGTAGCAGCAACTAATGATGTATTTACAGCTGGATCTAGATTTACTCGCGGATTTATCGACTCTGGAATTTTTACATCAGGCTCTTTGACACTTACAGCTTCGCCCGTTCCTAAACTTTATTTCATTGTGGATCAAGAAGCTGCTCGCATAAGCGTAAGCCTTTCAAATACTATCACAGTTTCAGTTACTAATCCTTCTTCCAATGTTTGGCGTTACACATTTTCAGTAGCCGGTGTAATTACTGGAGTACTTAGAGATGATATTGTTATTATTACAGATAACACAACTTTATCGGCCAACAATGAAGGTCACTGGAGAGTGAACGCAGTGGACGGCGCTGGAACTTGGTTCGAGGTAGTAAAAACTACAGGAACGATTGAAGGTCCAATTACACTCACGGGTGGAAGTGATTTTATTTTCGTTAGATCCCCCTTCGGAGAAGTTCAAAGTGTTGATCTTCCGAGCGGATTACAAACCCTTACTGCTTTGTCTAATACAATCAGGACTCTTCAAGGATTAACTGCTGAAGTTATTGGTGGAAGAAAGATCAGAGTATCTACGTTGTCGTTTGATCCAGACGTAGGTCACATCTTCCTGGCCGGTGAGAACACTAATGCTACTACTCTTGGCTTCGTCATAGGTGATTCCGATACATCCGAGATTAGCCACACAGCCTTTAATACAAGTCAAAAGGACCTTACCTTCATAGAATTCTTTCATGACTCTTTCGCAACTGGTGATTCATCTACTCCATATACATCTGTCACAACTACTGTCAATCTTGACACTGCCGGGTATGAACCAAATAATAAAATTGGATTTCTAAACCCATATGGTACAAAAATATCCTCTAATCGCAAAATGAACACAGATATTGACAATATCAATGGTGTAACCCTTTCATTGCGTGACTCTGCTAAGCTCCGTGAAATTATTGCAAGCGATCGTTATTATACTGGCATACCATTCAACTTTAATGCGTTGGATAATATGGTCGTAGTGCTTGACAGCGACACGATAAACAAAACTTTCAATATAAAGATGGGTCGTCTTGCTAAGATTTACAGTTCTCCCAATGCATCTACATTTAAGGCATACGACTTAGACTTCGGACCCACAGCTAATTTCCCATCTGGTTTCGGTAATAATTTCAATTTCGCCGATTTCAAAATGCATTTGAAGGCTCGAAGGGTTTTCGATCCATCTGGTGCAAACAATAAGATCATGGTTAGATCCGCACTGTTTGGTCCAAGCGGAAATAGAACTCGTGTGGGATTCTTTTACCCTCAGTCTGACGCGGCTGCAGTTAGTTATTCGGCTGCCACTGGCAGTTTCACCGATATCCATATTATACTTGCCTCCGGCGCGTTGCGCACGGGCGGTACGTGGGATTCCACTACAGAGTTTGACGTAACAAATCCAGGTGGAAGCACTTGGCGGTATACTTGGAATACAGTTGGCACCGCACCTAACTTCTCATCTGCAAGTATCCTAGTTGGAGACATTGTAAATATTTCTTCCGGCTCTACATTCAATTCTGCAAATGTCGGAACGTTTAAGGTTACTGGCATCACGAACACCTATTTTGAGATCACCAATTATTCACCAGGATTTGCTGAAACAGGACGCACACTTAGCTCAGCTGCATCACTAAAATTCTTCCCACTAGATGCCTCTGCCAATACAGCAACATTAATTGGAACATTTATCAATACTACGACAACCTCGGTTGAATATATTACAATTGCCCAGCTTGAAACTGGTGCAGGAGTAATCAGTACTTCCACAAAAGATGAGACTGTCGGAGTTAATGAGGTTCTTGAGCTTCAAGACGGTGAGAACTGGATCAGTTCTAGCAGTATCGGCACCACCATCACACCAACAAATGATTTCACATTAAAACGCTCTTTAAATGTTTTTGGAGCGGACTTCCTTAGTGAAGAGTTTTATCTAGTACCTACAAGATCTGAACACTTAAATAGATTTCTCAATCGATTCGCCGTTACGGGCCTTTCTTCGCTAGGTAATATATCTCAAGCTACTGACGCTAAAGCAGTTGAGATCTACAGCACTCTATTCGGTTCCGATGGCACTGTATTTGTTACAGGTGGATCTGGCAATGAAGTAAGTGCTGCGGTCACTGAATCTGCGGCTGTTGTTGACAGCAGTTTCGTTAAGTTTGGAATTGCAAAATCTGCATCATCCGGCTTCCATCGTGGACAGTGGTTAAAAATTGAAAATACAGACACCCTTGCAAAAGATACAAAATTCAGGTCGGCTACTCAGATCACTTGGAATGCACAATTTCCAGTCGTCGGCCAAACAACTATCAGTATTCCTAATAGTACTGCTGGTAACGTATATCAAAACGGCTTCTTCTGGACTAATCGATATCACGATAGCGATGTTACAACTCAGTTTAGGGTTGAGAAACAGGGTCCGTTCGTAGCCCTTAGCTGGACTGGAACAGGCACTGCACCTTTATTCACAAAAACTTTTACATTAACTAACCGGGCACGCACGTCTGGAGTGTCTACTGTCACAACATCCGCCGCTCACGGCGTTGCAACTGGGAGTTCAATTGAATTGGTTATTTCAGGGGTCAACGATAGCTCCTTTGATGGTACGTTTAGGGCTACTGCCGCCTCACCTACAACATTTGATTACAGACAGGATACTCTTACTAACGTTGTTTCTGCTGCTACTGCTGGTAGTGCTGTACGAAAGGTAAAAAAGACCGATCGTATTAATTTCAGTGGAGCCTTCAGTACTGCAAACCAAGGCGAATTCGATGTCGTCGGTATTTACGGCGCATCTACGATTTATTTCATGAACAATAACGTTATTGAAGAAGATGTAATTCTTTCAGCCAATTCAAATATCAAAATTTACGATTACGATTCGGTCAGGCCGGGCGACTCTTTCTCTGTAGGATCTACAATTCTTGATTCTATATCTCCATTCGAATCACATCAGGGATCTTTTACAGTAGCTTCGATTACCTCAAGCGAGACCGAGATTGTCATCACAAGTTCTGCCGCTCAGGATGTCACGGCTGTTACCTTAGGATCTGATTTTAATACAGTAAGATCTATTGAACAATTTCCTTTCTTGATGTATGGTAAGATTCAGAACACTTCTGCATCACCACCTAACTCAAACAATACGGATATTATTATCGAAGGACTTGAGCTTCCTACAAAAATTACACCTTCAGCAGGAACCGGTATTTCATCTGTGTCAAAACTGAATTTTGACACTTCAGTCAATTCCGGTGAAGATTCATATAAATATTACGGTGGATTAATTAGCGCAGTCGGCCAAAAGATCCGTGGTAAAGCCTCGGACCCTATCACTTATCCTGGTGTGGCTGCTACCGGCTCGTTCATTGAGATCGATGCTGCATTAGAAAAGCGCATTCAGCTTTCTATTGTAATTAGAAATAGAACCGGTACACCGTTTTCTATAGTTAAGTCTCGTGTTCAGTCTGCAGTGGCAGCCTATGTAGATTCCGTTGGAGTAGGCCAACCGGTCGTATTCTCTGAAATCGTCGTTGCCGCTCAGTCTATTGATGGAGTTCAAGCAGTGGCTATTTCAAGTCCAACATATAATTCAAGTAATGACCAGATTATTTCACAACCAGACCAGAAGCCCTTGATTCGCAATATAGATCAAGACATTATCGTAAGTCAGGCCGCATAATGAATATAATTAATACTGCAGAACAATGGAACACGCGATTTGGCGATCGTATCACTCCTTTGATGGGTGAACGTGGTGAGCGAAATCTATTACAGCGCAAATTCTACAGAGTAAATGAGCAACAATTCTGGTTGAAGCTACATGATAGTAGATATCATATTAATAGGTATGGACAAAAACTAAACTTATACTCGTGGAACAAAGACGAATGATCATTATAGGCCGTCCATATTGTTTTACTGATTCTGAGAGATCAATTACACCTATTGCTAGTTTTGGATGTATGGATGTAATTAGCAAAATTCATGCACACAGACAAGGGATCTCTCTTCATGAAGATATGGTATTTCGAAGTAATCATGAAGTTGATATCTACGACAGTTGGCAGAAATTAAATAAGATGGTTTACGCAAAAGTATGAATTTTATTGGACAGCCGTGGCAAACAACCAATGCAGATCGAATCATTCATCCTGGCAATCTTGAATCCAATGCAGAATATTTAATGAATAATGATCGAGAAGTTTTAAATACTTATGACCACTACGCCATGCGTGCAGCAGACCAAGTTAATAGAAGGTCGTGGCGTCTCAACACAGTGATACTCGATGATTAAAATAATAGCCGGAGTAACCTCCCAACATTTGTCCAATAATTCCATACGGGATTTTACTGGTAAAGGGTTCGTCAATGATGATCATATTAATGCATACGAACGACACGGACTGAATAGCCTTAGAAGAATCGTTATGTATTTGAATTTTAAGGCCACTGGTGTTTCACCTGCACACAAATATTTAAAGTTAAATCAAGTTGATATAGATGAATAGTCACCCCAAACAAATCAAATTACATTACGTAAACTGGTTAGAAAACGACTGGCAGAACCTAAACGAGGCTTTCGGTAAAGAATGGTCTGATGTGCGCCATCAGGATTCGGCTTATCATACTGGTACTACCGATGAAAGGGTAAACGCGTATGGAGATTTTATTAATCGCTGTTCCGTTATGGTTCATCAACCTGGACCATACTGCGCATTCCGGCCTGAAGATAGATCGGTTTCAACTTCAAAAGACATGTTAGAAGTAATAAGAGAGTTTTTCGATGAGTGATAATCCCACAATTTCACAACGAATTAGAGCCTTACTAAATAAGGTTATCAAGGGCAAATTTACAAATGCTATGATAGAGGCGCTTGCCGTTGGTGATGGATATAATGACCAAAATATTATCGCCCTCAAAGATAATTTATTCATTGCTACAGCCGAGAAACGCTTTCTCGATAAACTCCTAGCTGCTAAGGGCATCATCCGTCCGCCTGGCGTTGGTATCGATGACGATAGTTTTCGCGACCTGGCTGTCTCTATTACGACAAATCAATTAGTAGCAAATATTTTCTTCGAAGTCCTTGAATTGTTTTATGGTGAAGATGCCGTTAAGTCTAATGTGTTGGCCGTTATTGAAGAACCTTATCCCCTCGAAGACGGTATGGATATTTTCATTAAGCAGGACGGTAATGATACGCCTCTCAGAGTTGAGTTTAAGGCTGCAGATTTCCAAAACATCGCTACGGCTACTTCGATCGAAATTGGTTCAATAATTTCTCGTGAAGCTATCAAGGCTAACTACACACTTTACGCCACTGATTTCTTAGATGCTGCTGCTGGTAAAACTTACGTACAACTATTCTCAGGTACACGCGGACCAAAGTCTGCAATCACGGTTACTGGTGGATCTGCACAGAATATTTTCCGTTTTCCAACATTGAAGCCGACTACACAGATGGCTACCACTCAGTTTACGGTCACTGTAGAGGGTGGATCTTTAAGATATACGTGGACTGCAGGTAGTGATCCGGGATTACAAAACGTTGAGGTGGGTGATTATGTAAATATTAAATCCCCTCCGTTCCCCGTGAACCAAGAAGGTAGTTTTACGATTACCGCTATTGTTCCAGATACTGTTGGTCTTGGATATTTTGAAGTAAGGAATCCAATAGTTCAAACCGGAGGCGTCGTAAATCTTGCAGACCCGGATGACTTAAGATTTTTCGCACCTAAACGAAATACACTCAATGATCTCACTCGCTTTGCTACTATGTATGAAGTTAATCCATATGAAACGGTTGTATTTTTGCCAGCCACAACTAAAATTGTAAAACGTATCTTGAAGGGCGGGTGGCACATTCACGAGGATGCTACTGATCAGGGTTATTTAGGTGCTTATTTATTTAACCCCAAGTCTGGATTCCCAATCAGCAAAACATCTGTACCGCTCAATCAAGTAATTAATGCTGGTCAAGTATATAGCGTAATTTCTACAAACGGTTCGTCAACTGAATTTCCAGATCAAATTGGATTTTTGGTATTCGACTTTGGAACTTCCAATCAAGAAGGTCCGATCAGATACCTTGGACGGCCATCGAACAACACTTTGCTGCTTGACGCATCATACACTTTTAAGAAGACACATGCAGTAAATGCTGATATAACATTGGTGACGAGCACAAAACCATTTCAACCGAGGGTTGATGGCAGAGACTATGCCACTTACTTAACCGGTACGACTAAAGGCCGCATTGAAGCTGAAAATCTTTCGAATAGGCTGGTCGCAGCTGGTATTTTTCTCAATATTTTGATAGTATATCCAGGGGGACCTGGACTAAATGACATTACTCAGGTGTATGCAGGAGATCAGACATAACCCTTGACATAAATGAAAGGATAATGGATACTGCAGCACTCAATTAACCATATATTTGGAGACTACAGTGATCTATTTTATACAAACTGAAGATGGTCCGATAAAAATCGGATACACTACTTCTGTAAAAAAACGAATGAATACTTTACAAACATCATCACCTAAAAAACTTACATTGCTTGCGGAAATGCAAGGCAGTAGAACCTTTGAACGAGAAATTCACAATAAATTCCATCATATCAAAATGACCGGAGAATGGTTTCGACCAGAGCAAGAATTAATGAATTTTATTCAAGACCTTAAGGGGACCGCAACCGCTACTGGCGAACGCAAAATAGTGCTACTTCCTAATTTAGCCCGACAAATGGTGAACATGGGAGAAAACATTAAACTTGCAAGACTTAGACGAAATCTTTCCGCTGCAATGATTGCCGAACGCGCCGATATAACTCGAACAACCCTGAGATCTATAGAGCGAGGTGATGCCAGTGTTTCTATTGGTAACATTGCCAAAGTATTATTCACCCTTGGACTTTCAGAAGATTTGGAAAAATTAGGGTCTGACGATATACTTGGTAGAAAACTTCAAGATATCGGATTAAGTAGAAAAAGAATCTCTAGTAAGTAAGGGGATTTTTGGTAAAAAGAGTGACTGAATGGGTAGTTTGTGGTAAAAAGAGTGACTGAATGGGTAGTTTGTGGTAAAAAATCAATGCGGGGAAGAGCACCGGGCGCTCGTTGGCCTCATAAGCCAAAGAGAAGGTTGGTTCGATTCCACCCTCCACAACCAATTTTACACAAAATCCCAACATCTAACATAAAAGGTGACACAAGGTTTATGAAACCATATGGATACAAAAAACTCAAAAATCCTCCAGGTGATGGATGCTTCCTCTGCACACGGGCACGTAAGACTACCAAAACTGCTGCTCGACAAAAAGCTCGAACAGAGGCTCGTCGTCACATGGCTCTTTCAAAGGTCTTGGACGATGATGAGGACCGGAATTAAGATCGGCAAAATGAAAGATTACAGAGTTAAATTCCAAGCTGAATACAGGAGTTTGGATGTCAAACCAAAGAAGCGAAATCGCAAGTATATTGAAGGCTCAAATCGCGTAAAAGCCAAGAAACAAATTAAGAAAGAGTTAGACAGGGAAGATAAATGAGTCAAGTAGACATAATTGTAGGTGCAGCGGTAAGGTTGCTCGTCAACGGCAAGGTCATTGGCGTAGGTACCTCTGTATCTATTCAACGAGATCAGGGCGTTAAGCCGATCTTTGGTATTGATACCCCTGTCGCACAAGAAATTGCAATTACTGGCCCCTACACAGTTCGCGGTCAGATAACCGGGCTTCGCACGAGAACTACAGCTGGTTTTGATGGCTTGCAGGTTATAAACGCATCAACCTTATCAGATTACTTTAATCAAAAATATTGCACACTTGAGCTTGTAGACCGTAAGACTAATATAGTGTTTGCCAAGGTAAGTAAGGTCATATTCAATTCAGATACTATGCAGGTGAATGCCCGTACTGTTGTAACAATTACGGCCAGCTTTATAGGCACCTATCTAACAAACGAACTAAGTCAAAAGAGTGGTAAGTAAGGTTCAGACGGTGATCAGAGGATTCTTTAATCAAATCGCTAGCTTAGGTCAAAAACTTAATAATCTACTATCCCCTCCTTTCAAATCACTCTTTGAATCCCAATAATTAAAGGTACCCATGTCCGTCAAGCAAAGATTTAACTGGCTCGATAATATGCGCGTAGACAAGCCGCATTTAAAATCGGTAGACGACTCCGTTCTATTTGATTTTAAGTCCTTGTTACAGGGCTTTATCTCCGATACTCCATATATTCTTAGAGGCTTTGATATCAACAATCCAGGTGCTGCCATTAACGGCAATGCCTCGAATCTTCAGGTTATTGTCGATACCGCAAATATTTGGATGCCATCCGAAGCTGATGGGGCATTTCTCAGGGTTGTAACTGGTCAAGCTAATGAGACCTTAAGTTCTGCAAATGTTAACGTAAGCGGATCTTTCACGGCCTCCGCAATCAATTATGTTTCTGTAAAGTTTACCAGGGCTACCGATCCAACCACTAATGATCTCGTTGCCTTCTGGGATGTGGATGCAGAAGTAGAATTTACAAAAACAGTTCCGCTCGGTCTTGTACTTAATTATCAATTTGTAATTAATACGGCTGGATTCAGCACAAATTCTCCGATCGCTATTATAAGCACTGATGCCTCAAATAATGTCACTTCGATATCCAATGCAAAAAATTCAATGTTCCGTTTGGGCAAAGGCGGATCTTCTCCAAGTTCTTCATATAACTGGGCTTACCCGGTAGCTACTGAGAACCCTCTCACTTTAACTGCCTCTGGCGGCCCTAATCCATATTCTGGCGGCGACTGGGAAATCAAAGACTTCAAGTCCTGGATGGACGCAGTAATGACCGAAATTAAAGCCATGAAAGGTTCTGCCTTTTGGTACTCGGCTGGATCATCTGCCCTACCAGGAGTTAATCTCCCCGACTCATGGTTTGATGCGAACGGCTCAAATCTTACTGGTGTTGGTGAATATCAACATGACGATGCAATTGCCGGTAAGCTTACCTGGACATCAAACGTATACCTTAGATCAGTTATCGGACCTTTAACTTACACAATTCCCGCAAATAACGTCACGCTTAGTGATACTCAGGTTGCATATATCCAACTTATTCGTAATCAAGATTTCCAACCGGCCAATACATTCACATTCACCAACGGATCTGCAATTGTTTCAGCTACTGCAAATGTTACTGGTATCGTTGCTGGCGATTGGATTAAATTCGACGCACACGACCTTGGTAAGTGGGCAAAAGTTTTAACTGTTGTAACAAATACAGTTACACTCACCGCAGTTTATACTGGAGCTAATGCTATTGGCAAAGCCCTGAGAGCACAAGGTTCTTATACGATGTCCTTTGCAAGTCCGACCTCTGTCCCTGCAGACGCAAACGTTTATTGGATTGCAAGGCGAGACGATAACGCAGTTACCTCCTCTACTATTGAAACAATTGCAAACTCAGGTGCTACTCGCACGAGCAATATTGCCACTATTAAGACTACCGCTGCACATAACTTAGTTGAAGGACAAACGGTCAGTGTTTCTGGAGTTTCAGACACCTCATTCAATGGAATATTTGATATATTATCAACCCCAACCGCAACTACATTCACATATACCAATCCAGGTTCAGATGTAGGATTAACTACAGCTGGCGGTGGATCTGTTAGTGTTCGAGCAAAAATTTATCTACGCGCACTTGGAGAGTTGATCCAAGGCGAACAGCGTCAAATCGATGATAGTATTAGTGAAGATCTTTTAGAGGCAATAGGTCTATCTAGCGAAACATCAATGCCAAACTATGCTTCATTTTCTTCTGGATCACTTAATCTTCCAAACTATAATACTGTAGCGAACGAATCAATTGTAGTTAGGGTTGCAAAACTTACAGCGATGCTTGCGGATATTCAACAAAACTACAATGTCTCTATTGATCCAGGATTATTTACTTGGAGTGGAACGGATATCACCATCACATCAGCAAAACTTAGTATCCCAGGTACAACTATTGGCGCGGCTGCAGTTACAATTAACAATCTTGCCTCTACGGCTCTGGCCGATGGCGAATGTCTATATGTTGACATCAGCCGAACGGTTGGTGCGGCTTTGACACTTTCATCTCCAACCGCATTAACCCTATTAACTCCATGGCAACAAAGACTTGTTGTTGCACGCAGAATTGGTTCTGACATCTTAGCGAGGGCTTCGTAATGAGTAAGATCTTATCGGGTTCTAAAGTACAGAATCCTACAGACCTTTTGCAGGGTTCCGCAGTTGATCAGTTAATTGATCGCGGCGCACAAATGTATTCAGACCAGCAAGCTACCTTCACTGGTACTGGCATTCTGTTTACCCGTCCAATGTCTGTTAGATTCCAAGATGAAGCTGGTAAATACCACTCAAACACAATCAGATTCGATGTTGTTGATCTATTCCAGGCAATACCGGGCACAATTCCATTAGCTGACAAACAGTCAATCGTTTGTAGACTAGACAGAACGACTACAAACACAAAATCAATCCTCACTGCCGTCCGTGTATCGAACATCACAACCTTCACAACTACTGTTGTGCATGGATTACAGCTTGGTGACATACTTACGGTCAGTGGCATGACCAGCTCGACCTTCAATGGTACGTTCAAAGTCCTGACCATGCCCACCACTTCTTCATTCACAGTTATAAATGTTGGTGCGAACGATACATCAACAATCAATGGCTCTTTACTTTCACGTAACGTAATATTGACCGCTGCAGCATATTCACCTACCGAGCCAAACTTAGCCGCTGGTACATATTCAGTCGTCAACACCGAAGATCTCAAAGATATCTTCTTACAAGAAAAAGACATCGTAATTCTCTTCCGAAGAGAAGATACAACTGATCTATTGCCGGTTGTTATGTTGCCACTTCACAAGCAATTATTGGAAGCTGGTCAAACAGTATTCCTTGGTGCTTCTGGATCAGGCGGTGGTGCAGGCGATAGCCTCCAAGCTGACATGAAACGTCGATTGGGTCTTAGCACCTACGAATCTCTTCACGTTAATGACATTGAAATCCGTAAAGACGTTCGAATTGATCTTCCAAATTCTACCGGCGCGTATTCTCCTGCAGATAAAGCATTCAAATTCACATCTATTGGCCAAACAATGCGCTCGTATGAGATGCTTGATCCTGAATTTCTCTCAAAAGGTATCGATCTTCAAAAGGTTGAGTTCACTCATCGTTGGAAGCCAATATATCTTATAGTTGATTCAATTGCCAACTCTGGTGCTGTTCGTACTACAAATATTGCCACTATCAAAACTACCACTGCCCATGGATATATTCCCGGCCAATCAGTTGTCGTTGCCAATGTAAGCGATGCTTCATTCGATGGAACATGGGTAATTGCCACAACTCCGACAGGAACTTCATTCACATACGCAAATACTGGTGTTGATGTCGCTGCAGCTACTGCTGGAAGCGGGACAGTCAATGCAGTACAAGCCGCAACGTATCAAGCAACTCGCGATGGCGTTGAATTCCAAACAGTTTCTTTGACTCAGATCGGCAAAACCGATACTCACGTTGGAACACACACATTCACTGAAGAAGTTACACCTCAAACACTCCAAACATATGATGTAAGTAATGCAAATATCAACAATATACTCAATGATTCAGCCGCGATATCTCGTGCCCAAAAATTTGCCGTTACACACACAGAGACAGCACGGTTTTTAACGCTTTATTTGAACAAATTGGAATCAGCCGGTAACTTAACCGGACATTTCTATGTTCGCGTCGTTCGAGATGATGCAGGACTCCCATCTACAGATCCAAATGACATCGTAAAAGAATCAATCAGCTACGACATCGACACTCTCGCTACCGGCAACATCTCAGTTGTTGTAGACGTAAGTCTCTGCACATTGGTTGCTGGCACTTACTGGTGGGAAATCATACCAGACGCTGAATATCAATCATCCTACCTTGGTGGAACTCGCGAACTTCGCGTTCGTGGCGATACCACTCCTAGTACGTATGATGGTGCTCAACAAAACCTTGCTGGAGTCTGGTCTTTAACTGCCAGTAATGCAAATACATATCTATTGACTGGCCGTTTATTGACCATGAAATTCCAAGTTACGGCTTCGGCTGCGAACTTGTTGTCAATTGGATACGGAGCTTTGTTCGAACCGCTTGTCGGAACTACACAGACTCTCTATCCAAAAGAAGTTCAACGCTTCACATTTAGTGGAGATGAGAATCGAGTATTGTTTACGCTTGGATTCTTACCTGACCCTGATCTTTTAGTGGTTTATGACCCCAAGAGAGGTCAATCTTACGTTGTCGATGATGATGTATTTAGAATCGTAGGCTTTAACGTAACATTTGAGCCTAATACTTTTGATTTCCCAGGTGAAGAAATCAAGCTGGTCTTTAGTCAGATTGTTGGACAAGGTTTCGATAACTCAGATCAAAATGCAAACGCAATCGCAGAGATCAACAGTAATTTGATTGATCTTGGCGAAGAGTTAGCGGCGTTGTCTAATTCAATGATTTTGCCGAAGATCCCAGCTCCGTTCACATCTATCCAGAATCGTGTTTTGATGGTGGATCTTACACAGGATCTTAAATCGAAACTTGCACCTCAGAGATTCCACGCTCAGCAACTGGTACTTATGCCTAACGAGCTTGGTCCTAACGGTGAAGCCGTATGGGGATTAGCTAACGATAAATTTGGTCAAGTTCGATTCGTCGGTACTTGGACTATGATTGCGAGCACAGAAGGATGCCATCCTCTCGGTGCTACGGCTGGTGATTACGTAGAAATTTCATTTGCTGGAACTGGAATGAACTGTTTGGCGATTGGACAATCTCCTCGTGACGTTCGAGCATCCGTTGATGGAGGAGCGCCTGGCGTAAATATATTCAGCTTATCAAGCTCTGTTCTCCTTAGTCGAAACTATTCATCAAACGAAGTAAATCCAGTCACAACAGGCCTCACATATGGAATGCACACAGTAAAATTGACAGTCACAACAGCAAACTTCCACTTCATGGGATTTGAATCGTTCACATCAGAATCAACAGGCCTTATCCGAATCAATCCAGGATCTCAATATAATAAGGGAAAGAAAAGAACTTTAGCTTCACAATTCACTACGGCATACAACGCAAGCTTCGACTCTGGAGTCTTAGCTGCTCGCGGTGGTAGGGTTGCAATCTTTCAAAAATTAGATGGTTCGTTTGGTAAATATGTTCAGCCGACCGATGAAACGTCTCAATTTATCAATGATGCAACTAATCCAACAGATCACGCTAATGAAGAAGTTGCAAGAATTTACAATTTCAGAGAGTTTGGGTATGGACTTTCTACTGACTTTCAAACCTTAACAGGAACTATAGCCGACAAATCCATGATCCTTGACGATGGCGTCACTAGTTTAGTGTGCAATGATTGTAATACAGACCAAGTCGGTGTTAAGGACGCATTGGTAAATGCTCAAGCAGCCGGTTCATTCTGGACATTCACATGGGTTGGAACAGGAATCGATATATTTAATGCTCACACGCTTGTACCTTCAGTAAACTTTCCAGTTTTAACTCTTGATGGAACACAAATCGTATCTGGAGGCACAAACAGATTCACTGCTAATAGCTGGCAAAGAATTGCATCTGGTCTTCCATACGGAACACACACATTAAAAATGGCTCAGGCTGTTGGTGGTACAGGATTCAGAGTTTCTGACTTTAAAGTTTATAGACCAATGACTCCGGCTGCTCCAGCTAATGCAATTATCACTGATATATATGACATTCCAGCTACATACGTAGGAACTGGGATAACTGGAACAACAAACGCCGCTAACATTCAAGTCGCGACAGGCGTCATCTCTAAAGCCGCAACTCGCGAACATGTTTTTGTTGGGGCTTGGCTGATAGATTCACCACCAGACCCAACACTGTTTTCTCAATCTATTGGTGGTGGTACTGATTATCGAACTAATTTCTGGGGAATAGGTTTCGTGATTCACCTTTCAGACTCAAGTGCTGGAACATATGACTACACCGTATCTATCGATGGAGTTCTTAATGCAACAGGCGTTGCTAGATCTAACTCATCAAACCTTGGTGGTGGATCTTACCGCGTAACTTCAGTGGTGGGCGCACAACCAGCTCGTGTTGAGTTTACCGGACTGTCGATGAATAAACATACAATAATCGTTACTAAAACTGCAGGTGCGGGTACATTTAGACTTCAAGCTATGCACTTGATCATGCCGATCTATTCTCATCAAAACTCTGGACCAAATGTTTACCAAAACATGTTGACAGTTGGGTCTAGTGGTATGACTGACATGAGAAAATTTACTCCTGCAGATGATCCAGACAAAGCGGAATTCTCAAAAGCTAGCGGTATCACTTCTGCCCCTACGACAACATCAACATCATATGTGCCCTTATTCGAATGTTCAAATGCTATCTACACCACAAAAAGAAAATTAAGAGTAAAGTTCCAAAGCCCGTTTACTACCAACGCAGGCAACCAAGACGTATCAGCGGCCATATATTTAGACGGCATAAGGGTTGCCGAAGTGAACGCTACAACCCCATCGGCAACCTATAACTTTGAGCTGTCTATGAATCAGACCTTCCCAATAGCTCCTGGATTCCATCAAGTTTTTATATTTTGGAAGACTAATGCCGGTACAGCAACGGCATCTGGAAACACTGCAGCTACAAGACTCATTGAGCTTGAGGGGGTTGACTAATGGCAACACAAATCACCTCACAAAATAGAGATCAAAGGCTTGGACAGCTTACTCATTCGGCTGGCAATATAGTTCTTGCCGCTTCAACAATTCATATTGGAGCACTGCAATATACAACAGATACGAGCAAATCGGTTGCGCTTCCATCTTTGATCGCTAATACAAGATATCAAGTGTACGCAGTAGACAACGGTGCAAGCGACGTTGCTTTGGTGATCTCAACAAACGAAAACTCAGTTGGTCCTGCTAGCTACAACAAATGGAAGCTGGTTGGTTCACTTTATGCCGGAGCGACAGCATTTGGTAGTTTTGCTAATATTAAAGGATCGCCACGAACAGAGAGCATAGCATATACTCCACCATTGACAGGATTGACTGGACCAACTGGAATTGTATTTTTTTGGCGAAGGGATGGTAAAAGAATATATGTATGGGGAACCGTTGATAGCGTAGGTACAGTGACCGCCACTGATGCTAGAGTTGACCTTCCTACAAATTTAATTGTCGATACTATAAATTTGGATACCGGAAAAACTCCAATTGGCCATGTGACAAGAACTAGCAACGCTGCGGCTACAGCCATATTGAATGATGGTCTTATATTTTGGAATACCACCTATACCAATGCTATGTCTCTCGGAAGGTTAAACCAAGGCGCTGGGAATACTAACATAATTCAAGCCGGATGGGATACCTTTACCTCTTCTAGTTTTGGATTAATTGTAACAGCGTCAGCGGGACTACCAATTACAGGCTGGTCCAACACTCCAATAGAGGATTTATAATATGTCAGCAGGAATGACAGGCAACAGAAACGACAATATTAAGAGAAGCGATCTATTCGCTGACTCTCTTATTCCATCTGTTGGATTCAAAAACATTGAATGGAAACACCAGGCGACTGATGGTCAAACTGTCATTGATACCACTTCTTTGACTGCTCCTCCAATTGCTACGGCGAATGGATTCTTACAGCCAACGCTTTCTGATCTCGCTTCTGTAAATATGAAGCAGTTTCGAAAGAATCTTACACTCATAAGCTCTACTGGTAAAACACTTACCGACTATGTTGACTACAGGGTAACGGATTCCCACACACTTGTTCTTTCTTCACCTGCAATCGAAGGTGAGATCTTCACTGGTCGCATCGAAGCCAATCCACGGAATGGAACGGCAATGCTCGATGCAAGGCCTTTGGTTTTCACTGGAACATTGGCCGCTGGCAATACAGATTTCAACATTGGACCTTACCAAATCGGAGCTTATCTTAACTTCCAACACGGTACAGTAATGATTTTCATTGAGAATCAATTGGCTTATCGTAACGATAACAACCAAGCACCCGGCGCTGGCATTAATGGGGATTATCAAGAAATAGCAAATATCATCAGATTCAATACTGCAGATCTTTCAAAGGATCGCAGCGTGTCAGTGATCTCTATTGGTGCATTGGTTGAATCTCCAGATGGGAGTCAACTCGCAATGCTGGATAGTCTAGCTGGACAGATGGATAAAATCATCGAAGTCTTGGCGGCTGTCAGTGGTCAACCGGAATCTTATTTCCAAGCTGCACCAAATCAAGCGGATCTGAAAGCTTTTGGCGATAGAGTTCTGACTCTTGAGAGAATTTATGACGTTAGCGTTCCAACTCTTACAAATTGGGCTTCAGTGACAATGACACACAATTGGGGAGCTAATGCAACCTTGACTGCTCTTCGTAGACAAGTTGGGGACTCATATGAATATGAGTGTAAAATTTTACTTAGTGGGGCACCAACTGCAGTACAGTTGTCTGTTATATTACCTTCTGGTGATGTAATTGATACGTCAAAAATTACAGAATTAACTGGCACTGGTTCGGTATTAGGTATTGCTAATTGTCGAGATGCTGGAACTGAAATTTATGGACCTGCAATAGTAAACTATGAATCGACAACTACGGTATATCTCCAAACTGGAGAAGCTACGGCTGGGCAGTTAGATAACGTAAGCAGCTCGGTTCCTTTTGCCTGGAATACATCAGACACGTTAAATTTTACTTTCAGAGCCCCAATTATTGGATTGACTGCAACTCAAACTATTAGACAGATTTTAGGATTATAAGATGGCAGGCGCACGAAGACAATCAAATGATGAAATAGAAACAAGGTTGAATGATCTTGAGTCTATCTCTGGAGAGAATTTATCAGCCTTAAGACAATATTCTATAACCGTTACCGGAGGTTCGAGCTGGGCCACAACTAGGGCTGTGGCAGTTCCCTACAAAACTATAGATGGGACTTGGAGAATTAGAATCAATGTTGCGGGAGTTACCACTACCACAACAACGCTCACTTTGACAATTACTGGAATAGTATTTAAAACGGGGTTCTCTCAAGCTCTGGCTGGTTCTTCAGATAATTTTCAAGGTATGAGATGTATTGGCAATGGTGGAACCAATACCATAACCATAGCTTCCGCAACTTCAGATACCCTTTGGTATGTTTCTGGAGATGTTGAACTAAATGCTCAACCAGCGTTTGTTATTTAAGGAATCAATATGGCAAGTAATCAACAACTAACACCAAGACTGAATAGACTGGAACCAAACATCGTTATTGACGGCGGTATGGAGATCTGGCCTGAAGGAACTTCTAGATCCGTAGCCAGTGGCTCCGATCTTTATGGTGCAGTTCTATTTAGAAACGCTAACGACTCATCTTCTGTAACTTTGACAAACTCTCAACAAGACTCTATCCCTGCTGGAACAAACGTACCGTTCTCTAATCAGGTCTCTAAAACCGCTTCAGGAACTCTAGTGCCTGGAACAAGAACCATGCTCAGATATTTTGTTGAAGGATATGACCTGAACAAATTATTGAACCAAGAATTCTCGGTTATTTTCTGGGTTAAGTCTACCGTTGCAGCGAATAGAAGTTTAGTTCTAACAAACGGAACGGCAACACATTCTTTTGTTCAACAGTATAATATTGCATCAGCTAATACTTGGCAGTTACAGGTATTAAAATTTTCTGCATTAAGTTCATGTCCAGGCACCCTTGATAGAGTCAGTGGTTCAGGACTTCAAGTTAGATTTGGCATCGTTAGTGGATCTACTTTCCAAACAAGCACTCTAAATTCTTGGGTTGCTGGGAATTTTAGCTCTGGAACTGGTGAAGACACTACTTGGCTCACGGGCACAACTCACGATTTTAGCATTGCCGGTGTGATGATACTTCCTGGCGACTGGACATCGTTGACGTCTAACGTCTCTTCATATAACTTTCTAAGAGCTGGAAGAAACTTCCAAGATGAACAGTCAATGACACAGAGATATTACGAAAAGAGCTATGATTCAAACTTATCTCCAGGAGCCATAGCAGGAGGTGGATCAACTTATATACTTATAGCCCAACAAGAAACTGCAAATGAGTATAGAATAAGTACGAGATTTAGCGTTAGAAAAAGAGCTGATCCTGTTGTCGTTACCTATGCTCCATCATCTGCCACAGCAAATAGAGTTGAAGGTGCGGTTGTAGAGGTATCGATAGTACAAAGTAAAGGCGAAACTGGCTTCACTGCAGGAAAAGGTCCAGGAACTACACTGGGCAATCAAATAAATTATCAATGGACAGCGGACGCGAGATTTTAATGGAGAATCATAATGGCCAACACTAAATCAAGCATAGCAAATATTGGAGAAATTCTCGGGACTCTTCCGGCGAAGTTCACGTTCCAGAATCCTCCATTAATTGCGGCTCCCAATACAGCCATTACTGACCTATCTGGAAATGCCAGACAATTGCCGGACCCTGCTCAGGCTTTAAGACCTAGTGGCGGTATCGAACGAGTTCTTACTAAACAGCTTCGATTGATTGTTAATGAAAAAGGTCCTAACGGTGAAGCCGTATGGGGAATCAATGGGGATGACAGAATTAGATTCGTCGGTAACTGGAGCGTAACTTCCAGCACTTCCGGTGCATTCATCCATTCTACAACTTCAGGAGATTTCTTCGAAGTAACTTGGTTTGGTACTGGCTTCAATATTCTCACTGCCTATGCAACTATTTCTGCTGCAACAACATATCAGCTAGACGGCGGCTCAGCCGTGGCTCTTTCTGGTCTGTCTGGAACATCAAGTTTCCTTGAAGCTAGAAACTATGCTGTGAATGGAGTTTATCCCACTACTAACTTGGCAACTGTTGGTAGACACACTATTCGTGTCAATTGTCTTGGTGTTCTTAAAATTTATGGAGTAGAACTCCTTGATGAATCAAGCCAAATCAAGATCCCAGCCGGTGAAGCATTTGCTAATGGTAAAAAATATACAAACTCGGCCTTGGCTTCTATCGATTACCTAAGTGGCTTTGATGGAAACCCAGTCTTGAACGGTCGCGGTGGACATGCGGTTATTTATAAACGTCTTAATGGCGTGACTGGCAAAGTTCTTCAGCAAACTGGCTCTCAAGGCAACTTTGGATCTGCGAGTCATTTAGACGAATCCGTACTTCACAGGCCAAACTTTCGAGAATTTGGTGCAAGTAGATCAGATGACTTTTCCACAATCGCCGGTTCATCCACAACAAGAGCTTATGTGCTTGACGACGGGTTAACCACTCTCATCGGTAGTGCGGTATTTGCTAATACTAACTTAGCCACAGAAGGTCTCAGCTTCAACGCTGCGGCGAGCTACTTCACACTTACTTTCGAAGGTACCGGGCTCGACATATTCGTAGCTCTACAGGCCGCTGGCACATTTACGACGAACGTATTAATTGATGGAACGAGCATTGGAAACTTCACTAATACTGATTTAGTCGCTGGGTCATTCAGATATTTGAAGATAGTATCTGGTCTTCCATATGGAACCCACACAGCAAAATTTGTCTCTACCGCTCAGACCCAAAACAATATTATTAATCACTTCGTGATCTATGGACCTAAAAAGCCAACGATTCCTGCTGATGCAATTGAATTGAAAAGCTATTATCTCACTTCTACTTTTGTAGCCAACACTGTAGGCTCACCGTCAACCACAAGCTTGGATACAATTTCCCAAGGCATAATGAGAAAACAGGGCCAACGAGAGATCGTTTACAACGGCACATGGTCTATCGGTTCTGTTGACGCAACCTTCCCTAATGGATATTCTATTTCATCTACGACCGTAGGAAACTATGTAGAGTACACATTTTGGGGAATCGGATTTGATCTTAGAATGTTCATGTCTACTGCTGGAACTGGTAACGTACAACTCCTACTTGATGGAGTCGCTACTAACTTTTCAGGATTCACTACGACTTTTGCTGGTCCCGCTGGTACAAGTTTTACAAATACCACGGGTCTTATCGATGGATCGGCTTCGGCTGGTTCTGGATTCGCGTCTACAACGGTCAATGGACTTACACTTGGTAAACACACTCTTAGGGCTACAATTTTGACAACGGGTATGAATATGGTTGCTTTTGATGTAATATCTCCTATTCATTTTCCAAATACTAAAATCGGCTCTTTAGCAATGAGTCCTGGAATCCAATTAGCCTCTGATTCAGGGGCCGTGGCGGATGTAGACTTAAGTAAAGCAAAGGCGTGGATTGTTTTTGATGGTACGAATGGCGTTATTTTCGCTTCAATGAATGTAAGCGCCATGCTAAGAACGACTACTGGTACTTATCGGGTTTACTTCCAAAAACCATTTAAGAATAAGGATTACGTTGCTGTAGGTGCGGCTCAAGCAGGTACTGATAAGTTGGTGCATTTTGGAACTCCATTCGCCGATTCTATTACGGTATTAAATATAGCTGGTGGACCAACTGAGGATAATACTCGTATATCCGCTGCATTTTTTGGTGAGCTTGAGGGTGAGGAATAATGAAACAACATAAGCTTAAAAGACCTGATGGGTCTATCTCAATTTTGAACTGTGACAATGATCCTTCTATGTTTATTCCAGAAGGTTGGGAATTACTCCCTGATCAAGATCTTCCTGCCGGTCACATCGACGCTATGGAGGCCGATGAAAATGGCTCTATTTCTTTATCATTGTCGAAACTACGAACCCTTAAAGTAAATGAGATTCGTGCAAGGCGCGATCAATGGCTTAAAAAGTCCGATGAGGCTTGGGTTGAATTGAAATCAAAAGGCCAATCTACTGCCGATATCGAAGAAGATAAGGATGAGCTTCGCGCACTTCCACAACTGGCATCTGACGAACTTGCTGATCTCGATACTAAAGAAGAAATTGAAGCGTATGATGCATTTGAGATGCTCGCTATGTCTAGGAGTTACGAATGAAACGCTGGCTAACAATTAACATGAACACTTCTGAAATCGCTCACAGTCATAACTCTGAAGACAAGCCTACATGGGTTGGAAACTTCTCTGAGTCATATTATAAAGTCGTAGAAGCTCCTTCAGATATCCTTGAGTCAGAGCTTTCTGTCGCCGTTGAAGATGGAGAGATTTCTTTTAGCACTAATAGCCCACTCAAAGCAATAAGGGTTCAATCGGAGCGCGATGCTAAGCTTGACCAAATCAGAGCATTAAGGGATCAGAAACTTTCAGAAGCTGACGTTATGGTCAATGAGCTAGTCCTTGAGATTCGCGCTGATAAAGTAGCTGTTAAAGATTACAGACAAGCATTGCTCGATTACACGAATATTTACAAGAAATTGGACGGACATGCCCGTGCTTCTATCGATAATGTCGATTTAGAAGATCTTGAGTGGCCCACAGAGCCATAATCCAAAATGATAAAAAAAGAATGTTCAAAACATTTTAGCGATATGAGTAAGCACAACAGGAATTTCGTATTTCCAGTTTGTACCCTTTCTCTTATTGCATTCCTGGCTTTTTTAGCCATCGTCTTAATGTAAGTATATATGCAGAGATCTTGTCCGATATGTATTTCTTACATGCTGTCTCATCCGGCCTTAAAGGGATGGACCAAATGTGTGACCTGCGGCTATTGCATGGACAAAGATGGAAAAAATAAACAGTACTCTAACGGATACGACAAAGGAGAACAAAATGAAAGAACAAAAGAATGCACCGAAGCTGACGATAAAAAACCGTCCAGGAATGGAAGATAGAATTACTACCGGCGCTAATACTAAGGTATCTTGATGATAACCATCAATGAGTTACTTAAGGGGAAAAAATTAGAGGATCAATCTACTGCAATTCAAACAAATTTGAAGGATCTTTTGATCAAAATTAATAAAGTTCGAACCAAGAGGGACCTACCAATGACAATCACGTCTGGACTCCGTACTGTGGATGACCATTTAAGAATCTACGAGGATCTTGCGAAACAAAGAAAGGTGCCATTTGATAAATCTAAAGTGCCCATGCAGTCAAAACATCTTTATGGTCAAGCTGTGGATATTTCCGATCCAGACGGCTCCTTATTCCAGTGGACTAAAGATAATGAAAAATTTTTAACTGAGGTGGGGCTTTGGATGGAAGAAAAGGACGATCAACCTCGTGTTCATTTTCAAATCGTTCCTCCTAAATCAGGAAAGCGTTGGTTTTATCCTTGAACGAATTTTATGTTTATGGACATTATAGGAATGATACCAATCAATTATTTTATGTTGGTAAGGGGAAAGATCGCCGGGCTTACGCGAAAAAAAACCGCAATAAGCACTGGACCCTTATAGCCGATAAATATGGCTATACCGTGTATTTTTTCTACAAGGATCTTTCCGAGAAGGAAGCTTATGATTTAGAGAAAGCTGTTATTGCAGATACCGCGCCAGAAGCCAATTATGCTCCTGGCGGACCTATTTGTGGTACTTGTATAAAGGGATTCCTCGGCAAAAAACACACTGAAGAGCATAAGCTTTATATGTCAAATCTTTACAAGGGTAGACAAATGCGTAAAATGGATGAATCTTATAAAAAACAACTAAAGGCTGCCGGTATGAAACGGGCTAAAAAAGTTTTGGATTCTAATTCACAAACAGTCTATGAAAGTATTCGTGAATGCTCTAGGGGGGTTGGCATAAGCAAAAGTGGTATAATTTCTATGATTAAGCGCGATTTTCGCTTTAAAGTTGTATGATACCGTCGCCTGAGTTTTGGTTGGCAGTATCGCCACTTATTTTTGCAATAATCGTTGGACTATTTCTGACCAATCACAATCTTAAAGTGGCACACAGAGAAAGAGAAGAAAGAATCGCTAGACGCAAGGCCAAGAAAAAGATCATTTTAGCAATTCCTCCGAAGAAGCTTCTGGATACCTAGGAACTCCGTCAGGTTTAATATACCTGATTCCAGTAAAAACAGCTAATTGAACTACAGTTTGTTGTGGTTGATCTTCTGCAAATGGAGGTTCTTGAATATAACAATCTCTTCTCCATTCAAGATCGATTTTGGTATTTTCTTCAAAAAGCGGATGTTCAAAATTCAGCACATATACACGAGCAAGGCCTATTGCGCCGACTTCAAACGTACTAATATATTTCGCACCCTCTGGCATAATTTTTAGTATCAAGTTAGTGACACGATAGTTCATCTCTTCATTGCTGGCATCTTTTCCTCTGATCGCCATCCATTGATAACTAATTCTATGTTCGAAATAGACTCTTCCCATAAAATCTCCAAAGTCTAATCACGTTTAGTTTTGTCATTTGCCTCTAATTTCAGTGATATATCTAAACTTACCTCAATGTTCCAGTCGGTATTGCAGTATTTTTTTGGACCCTCATATTCATTTTCACAATAAAAATATATTTTAGTTGGGGTACTTATTCTCGGATATGATAAATATTCTTTACCCATATCTTTTTTATGTAGTATGCCGCATCTTGGACAGTTAGATTCAAGAACTATACCTGGCAAATAAAACCGCTTTACGTCAACAATACCTTCACATTTACCATTAAGTTTTGTCATTATTCTTCTCTGTAACTTCAGGCGATTGAGCAATATCTTCGACCAGATCTGCTGGTAGGGGCCGCGTAATCGATTCGATCACAAAATTGGTCAGTTCTTCCAGTGCCTCTTTATTGGGTATTTTTGGGTATACAATTGGGCCATTACCCTCGTTCTTGATGTACGAAACAGTTCTGTTAGGATTTGGAGGAATGACCTGAACTGCAGTTGTGAAGGGCGGCGGCACATAAGCCGGTTGCTGGCCTGTATGACATTTCTCTGCCTGGATAAGCGTATCGTAAACCGTTAGGCATTCAGGGTTGGAACACTTGTATTTCATTAATCCACCACCACAATCTCACGCCATAGAATGTCTACATTCTCACCATCTGGGTTAGGCGCAAACTCACCCATCAACCACTTATCTGAAAAAATCCATTTCGTTTCATCTTGTTTGGGAAGGTTCCGTTTCCAGCGTTTCCCTATAAATGTTCCAGTTGGTAATGTTGTTGAATAGTTTAATAGCGCATCAAAATCCACCTTTGTCATTAAGGCTGTTTTCTCATCCACAATAATTTTGCTTTTGGCTGTGGCAGTCAAATATTCAATATCAAATTTGCCCATCATTTCTTCCCTAATCCATCCCATGGGTCGAGCTTGTCGAGCCGGTTTAGTCTCCAGTCTGGAATTTCCTTGTAGATCTTACTCTTGTCTACTTTACTATTTTTAATGCCCCACATCCACCACGGATTGGGGATGCCCGGAATCTTCAAGTAGACTCGCTTTTCGTTTAAGCGTGCAGCTGCCATGGCACTGCAAAGTGATTTGTGTTTTGTGAACGGCCTGCAACCCTTTCTTATCTCATTGTATAAGACGTAATAAAGTGCCATTTTAAAACCCATCATTCATATGTTCGTCTGTGGCTTCTTGGCAGTAAAAAGCATGGGTTGTTTTACATACCTGACACATCACGTCTTCACTTAACATCCATCCGACCTTGATGCCCGTGCTGCAAGCGTACCCACTATGAACCATTTTATTAAGCGGATGTTGACAGGTTTTTTTCAATTGCTTCTTTTTCTGTTTAAGTTTTTTAGTCAAGGTTTTTATTTCAATTGCAGCTAACAATATGTCGTTTTTCAAGTCCCTAACGGCTTTTCTGTTTGAATCGCTGGCCCTTGTAGGAAACTTGCTTTTAAGATATTCAACGGTGTTTTTGTACATCAATACCCTGTAATTATCGCTTTTGACTTCAGCTGACTTGATCAGATAGGGAACAGTGTATCCAAACATACTCACACCTTAATCAGACACTATGGAGGCCATAAGTATAGTCCATAGTGTAAATGTTAAAAACCATATAAAAAAGGTTAATCCGCCGCCAAATAGTAGCATAATGCCGCCTAGGGCGATCCGGCCCATTTCGGTTTCTGGATTAATCCAGTTCCAAAACCCGTAGCCAGCTAGAACCGGCAATGAAGCAATGCTTACAGCTATGAGCGTGACAATCACCGCGAACAATGATTTAATCAAAAACATAAATCCCCTATCGTTCATTTTTTTCATCTACTGTCTCCCGGTCGGTCACCCGGCCACTTTAATCGATCTGGACTTACCTGAATATGAATGCAACTTGTCATTAAGCACAAGAATAGTATAACAAAGATCGCGACACTAAACCAGTCAAAAATAGCATTTTCTGTGAATTTCATTCATCCTTTTTCTTATAGTCACTAAACCACTCAGACATCAAATACGTACATGCTGCCACCTTATGTTCGTGCTTCGGACCCCATGAGCCCATAATAGATTTTAAAGCCCGAATAGCTTTGCCTTTATCCACACCTTCTTTCGATGTGAACTGCTCTGCTCTAATTCCAGTGAAAAACCAATCATTGAACGCCTCATGCCAAATTGTTCCATTCGTCTTCCAAAACTCTTTCGGAATGTCTTCTTTCTTTGGAATATGTTGAGCGGTTGGAAAAGCAATATCGGCATCACTAACTTCAAATATTGGAATCATATTATCCCCTCAATCCTTCAAATAACGGATGGACATAATCATGAAGAAAATTCACTCCGGTCCAGGCTGATACCAGCATAACGAATGCAAGACTTAATGCCAGTATAACAATTGTAGCAACCAACAGATCAAACCCTTTGGAAAGCAATCTTTGGATTCTATCTTTCAGTGGTTCCTTTTTCATAATTTCTCCGCATGCACCCGTAAGCTAACGGCAATATCCTGCAATTCTTCCAAGCTCAGTTCGACAAGTTTTTTGTCTTTTATTTGCTCCACTAAAGCATCAATTCTCCAGCTGCACTTCGTTACTTCTCCTCGCACCATATCTGCAATCTTGTTATTAACAATATATCTGTAAGCATATTCTTTACTCATCTCCACACCCCATTATCCCAACGTTCGTTCCAGATTCTTACTCTTTCTTTAATATAGTCCCTGGTAATTATTTCAGATTCGTATTCTATTGAAGAAAGCAGGCAGGCAGACGAGTCATTATCAAGTTCGTATGGCTCATCCAAAAAAGATAGAAATTCACCAGGCATTACACCTTCTGCCATTGCCCACAAAACAACATAATACATGGCGACGAGTCGCTTACTGTATTCACCTGCCCTTAGTTCGTTGTTTGTGAGAAACTTATAAGTTTCAAGAGATCTATTTGTTAACCTTAATTGTGCGGCCAGCATATGTTGTGGAAGCTCCAGATGTTCTGTTAAGAAATCAATTAGGTCCCTGCCGCTATACCATCCTCTGTCCATATATTCCATAGCTTTGTCTTGAATAAGAAGCCTATTGGCCAGTTCCCGTTCTTTATCGGTAAGCGGTGTGGACTTTAGCGGTCGCGGGAATATATAAGATTTGAGATTAGCGACTTGACGTGTTGCGTCTTTCAGCCAAAATTTGAACCGGAACCATTTTGTTGATTTTATATTAAATACTTTGCCCATAGCATCAAAATCCTCCACGTCTTTTTCTTCTTCAGCGACCTTTTTATACCATTTTGGAGATGCCGAGAATTTAATCATACACTGGAACTTTCCATTCGTTACTATTTGCGATGGCCGACTTAAACTGTATACGTATTTCTACACAAGCCCATCGTTGCTCGGCAGTTTCCCTGGCCGTTCTTCGTTGAACTAGCCATCCAATTTCAGCAAATTTGAGAATTACAATATCATACTTGCCCATTGTCGCCCTTCATCATCAACCCTTTGACTCTTATTTTTAATTCTATATCTGTTTCGCCGCGAAGTCTAGTGATTGCTGTTAATGAGGCAAGCCTATCTAAATCCTTACCCCTTACTCGCATCTTTCTTAACGCCCACCAGAGTATAAGCCAATGTATTGGATTTGCCTTTATATAAGGCCAGGCCTCTTTTAAAACTTCCCATCTCAATCTGAGATTTAGTCTCATGAATAATAACCCCAACTTTTGTTGATGCAGATAACCGGACCTTCAATTATAATTTTTAGGTAATAGGTTCGCGGTATGTGCTTGATTTCGCTTGATAATCCAAAATATTTTTTGATACTGACAGTATCAGGCTCCAGCCTTTTCCTAAAGATCACTCTTTCGCCATCAAACCTATAATCACCATTTGATAGTTCGGTTCCATTTAAAAGTACCTTAATTGATTGATTACCCTTTGTGGAAAGTATTTTAGCTAAACCCTTTACTCTGGCGCGGCAACAAAATTTCCAAACGTGAATATATCTATGAGAAATCGTCCTTTGGCTTTCTATTTCAACTGAAGCACCAATCATTTGAAATTCCCATTCTTGTCAAACCATTTCGGGTGCTTTTTTAAGAGCTTTTTCTTACCCCTGGCGAACCGCTTATGAATCTCTTCATCTGACATATATTTGAACATGCGAGGTTCATTCAGTGGGTGAACCCAGATCTTGAATTCATATTTATGATCGCGAGAATTCCATTCAGCCCGGCCATGCTTTCTGGCAGTACTGCGATTAGTGTAGACTCCTTCGATGTAACTATGGAGATCTTCATCGCCCCAACGGTACATTTGCACGACATATAGCTTGAGCTTTTTGGGCATATTAAAACTCCCCTGTAAACCAATCGTCTACAGGAGTACTTCCACCTTCATTGACGGTAACAAATCCAGACCATTCAAATACCCTATCGTTAATGATTACTCGGTTATTGGAAATTTCTTCGGCATCATATTCTCTAACATCATAGTTTCCCTTCTTGGAATACTGAGATGCTACCGGATTGTTTCCAACACCGGCAAGCAAAAAGAAAGCGATGCGGCGATCGGCATCTTCCTTAGATTCAAAGGGGCCACGGTAATGATTTTCATAGGAACAATATGAGCATCCAGTTCGACATTCAATTAGAAATATTTTCATAACCACTCCATATATTCATTGTATGCTATTGCTGCCTCTTCCAGGGTACTGAACGGCCCATGTAGCTGTTCAACTTCATCGCAATGGTACCAGCCGGGTGGGTATTCTTCAGTTCCTTTGTCCAATAAAACTATTGGTGGAATATGATTCGGCTTATCCCATGGTTTACCGTCTGTATCATAATGTTTAGCACTCATGGTGACCACACTCCACAGATTTTGCAACTACTATCAGATCTGTCATAACTCCTGAAAGTTTCAAACTCATGATCACACATTTTTCGTAGTTTGTCCAATTTTCTCAGGTAAGCATTCACGGCTTTATCGTGTATGACTTTTGCCTTTTCTATTTCCAACTTAATATTAATCACTTTAGCCATTAGATTTCTCCCCGAAAAGGATCGGATGCCACTTATCTACGAACTTTACGAATTTTGATTTGTACTTGTACTCATTATAGTGTTTGGTTTTGGAAGTTATTTGAGATCCATATCCGCCCCAAGCCTTACCGGTTTGGATATATGATTGTTGTTTGTCTTTTTGAATCGAAATTATCTTCAATGGGTCATCCTGGTAAGAAGGTTCTATACCAATTCTAATCGAATCATCATCAATATGAAAGTCAAATCCATCCCAATGCTTGAAATAAAGTTCAATGGCTTCATCGGCAAATTTTTTGGTTGGCAGTTTCGGTCCATTATTGTCTAATAACTCTGGATCTGGGTTACCTAGACCAAAACCAGAAGCAATACGGTGTCTCATTTGATTCGCTCCGGCAAAAGCCAAAGACTGCAAAGTACGAGTGCTACGACAGATCCATTGATTACATCCATAAGGCCTGGCATCGTATGGGCATAATACCAGCCCTGAAAGAAGAGTCCAACAGTGGCTAAGATTTTTATAAACATATTAAACGTCATAAAAGCTTCAATTCTCCAGTAATTTTGTCAACTTCTTCATCTTCAGCCGGGCCAATACCAACGGCTGTAAGCGTTTCTACCCCGTGGAATTCTGTAAGACCGGCATCTTTTATTAGAACGCAAGGTAGTCCGGCAGTTTTGGCTTGATTATATATTTCTACCAGTTCAGCTTCAGAGTTAACTCCGACACAGATTTTTGTTTGACGGCCAATCCAGGCATCTCTCACTTCCTGAGAGGCTTGCAGGTAAGCGTATAGGCATGCATGACTACCCTGAGCAACACATTTGCCCTTTCTCATGTTTAAATCCTTGCGCAACACAATTACTTGTTTCATTCCACTACCTGTCGCACATAGCTATCACACCAGTTGATAGCCTTTTGTTGAGCATCTCTGCCATCCCGTTCACTAAACACTTTTTTTACAGATGGCATAGTTTTATGCATTACTATAAATTCTGAACTACATCCATACGGTTTGCGTTCTGTTTCAAGCTCCCGAACTTGAGCAACTTCATTTTCATAAACAATACCTAGATCATGTGTAGACATATTTCAATTCTCCCCATCATCACAAAAACACTGTTCGCAGTGAACACATTCTCCACAGTCTTCACAAAATTCGCATTCGAAACCTTCTTCTTCGCAATCTCTTTTGTTCATCGAAATCCATTTACCATCTTCACTCTTAACTTCAGTCTTGATGTTGGATTCCTTCATAGCATCCTTCACCTTATCTTCGATAGCAGCAGCCTGCCCAGTTCTTCTGGCTACTTCGGCTCGATGCCAAGCCTTAAACTCTTTAGTGCCAGCCATGCGCTCAAATGCCTTTTTGCGATTCTGATCCTTAGAACGACCCTCTTCGGATTTTCCTACGGCACCGCTAGCAGTATGGGTACACCTAGCACAGTTATCGGTCTTATTCTTCTTTTGACCGCCACTACCGGAACCTCTAAAATAGTCCCACCTGCAGTCTTTAGCCGTAACCGAGAATAGTAATTTCTTACTCATGAAATTCACACCTGTCTTTTTCAAAATGGAACACTATTGAGTCAATCTTGATTTCTTGTATTAGACCAAACCGTTCAGCATTTCTGAAATTGATAGAATATTTCCTGGCCATTGCGACTTGACGGTGTATGGTTTCTCGAAAAGTCTCTAGGCCGTGTGTACATTTATAATTATTACACTGAAAACATACAGGCATTAAATTCAACTCTTCATTGGTACCGCCAAATTCAACTGGAACGACATGGTCTATTTGGAGTCTATCCGGCTTAACCCCACAATAGCCACAGTTGCCGCCGTACTTAGCCTTGATTTTTTCTCTAAGACGCTTTGGAAGGCTAATTCTTTTACTCATAACTTGCTTTCAATAATTTCAAATCTAGATTAATCAAAGCGAAATCTACCGGCATGTTTGGTTTTAAATTAATTTTCAGCGTCTTCCCATCATATGAATGTTCGCCAACCTCACCTAATGATTCGTCAGAGTCCGGTCGTCTTAATTTGTTGTCATCGCCAAGAGTCAGTCCGTGATGAAACATAAAGTACGCTTTTACGAGGGATCTCGAATGCTCTTCTGGAGTTTGAATTATAAATCTATCCTCTAGAGCCTTTTTAAAGGATTCGGAAATTATTCGGGCTGCATCTTTTACATCCATTACATTGCCGTCCTTTGTAATTTGCGTGGCCAACCAAAAATAACAACCACTTGTTTAAGGTAAAAATAGAAGCTGAGGTAGTATCTTTTGTGCATATCACTGATCGTTTGCTCTGGCATTGCCATCATACCAATAGTTCTATAATCATTACCATTCAATTGGAATTCAACAAAATAACGTCTTCCGAATTTCATCAGTTTGGCTTTTTGTAGGGATCTGTTTGCATTTTGGCCGGACATTTTATTTTCGTCATCATACTATCCATGATGTGTTCTTTTTCTTTAGACGGAATGATCCAATGGCCTTTGATCATTCCGAGCATCACATATTCACCATGGTCGATATCGACAAGTTTTTCAATGTAAAGCCCGTTACTGAAGCACTGGCCGACTTCATACTTGAAAGATTTCTTTGATACAGAGTATCCTGTAAGTAGGCCAATCAAAAGAGCCAGTGTGGCTATAATAAATATCTTTATTTCTGCTTTCATCTATTAGGACCTTCTTTGAGTTTTCTTGTCTTAATCCACTCGGCATATTTGAGAAGCCATTTACCAAGTCTTTCAGCCTCTATAGCCTGTCGCTTGTAGGAAACGTCTCCATCAAACAAATATAGATCTTCAAGGATAACCACATCTCTTCTTACAAGCCCATCGCCAGACTCGGCAAACTGTTCAGAGTAAAAATCTTCATGAACTCTTGCTAAGGTGTATTTTCCGTATGTTTCAATACCAAAGCTATCTGGAATAGGTTTAGGTTTTCTTATTGTTTTTGACACTTTAACCCTTTCAGTTTGATTATAGATCCCGTTTCCCTTTATGGTGAATTTACTAAGATCGTCTCTAGTGTAGGTACCTTCATAGTTTGGGGATATCCATCTAACTTTCCAGTATCGTCCATCCACCCGAATGATCTTACCCACCAACATTAGAAATCCTTCCATTTATACTTACAATCCTGACACCAGATCTTGTAGTTCTGCCAGCCGAGCTTACCATCTTTGGTTTCCCAGTATTCACCAGTACGGTGCCAATGGATTAGACAGTGTAGCATCACCTTGATCCAATCAATCATAAAAACCTACTATGTGAACTCACCAATCTTGGACTTACTTTAATTTCGATAGTTTCTTTTTTGAATGTTAATTTGACTTGTTCAACAATTAAATCGGTTCTTAAAACCGAACCGTTTGGGTCAACGACAGAAACGGTTTTACCAATAGAATCCATTAATTGCTTGGTTTGCCCTTCTCCTAGTTTTTTTACATCGGCAGTGAAGTAATTGAACCAGTTAGCCTCAAATAGGCCAAAATGTTGACATTCATTCACAACAAGCATATATCTATTTTTTACTTCTTTACACTTTTTCTTACCCATAATGTAGCTTTTACATCCTCATTTATAAAAAGGCCTACCCATTCTTTTTTCGAAAATCCTCTTGGGTAGAAACTTAAACGATACCCGTCTTGCTTGGCAAAGTCAATGTCTTTCAGGAGCCCAACCTTTTGTTCACCCGGAAGCAGCAGGACCATTCCATTACCTAGCATAATTATACCTTCATAGCTTTTATAATATTTGAAATTGGATTTGCTTTCTGGTTGCGTGGGATCAAATTTAGGATTAAGGCTACCCTTAGGTACATCATCACGATAAAACACCAAGCCCATACACTCCATACCGGTTTCATAGTAAGTTTGTAGAATGCCGGTATATTTGTCATAGTTCTCGCTAAGGGTTTCAAATGTAATAATGGGTCGCGGCTGCCTGCTTTTAGGATAAAGATGTACAAGTTGATGCCAGTAAAGTTTTCCCTCATTGGCCTTGATCCATTCCTTGGCAGGCTTTTTCTTCATAAAAAGCTGTTGGTGATAGCCAGTAAAAACTTCTTCTTTCAGGGTATAATTGACAGCGTATTTATCTAGACGTTTCAAGCCTGCCTCTCATTACCAGTATGAATTTCCTCAAGAACTTTATCCCATGCCTTTTTTTCTTGTTTGTGTTTAAAATACAAAGTCTTATTCAGGAGCCCGGCAAGAAATTTTAAAACCGGATACGAAACGTAAACATCAAACCAAGTTGGAATTATGAAACAGTTGGGTTCTCCTAAGAACACGGCATGTCTCACGTATTGATTTTCATCATCAATGTTAGCCGTAAGTCGGGTAAGTCCATTGAATTGCCAAATCAGAGATTTGTTTGGGTTTAGATCGATGGCCCTTTTAAGTTTTTCAGCATATGGCGTAGCTAGCAATGACTCTAAAGATCCTGGAATTACTTCTTTCGGTTCTTTTAGGGACGGATCGGTGAAAGTTCTGAACTTCATAAACATGTCATCGGTTACATAAAAAAATCCACCGTTCACTTCCCACGAAGAATACAGCCAATGGCTCATGTCATTATAGCCTGGAGAAAAATAAAGTCTTGGTTTTAATCCTAATCTGATCATATTTTCTTCCTATCGCAATGTTTGCAGTATTCGTAAGTTTCCTTAAGGCCGTGATAGGTCACATCTTCGTGATTACAAGTTTGCAAATTATCTAATATGGGACCAAAAGTCACATTGTTAAATGTCCCTATTACCTTGCCCGTGGTTTTATCGACAACAGTCGCAGTAAACATATTGTTTTGTGGAATCTTATCCCAAACTTTATCTACATTAAAGGCCTCATAGTCAAAATGAAAACGCGCCCCTAGATGATCCCATTCGACCGTATATCTATCTTGAGTGTAATCTACTAGATGTATATTTACATTAACAATCCTACCGGTTTTACCAGTATCCTGGGCCTGAAATCTATCGCCGATAATGAACTTCATCATTTATCCCTTGTAAGAATCCGATCAAGCGCATCAAGCAGATTACCTTCACCTTCATCTCTGAAGTCTACTGCGATATCTGGACCTGCACCACGCAAAGTTAATCGAAAGATCTTCATATCGCGAGTATCAAGGGCGAAATTAATGTATTTGCCTCTGAGGCGTCCGGGTTTACCAATTCCATGACTACCCCAAGATTCAAGGCTCCAAGTAACATGTTTGTTCTTCTTGATCCATTTAGTCAATTGGGTAAGACTAATTTCTTTTAGGGTCTTTGGTTTACTCATTTCCCACCTCTAATTTATGGTCGTTAAGGTCATATGTAGGAAGCTCGCCTTCACCACACTTAGGACATTGAAAATTATCCCAACATCCTGTCCAGGATACATTACAGACGTAACAAGCCATATGCCTAGAGTATACTGGATCAACTGCGGAAAAGTTACCTAAATATTCTGGTTCATTCATTCGAATACCTCCAATTTAGTATTACTAGATAAAAAGAGTGGATGTTTTGGCATACCGTCTTTATTTTTACCAAGGCAAAAAACTTTATAGTCTCTAGGGAAAATTCTTGAGTGGAGCCTTGCCATCTTATGAGAGCCCCATGCCGCAACAATTAAGCCGTAACGGTGTTTGTCGAATTGCTCGACCCAGTGTTTTTGATTCTCTTCACCAACTGGAAAGTCTATGATTAACAGGTCTTTAGGTTTCGTTGCTCGATAAGCGTATAGATTTATTACTGTCAAAGAAGTACATAGCTCTCGCTCAGCAAATCCAATACAGCGACGAATTGTTGGGTCATTTTCGGTTGCATCGGCAGTACTGGGGTTGAGCATAATAAAAAGGCAAGGCTTAATGTGGCGAACAAGCTGCGGAAGGTTGCGAGTTAGAACGTAACGGTATTTTCCACACTTGCTGATTATGGCACTCATCAGCCCTTCCTTAATTCCATACCCATATTACTTATAGGCATAGGTTTTTCTTCAGGTTCAAAGTTTTCACCAACTGGATAATTATCTTCATGATAGTTCGGTTCGACCTCAACGGTTTCTTTAAAGTCTCGGCTATTCTTCAATCGTGTAAGGATTACATTAAGTTCTTGTTTCAAGATAATGTGGCCCTGTATTACTTCTTTCATTTCATCGATCGACAAACCTTTTGATTGTACTGCCAAGTCTTTTGCCATCGCCCTGTTTTTGAGCTTAGCCATATAATAGGCCATACGTGCGGCAGCGATTGGATACTTTACTTCAACTACTGAAGCGAAGCGTCCGGGGCGTCGTAGGCGCAAAGGAACTTTATCTATGTAGTTCGTGGTTGCCATATAGATAACGTTTTCTTTTTGAATTTCACCATCCAACAAAGAAAGGAGGGTCGCTTCATATCGTGCGGCCATACGGTCAAATTCTTCGAATACTACCATCGTTAAAACATTTGGAGAAATATCGTCGATCACCTTGTATGCGACTCCCAAAAGGCGCGGATCATCAACATAAATCACTATGCCGCCTAAGGCTACTACATCTCTCATGACGCGCTGTACGATTATGGTTTTTCCAGTACCCGGACTTCCATGCAGAAGGGCACTGCGTTTGTATAAGTATCCGTATTTTTTAAATAATTCTCTAATTTCATTTTGTAAAAACAATTGTAGTTCTTGAGTGACCTGTTCATACTCAGGCGAAGGAAGGTCTAAGATCTCATCTGACAAAGCTTTGGCTTCTTCAAACCAAAAAACAACACGATTAATGTCAATATGTGGAGTATATATTCCAGGAGGTAGTCGTGTAAGAATTTCACCAAAATCTCTATTGGCAGTCAACTTGTTATTTTGACGACTAAAACTGTGGTAGGTTTTTGCTTCGCTCATTTTGCCTCCACCGTGTCGAGTTCTTTGATATCTGACTCCATAATCCTAAATGCGTCTCGATATTTAAACGTGGATAGGTCTGGATAAGGATTTGATCTATCTACAATTTCTGCGTCCAATTCACCGCGCTTCTTGAAGCCTTCAAGGAAGGCCCATTTTGCAATTAATTCTTCGCGTGTGTTTTGAATATCGGTCTTTTCATATCTATCATAAATATATTCTTCGACCAGTTGTTTTTTTGATTTCATTCTTTCTCCTTAGTTGGCTCCATATCAATATTTTCTTGTTGAAATATTGTAAGTTCTGGGAATTGTAAGGCGGTCAGCTTGCCAAGTCCATCTTTTTTGTAATTTATATAACAACATCCAGTATCGATATTTGCATAACAATCCTTAATTCTTGGATTATCACCATGCGGTGTGTGTCCAAATACGTTATAAACACCCGGAATTGCTTTGATATTAGGAACTCTGTTCCATATCATAGAATTCTTGAATGTAAAATCATTCCATCCATCTGCCATACTATCTTTGCGATGCCATACGGGGTGGGCTGATGAATGCGTCACCAATAAGTAACGATCTTTTGCATCTTTCACATCTGGATATTCCAAATAGTAGGGAAGTTCGTCCATCCAAAGCAGATCCGATTGAAGCTGTTCATTGTTTTTAATGGCTTCCAGATTATTAATAGAATCAATGCCGTAGCTTTCAAGCGTAACCTGTCCGCCATTACGAACAAAATCACCGATATTGTCATTATAGAGCAAGGCACTAACCATCATAAATTCGTGGTTGCCCATAACGCAATCATAGCCACGTTCCCTGACGAGTTTAACGATCTGCGCCGAACGTGGACCGCGATCGACAAGATCCCCGCCCAATGCGATCTTTTGATCTTTGGGCAATTTATCAATCAAAGCAACGAATGTATTATAACATCCGTGCGGGTCTGTAATGACGATGATACTATTAGGTAAATCGTTTGATGGTGAGGAATCCATGTCTTTTATCCTTATATTCACGTCTAATTGATGGATCTTTAGATTGTTTTTTGAATGCAAAACAAAAATGTTCATTTTGTCTAATATGTAAAGGGCGAATACTTTGGCCTATATATCTCTTTCCGTTAAAAACATTCAATGCACAGTAGATTATCCCTGTCATCTGTTTCTCTTCTCTTCCAAAAGCTGCTTGGCTTTGATAACGGCCTGTGCTGACAGTGGGTGCCCATGGGGAAAGTCAACGGCAAATGGATATTCATCCATATTGATACCCAAGTCTTCACCCATTTTAACCCATTTGCGTTCCATCATGTCATAGTCGTAATCGCTGATAAGGGTATCGGCCATCTCATAATAGAGATACTTGTGGACCAAAAGATCAAGCATAAGACTGCGCATCTCTGGGCTCATCTTGGCTTCGATTTCATGATATTTTCTGTATGTTTCAGTCATTCTAATATCTTCCATTTTCCCCAAAGCCTCTTTTATTTTGGCAATGGTATCTTTGATTATAGAGTAATTGTCCATAACTTTCAACTGATCAATTGCAACTTCCAAAACTTCTGTTGCGATTTTATATTGTGATTGGAATATGTCGCGTTCTTTTTGTACGAAATTTTTAGTAGACCTCAGGTCTTCTGCAAATTTCTGTTCTTCATTAAGTTCCTTCTCGGAAGCTTCTAACATATTAATAATCCAAACAAAATCATCACATTCTGGTCGAGGATCTGTGATCAATGGATTGGTCTTTTTTATGTTTTCTAGCTTCAGTTTATTTTCTGGTGTCATTACTGATACCTGAGCGTTGCACTCTTGAATAATATGCCGGAGCAAACCACACCATAGATCGTATGGCCGTTTTTAGTACCCCTGAATCCTGTGTGATACCAATCGTCCTTACTACAAGAGAAAAACTGATATCCGGTCATTTCAACATTTGTAATTCCTTCATATTCCGCAACGCGCCTAGCTTCAGGTTCATTAGTGCAGGCGGCCATGGCCAAAAATAAAAGTACCAAAAGTTTTTTCATCATTCTTCTCCTAATTTTTTGATTCGTTTATCGGCGTTACTAGAAATAGAGAGACCAATTTCGGTAATCCTTGATCTGCGGATAATGTTTCCTTCTCGTTCAATAATTTGACCACCAATTGCGGGTGTCAACAACTTGGCAAGATCTCTTGTTAAAAGATTATCTGGGGTATCAATCTCATACTTTAACAGATTATCCTCTTTAATAATTTTTCCAATACCTAGGGGCTTCTTTTTGTCAAACTCATAATAACAATGAACCGTTTCGGGAAGTTCAATTTGAGTATTCGGCGGGAAAGAATCTCCAGCAGAATCCAGCTGACCATCTAAATTAAGAATTATACCCGTGAACTTCATTTCAAGCCTCCGGTTGCCGGGAACGTGGCCGCACTAAGATTATGTATTTTTTTCTGAAGTTGAAGTATTTTTTTAGTTCTCAGTATATCGGCCCGTTCAAGGGCTAATTCGTAAGTTTCATGCCAGTCTCTGCCTTTACCATGAAAATATTCTACGTATGAATTGTGAGATCCTGAGAGAGTTTTAACCATGCCATCCCCGCACTCTTCGACGATTACACTTCGGATACCTTGAGTTAATGCATATTTAGTGACAAATACTTTCATATGATCTCCTTCAATAACAGACCTTACCGCGAGTAATTACGATATCAAATACTATCTTGCCACGTTTTATTTTCAATGTCAACGAGGTACCTGGAGTTCCTATAATTTCAGGCTGGTTGATTGAAACAATGATATCACCGACCATCAGACCGGCCAAATCAGCAGGGTAACCCTCAAAGACATCTACAATGCCGTAATCATTTATGGCACGAATATAGCCTTCTCGTATGCCAATACCTCCATACCACTTGTCAGGGCACTCTTTGTCCACATTGTGCTTACGACGTTTCTTTTGTTTAGTAATAATCTCAGATTGGTGCAGTGGGGTCTCGATTAATGCAACTTCAACGATTTTGATTTTGGGGATGATATTAGCTACATCGACGCCCTTATACCTCGCTCCACCCTCACCGCCGTCTTTGTCGCCCTTACCCTTGCCATTTCCACCGGAACCCATGGCTACCGATATAAGGAAAATAGCATGCAATAATATACTGCTGACGAGACTTATTTTTTCATGTTTTGAGAGAGCCATTCCGTGCGCCTTTCGCTACATATGGCATTGTAAATATTATCAGGCTTCTTAATGAACTTCTTGAGGCAGGGAGAATCAGGGTAAAGCTGCTGACAACGTATTTTTGCCCTATCTAGGGTAGTTTGATCTACCTTATTCCAAGTGCTTGTAAGATTTACAACAATAACAACAAGGCAAACGCCCTGCGAGATCATTTCATTCTTTCCTGAATTTGAGATTCAAGGTCTTCTTGACTGTTTGGAACTCCTACGATCGGAATAACGTTTTGACCGTTAGTTTTTACAACGATGATGGTCGGAAGGGCATCTACCTGACGAGCCAAAGCATTATTGGTATCCACATCGACCGCAAAAAACTCAGCCTTGCCACTCAGTTTCTTTTCAGCTTCTTCGTACATAGGGGCAATCCTTTTACAGGCACCGCACCATTTGGCGTAGAACTTAACTACAACGACTTTTCCAGAATTGACAGCTGCAAACAACTTTTCACTGGCGTCTTGTGGACCTAATTCAGTAACCGCAAACGATGGACTGGACAATAACATAAGCATTAAAAGTAATTTTTTCATGTTTCATTTCCTTCTTTTTTTTCGAAACGTTCTTTTTTGCCACAATCACATCCAGCACAGTATGGGGCTGGGATGGCTTCATTTTTTATAACAGACAATTTAACGTCATGATCTTCTGGCATCGCCAGAAGGACTACTTCAACTTGATTGTTTTTGAATTTTTTCCGGAAAGAATCTCTCAAATCTCCCATAATTTTTTCATCTAAAAATTCTTCGCCTTTCACAGTTACGACCAGGGTGTCTCCAGGCTGAAGGCTAAGTTTTTGAACATCAACTTCATTTAGTGTAATTTCCATATTTACTACCCCCGTTTTCCATAATATACCTCTTCTGAATAAGGAACCCAATCTTTAGCTTCAAAAAATTTCTTGAAACTAGTCTGTCTTCTTTTAAGATCGGGCTCCAAAACAAACCAAAATTCTATTGAAGATAGGTTTTGATTTTCAGCCTTGGCTTGCACCGAAGAAATGCTACGCCGCCCATCTTTCATCAAATATATAAGTGCTTCAGGAAATGACATATTTTTCATAAGAGAGGTCCTCCATGCATACACGATGCAAAACAATAAAAAATTCCAAGAATAACGACAGATTGAACAATGCGCATAATAGCTTCGGGCCAGCCTATAGGCTCTTTCATTTATTCCTCTTCTTTTGGCATTTGACTTCCACTGTGCATTACACAAAATGTTTTGTTTGTTCCGTTTGCAACAAGACGACTATATGGCTTACCGGTCAACTCTTCTCCGCAGACGGAGCATGGCTCTATTTTTTGAACGTATTTATGAGTGGCAACACTCCACGTAATAATTTCTTCATCCGGCTTCATCATCCATTCTCGATGATTTTGATCGGCTTCGGTAAGCCTTTCTCGAATCCACTTATTGTGACTATTTTCCTGATATACTCTGGTTTTCATGGCCGACCATAGCCTTTTAAAATAAGATTTCCAGGACATTTTATGGCCGACAGAAATGTCTTTGGCGTACCAAGAGTATAGCTGATAAACGGATTGTTTTTCGCAATGTACGAGTCTTTTAATGATCGCTTGCACACGAAACAGATAATCCGGCGAAGCTTTATCTAATTTTTCAATTTCACGAGATGCACTATGGACTGTCATTTATTCCTCCTTTTTAAATTAAGAAGTGCCTTAAGTTTTTTCGTGGATTTTCCAATTCGAGCAAGACTTTCTCGAAGTCCAAAAACTTCTAACTGTAATTTTTTCTTATCATTAACACAATCAACACACCCTGCTTTTAATTTTTCACCAGCCTCACCCTTGCGATAAAGTTTCCTTTTCAACTCTTCAACTTCAGCCAGTGCGGCGTCCCGTTCCTTTTCTGTGCCGTAACGCTTCCTAGCTTCTTTAAACCCATATTGCTCGGTTTTATAAAAGCTCGCAATATCAATGAACTCTTCTGCACCCTGTGGATCATATGGGTCTACATTATCAACCACCTCAGGAGTTTCTCCGTCCGGCCAGCCGATCCAAACTTTTTTAGGTTCGCTCATTTGGAAACTCCAAACAACTGCGGCGCCCCTACACTAGAAACCAGTTTGTACTCCGGTAAAGGCATTTCATTGATTAACGCCCACTCCAACATCCACTCTTCAGTAATTTTTGCGACTTGATTTGATTGAGGTGTATCGCCCTCTAAAATTGCTAGAAACC